CTATATATGTTAATCATTATTTGTCTAATCTGGTGGGTTGTCAGGGGCTTGAACCCTGGACCCCAGCATTAAAAGTGCTGTGCTCTACCTACTGAGCTAACAACCCATTTCGTAGTTTTTCATGTTCTTCGGCATGACAATTACTACACAATAATTCACACTTATCTACCTCTTTCTCATAGTCTTCAAGACTGTGGAAGGTAGCAGCTATTCCAAACTCTTTGTTATCGTCTGGATGGTGGAAATGTAAAGCATCTAAACTTTTTGAATAACCACACCTTTGACATTTACCACCTTTATAATTTACGAGATGCTCTTTTATTCTTCTATGTTTAACATTCATCGCATATTGTTGTTGTTCACGATTACCTAATTCATATTGTGGTACACAATCAAAACAATATTTGCGAGTATGACCTTTTGGTATAGTTTCAAATTCTTGTTTACAAAGTATACAAGTTTTAATCATAGTTACACCTCTTAACATTATATATAAAGCTGGAGCGTGTTTTGCCTCTTCACCATCGCCGTAAACCGGCGAGCCGGAGTTGAACCGACGATTATTTAACTTTCTACCTCACTAACATAAATCATAAGGTGAGGTTTCTCCTCGCTTAATAAACTCAATGGATGGAGTAATGGGACTTGAACCCACAATGACAGGAGCCACAATCCTGCGTGTCTACCATTTCCACCATACTCCATATAACTGGCGCAGAGTCTGGGATTCGAACCCAGGGTACAGTCTCCCGTACGCCGGTTTTCAAGACCGGTGCCTTAAACCAACTCGACCAACTCTGCATAATAAATGGTCGGGAAACTTGGACTTACACCAAGATGTATGGTTATTCATCTATCCTCTCATAAGGGGTTGCGACATTCGTCGGCCTGGTCTTACAACAAGTAGCATTATTACCCACTCCTGCTCCCTCGCAGGTGCCGCTGATATTACGACATACTTCCCGTTCAACTGGCGTCCCCTCTAGGACTCGAACCTAGCACACTGGCCTTAGAAGGGCCATGCTCTATCCAGATGAGCTAAGAGGACAGGTTATTTATATAGTATTTGGTTAATTCACAAAATATAAAATGGCGACCACAGTAGGATTCGAACCTACGCGCCGGAAACCCGACCTAAAAGTTTAGCAAACTCTCCTCTTCGGCCTCTTGAGTATGTGGTCATGAAAGACTGCCCGATACGGACGAGCAGTCTGTATTCTTTTGTGATACTAACAGCGGGTATCTGGTTAACCCACAACCTCGACTATATCCGTCGTGGATACAATTTGTCCTCACCCAACAAATTTGTGTAAAATGGGAGGGAATTACGATTGCCCTGCGTGCTAACGATTAACTGTTTTATATACGAGAACTTAATTTAAACTCGGGTTGGGACTTATACAGCCCTAGTTATGCTGATGCCACGATACTATTCTGCTGTTTCTTTTACAGTGAACTTAGTTTTTTCTTTGCCTTCGTAGATGTCTTTTGTTTTAGTAAGTAAACCTTTAGTTGCTAATGAACTTAAAGTTGCTCTTACTGATGCTACTGACAATCCGTCTGTTTTAGTAACGACTTCTTCTGCGAATGCTCCTTCTGCAAAGTTTTCTTTTAAGATTTCTAAAATACTTTCTTGCTTTTCTGTTAATTTCATTTGGTTTCACCCTAAGACTTTTAAAGTCTTTCCTTTCTTTTTTTATTTACAAATCAATTATATCATTTCTTGGAGTAAAAATCAAGTCAAATTTTAATTTTTTTACTAAATTTTTACCCTTCTATAAAACAATGGACGCCTGAACAGAATTACGGTTTGCGCACTTGCTTCCGGCTTACTGCATCCCCATTGTCTTATAGAAAAGTAAAAATTACTTTTCACTTTGGATAAGGTTATATAAGTCCTCTGCTGTAGCAAGAGGTATATTCGTATTATTCACTGTGTCAACAACACAACCATCATAATACTTTTCTCCAAAATCTAATTCCCAAAGAAAATAAGATATTTGGTCATATGTATCGCCCACCAACTCTTTTAACAAATCAGTTAAGAAGTTTAATGTATCACTATGAATATATCCCCCTCCAAATTCAGGGTCTATCTTATGTAGTAGATTATTAAACTCTTCACTTTCTTCGTTTAGATGCTTCATAAAGTTTATAGTCTTAATAAATAAGTCTTTGTCCATTTCCATCATCTCTTTCTTTTTGAATTACAAATAAATTATATATTATTTTACTTCCACATTTCAAGTCTTTTAAATGCGATTTTGTAATTTTGACTCACCCCAAGTAGTTTGTGCTTCATATGCTTCTACTTCAGTATAGTAAAATTTATGTCCGTGTTTGCAAATTAAACATAATTTATTTTCTTCGTAGTCTAAAAAAGATTTTTCTAGTGTTGCTTCAAAGTCTGTAATTTCTGGTATAGCAACATACTTAGTCATTTTTGGTAATTCTACTATTTCTTCAATAGGAGTAATAACAGGAGGTTCATACTCTATCTCCTTTCTTACTCTATTAAGGTTTCTTCCAAATATATATCCTGTAATAAAATCCCACATACTTACTATCTCCTTTCTTTTATAGTCTGTTCTTTTTTCTTTTGTAAATCAATTATATCATATCATATACCTGATTACAAGTCTAAATACTAAAGAAATGGTAAAAAATATTTTTTCTTTATTTTTTATTATATATATAAAGATTAAAAATAAATAATATAAAGTGGAAGTAATTGTCAAGTATTAATTTACTTTATTTTTACTTAATTATATTTTATATACTACTATAGTATTTTGTCAAGTCCCAAATTATAATTTTTTATACTTTACAGAAGGAGCTATATAATTATATAATTAGTATGTAAATTATTTTTAGACCAAAAAATAAAAATTATACTTTACAAATGGAAGTAGATTATGATACATTTAATTTGTAATTAAAAAAGGAGAGATTATAATGATAGAGAAAATAAAGAAGATACTTGGCATCAAAAGAACTTGTCCTAATAAAAGATGTAATTACAATACAGGTAAAGGAAAATGTACCTTAGACAAGTGTCATTATAAGAATAGATAAAAATTTTAAGTATTAATTTTCTAAAATAACTTGAAATTTGGAAAAATTTATAGTATAATTGATTTATCAAATTTGAAAAGAAATTTTCAAATGAGAAACTTGGCAAGTGACCAAGTTGGGGAATGTGCTGGCGCTTAGGAGTTGGAGACCATACCCTACTATATGAAGTTTTAGTGCTGATATTTTATTAGTTGAATGGAATACCGCCGGGAGACGAAATACTACTAGATGGCTAAAATGTAAGTGATGGGTAGTTAATGCAGACTTATAAGATGTGTTAATAAAATCTTTGACGCCCCTAAATTAAGACACTTCCAGAAACCCGGGATGGGTTGGGTTAGTAGGTGGGAGACTCGAAGCACTGCGGTTGGAATCATGACCGACGGAGGTGTAGGGTAATGGACCTGTTATGGTTTAAATCCATTACCCTGTCAATTCAATGAATAAGGAGGATGCTCATGGATAATAAAACTTTCTTACGCAAAATTAACGAAGTCAGTGACTACAGACATAATAAAAGTTTGAAAGCAAAACTAATTGTATTCTTCGGAATGCGTGCTATCAACAAAATGATACACAAAGCTGCGAAGGTACAAGCAGATGCAATGTATAAACAAACTTGTAAATTCTACAACGACATCGTTGAAAGTAATTTAAAATAAAAAAATTAAAAAAAGACTTGATTTATCGTAGCATTTTATAATATAATTATTTTAGAAAAACACAAAAAATAAAAAAAATTAAAAAGGAAAGGGCGTGTTTTTATGAATAAAAAGTATTATGCCAACATAGATTTATACTTTGATGAAATGAAATATTCCATTACAGGAGAAGTTGGAACTAAGAAACAAGAAGTTCTAGAATTAGTAAAGGATTTTGCTAAGGCTAGAAAAATGGAATGTAATTGTAAAGAAAAGAAATTATTTAAGGAAGGCACTGAAGTAGGAAGTTTCATTATAGATGCCAAAATTATATAGGAGGTAAATATGGATACATTGAGCGACAAAGCAAAAATTGTATACGCCGTATTTAAGGCACTAGACGCTGAAGGCGAAAAGAATGCCATTACTTCTTATACAATTTTAGATTATATAGAAGAAAACGAAGACTTACAAGAAAGTGAATTGCTTAAAGACATCGGAGAAGCTGAATTTGTTGAAATAATAATGGATATGAACATTAAAAGTATTAACACTTTAGTGGCTTCAATGTGTCGTAAAGACTTAATAGGTAAAACTGAACCGGTTTCTATGAAAGTAGATGGTGAAAGAAGATACCTACGCAAATATTTTTTAAAATAATTTTTCACAAAAGACTTGAAAAAAGGTTTTAAAAAATGATATAATTATTTCAGTAAAAAAAATTAAGACGATTTCATTGAGGAAATGCTTTGAGACCGTTATACAGATGACAAAGATACCCGAGTCCATTAAAGAAAGTAAAGCGTCTTAGGATGGATAGGCGACAACAAAACATCGTAGTTTGGTAGAGAGATACGAATGAATGAGGACTAATCACCCTTGTGTATTCAAGTCAGCCGACCATTAATTATATAATATTAACGAAGCGAGTATAATGTATTACACGGAATTTATTCCAAACAATCATTGTATGAACCCTGCGAAGTTAGTAGGGCACACCTCTGATAAAATATAAGTTTATAGAATTAAGAATGGCTAAACCAGAGAAAGAAACTCTGTATAAGAAATATTCAAGTGTTCAAAGAGTTAATTCCTAAGTATCGGCCTGACGGTATCTAGTGGTTAATTATCGGTTACGAGGGTGTCGCTCCGAGTTGTGGGAGATAACAGTAGGTTCAACGAACTTGCCGGCAAACTTTAATCGAGTGGTAGTTTAATAAGGAAAAACATTAAGATGGGGGTTCAAGTCCCTCCCACTTTGAATGCCTTCACTCTTCTTGGGAGAGGGAGGTCACTCTCCTTCTCCCTTTTATTATTATGGCAGCATAGCTCAATTGGCTAGAGCATCGGATTCATACCCCGAAGGTTGTTGGTTCGATTCCAACTGCTGCTACCAATTTTATGGGGATGTATTCTGGTTTCGACAGGAGCATCAAAGTATTATGAAACAAGTGGCGGGAGCCTTATCCAAACAAACAAATAAATGGAAACATTTTTTCAAGAGTTGCTAATAAAGTTAAATCTTTATTCTCTTTTAATAGCGTAGTATACGCCTAAGCAACACTTCTATGCGAGTAGCAGTAAGCTGTCAGCAAAAACATAGAAGGTTCTACTCTTCAAGGACAGACAATAGAATACATTTCTTTGCTGATGTATCTATTGAACTACTTCAAGCAAAGCTTAACCCCAAGATTGTATAGGTAGTAGGGGATTAAGATAGAACGACCTAGACTAAACTTGTAAGAAAGTAATAATATGGAGAAGTTTTTGGACACGAGTTCGACTCTCGTCATCTCCACCATTATGTCGTCCGTAGCTTAATAGTAGAGCACCTGACGCTTAATCAGGGGACCTGGTGCAAATCCAGCGGATGGCCTTCAAAAAAACGGAAGTAAAGGTATAAGTGAATAACGCTATCTTATCTAAACCGAAAGCTTTTTGCTTGAATATATCAGGCTAGGGCAAAGATAAATCAGGGCCTTTACTTCCCCCATTTTTAGAATTAAGTAGGTGATAATATGAAACAGACTAATAAATATTTCGTTTTTAGCGATGTACACGGTGAACTTGACGCCTTAAGGGAGGCGTTACTAGCAGCTGGTTATGATAAAAATAACCCTAGACATTTCTTAGTGTCTTGTGGAGATGCTTTCGACCGCGGACCAAAAAGTGTAGATATATATAGACTTTTAAAAGAACGCCCTAAGAATACCATAGCAATTAAGGGGAACCATGATTGTTTCTTCCAAGAATATCTTGAGAAAGGAATGGATGGGGAGTTCGTATTATTTAATATATTACATAACGGTTTAGGAGCAACCATCCAAAGCTTCACCGGGATAACTGAAAATCTATTCAACCCAGAGTTGGTAGATAAAGCACGCAAGAATATTCCGGGGCATGTATTGGAATGGTTTAAAAATATGCCTTTATACTTTGAAACAAAGAACTTTATCTTTTGTCATGCCGGCATCAATCCTAATTTAGAAAACTGGAAAGATACCGATGAACATTATATGTTATGGGACATAGAAGACAGTTTCCAACAAATCCATAATGTTCATAACAAAGGAGTAGTTATAGGGCATCATCATGCTTTTCGTGTAAGAAATCAAATGAAAGAGCATGGGTATAAGCCACAAGAATTAGGTAATTTTCTATATTTCTTAGAACCAACAGAACCAAGGGGTATTGTAAGTTATGGTAACACTGACGAACACGCACCTGTGGTAAATGGAAATAAGATTGCTATAGATGGTTGCACTAATTACACAAAGAAAGTAAATGTGCTAGTAATAGAAGACTATCCAAAAGATGACGAAGAAGAAACAATAACTGCGACTAAGCCTAATGACCCAACACCAGAAAGCATTTGGTTTAATGATGCTGAAGGAATGAGGGTATACAGCTATGCGACTGCAGGAACAACAGATACATTCACTATTCGCTATCGTGGATAGGAAAGGAGAACCAATGAGAAAACAGATTTTTACTAATGCTGAAAAGCGTATAGCAGTGGTAGTATTAACTAACGAAGCTAACGGTATATGCGTAAGAGGTAAAGCAATTTGTCACGAAACTGATACTTGGAATGAAGAACTAGGTATTAGTATAGCAAATACTAGAGCTTGGGATAAATATTACCAAAAGCTAAGCAAAGCAGCTGAAGACGACTTAAAGTTTGCTAACATTATTGTTGCCAAGTGGACAGATGAAGTTAATAGATTAACTTATATAAAAGACTTGGCTGATAGGAAGCAAGCAGAAATTAAAACTGAGTATGAAAAAATTATGAAGGAGATTTAATCCTTCTTTCATAGGGGTATAGTTCAAAGGTAGAATGACGGTCTCCAAAACCGTGGATGTGGGTTCAATTCCTACTGCCCCTGCCATTTTTTATAATTGACAGAAACATTTTTATATGATATAATATTATTGTGAAATGATAAAGGAGGAAAAATATGGAACCAAGAAACAAGTATCACAAGAAACCAAAGAAACCGTTCTTCAATAAACCAAAAGAAGAAGTGGTAGAAAACAAAATAGTATATAGAACCAAGGACGATGGTCCGAAGAAATATGCCGATTGGCAATTAAAACTTAGAGCTATAGCTGACACTATGGATTTAGATGTAGAAGATAGAGCTAAGGCAGTAGAAATGCGTTATCAAGAACTTTTACACAGACAGGGTTAAACTAGGAAAGTCCGCTTCCAGTGCCGGCAGCAATGCTGCTTAAGGGTAGGCCAATCGTAAGATTGTTAGTTAGACGGATAATTTCTTCTGGCTATTGAGCCGATGTGTCGTATCCCGGAACAGGCGGCCCGGGAACCCTGACCTATAAGTTTCATTTTTTCTCGCATGGGGCGGGTTTAAATCCTGCCCATTGATGTCTCCATAGCTCAATTGGATAGAGCGTTTGGCTACGGACCAAAAGGTTTGGGGTTCGAATCCCTATGGGGACGCCATTTTAGAGGTGATAATATGGAAGGATATAGTAAAGAGGTAATTTTTCACTTGCCAGGCATTTTTGAACTTGGTGTTATATGGCAACCTTTTATGGAAATGCTTGAGGCAGACGGTAGTGTATTAAAAGACAATGTAAAATTTGGTTCCATTTATGGTGCTCCAAATTGTATTTGGAACGGAGGGCGTAATAATGTTATGATACCTGCTCCAAATAAAGTGCAGTTAGAAAGTATCAGGGAATTTATGGAATACCATCAAATACCTGTTCGTTTAACATTCACCAACTGTCTTTTAGAAGAACAACATACATTAGACACCTATTGTAATTTGGTAGCAGACATTTTCTGTACTGGTCATAACGAAATTATTTGTAATAGCCCAGCATTAGAGAAACATTTGCGTGATAAGTATGGTGACAGGTATCGTTACATTTCTTCAACTACAAAGACAATAACTGACAAAGACAAGCAACTTGAAGAAATAAATAAAAATTACTACCTAACCGTTTTGGACCTTAGCCACAACAGAGATTTTGATTTTTTAAACAACATAGAGCATAAAGACAAATGTGAATTATTATGTAATTCTACCTGCTATGCAGACTGTCCAAACAAGGCAGAGCATTACAAGGAAACATCTCGTAATCAGCTAGAGTCTGGACTGGAAACTAGTTTTAGTTTTTGTGATGGGGGAGTTTGTTCTTATGCAAAGGCTCGAACTCAAAATCACTACATCTCTCCATTAGATATAGAAAATACTTACATTCCTATGGGTTTTTCTAATTTCAAATTGGAAGGCAGAAATGCCCATCCATTAGTTCTACTAGAAATTTTAGTTGATTATCTTATTAAAGATAGTCGTAAAGCCGCAGTTAGAGAGTATATGTATCCAAGGTTGTGGACTAATGAATAACCTAATCTTTTTAGACATAGATGGGGTATTAAATACAATCATTGTAGATACCGAACCCATTGAGGGAGGGAGACCTTCCCCTGATGAAGATGGCTTTTATTATTGTATTAACAGTCCTAACCATAAAAGAGTTTCAAATAGACAAGCGGTTATGTGGCTAAACCTGTTGTGTAAAACAACCGGTGCTAAAATAGTCATATCATCTACTTGGCGAACATCTTTAACCTTAGAAGAACTAAAAGAAACACTAACTAACAGTGGTTTATTGCCCGAAATAGAAATCATAGGATGTACTCCATCTTTAAGTTATATCCCTGATAGAACTAGAGGTATGGAGATTACAACTTACTTAAACAATAATTATGGGGACCAATGGCCAAACTTCGTTATCTTAGATGACGATAGCGACATGGATAACTTGAAAGACAAACTAATTAAATGCGACACATACACAGGTCTTGGTTTTCACGAATTTAGAGCTGCGTTTTCTAAACTAAAAGACTTGTAAAACGCTAAATAATTTGATAAAATATTATTGTAATAAATTAAAAAAGGAGTGATTCGTATGTCAAAAGTATATGTTTGTTCTGACTTGCATTTGGGACATGAAAACATTATTGGGTATTGCAATCGACCTTTCGTCAATGTGGAGTCAATGAACAAGGCTCTCATTGAAAACTGGAACTCCGTTGTTCACGATGATGATACTGTTATTTGTCTAGGGGATTTTGCCCTAGGGTCAAGAGAGGACATCATTAAATGGGGTCAACAATTAAAAGGTAAAAAAATATTAGTAATGGGTAATCATGACCACGGGTCTAAATCTACTTATACTGAAGGACAGTTTATCCAAGTTTATAAAGAGGAAGTCATTATTCACTTTGACGACCTAAACGAAACTATTCACTTCTCACACCACAGAGTGCCAGAAAAGGATACACATTATTTAAACATTTATGGTCACCAACATGACAAACCAACTAATGACGAAAACCATATTTGTGCTTGTGTAGAACTTTGGGACTACAAACCAGTATTACTTCAAGATTTAATCAAGTAATACTTCCTGGGCCTATAGCCAAGTAGTAAGGCAAGGGACTGCAACTCCCTGAGCGTAGGTGCAACTCCTACTGGGCCCTCCATTTTTTATAAAAAAATATTTCAAAAGACTTGAAATTAGGTCTAAATTATGATATAATTTTAAGTGTAAAATTAAAAAGTTCTTTGAAAATAAAATAACTTTGTTACTCGAACAAGGGTGGTCTCGCCCTAAGAGTGCCTTTTCACACGATGCCAAAAGCTACGTCAGGAGTTCGGAAGAACGAGGGAGAGGGGCTGTCGAGATAACAAGTGTAAGGTGCCATTGATTCCGAGGTCAAAGGAGATGTGCGAGTTGGCGTCGCAAACAATCCAAAGGCAAGACCTAGCGCGGTTGAAATAAGGAAGCAATGGGCAGCGTGCATAAATCCGTAGTAGTTAAGAAAAAGGAGGAACATTATATGTTGGAGGTAACCACTCCTCTCTACACACTATGCTGAAACTCCGGCCAGAGTGGATGCGTGTAGTAGCCTTATACTCTTTCATTATGTCATTGATATGTGCTGGAAGATACATATCCCGGGGGACCGGTACGCTAAAAACAGTGGATGCTGTAAGCGGGTACGTAGCAACGGTTGGAACACCGTCAATAAGTCGTTGAACTGATGCGAGTATGCGAAGGCATAATGAGTAAGAGGAAGGTCGATGGGCGACCGGGCACAAGACTTAGTATGACCGTGCCGGGAATACGAAAGTAAGTGAGTGCTGATGGTTGAAGCGTGTTAAATCGTGTATAACGGTGTGGCTCATGGGCATATAATAAAGCCATTATTACAAATGTGGAACATGAAACTGAACAAACCAGAGAGTTTTAACAGTTTTGGTACATATTACTCCAATCCATGCGACGCTTGTAAGGTACTGGTCCTTACTTTATGACTGAATACACGGTTATCTTGAAAAAGACTTGGAGGTATCCAATAGTCCTCCCGAAGTTATTTTATTTTCAAAGGACTTTTTGAAAGGTTTAAAAAGTTCTCAGAAGGTTCATTTTTATATTATAATATAATTGTAATTTAAAAAGAACATTTTTTATATTACACAAATAATATAGAAAGGAGAAACAAGTATGTCAGAAAAAATATTAAGAGATGCTTATGTAGTCATTGAAAGAAACGACATATTTGATGGGCAAGTATATTTTCACGACAAAGTGGATTTAGTAGCCGGTCTTATATGTGCTAAAGATGATATGCCTATAGGTCAAGTATCAAACATCTTAGAAGATGTGTATGCTGTTGAACCAATCATTAAACAACTTAGAGATACTGGGACAATACCTGCAACATCATATACTCCTTTATTTCTGAACCAATCAGACTTAGAATTATATAACATCAAGCAAGGTTATGTATGTGCTACACACAATAAATTGTTTGTAGTAAGTGTAGGAGTTATAGAACTACACGAAGATGACCGTTTAGTTCAAATTGATAGTCTTTATAGCGACTTATGCGATAGAGATTATGATGATGAGGACGACGACTATTATGTTCTAACTGAAAAAGGTTTAGCATATTTAGAAGATTTAAGAAAAGAAGAAGTATGCACAATGTGTACTGACGAAAGAGAGGAAAGTAAATCTATGGATAATTTATTTGGAAACTTAGGTTTCGGAAAAATTAGAAGCGACCGCTTCAAATTATCTATGAATGGTATCGCTGTTAGTCAAAACAACGGTAAATTTGTTGTATATAACAAAGACAATAACGAATTCGTAGATGTAACCAACATGCTATTTGACATTAAAGACGCATTATTCTTATTACCAGCAGTAGAGGTAAATGTAGGAGACACTGTTTTACACGAAGGTAAACCTTATTTCATCGTAGATACTACTAATGAAATTAAAGCAGTAGATTATGAAACTTGCACTCAAACTGTGTTAATACCAAAATCTACTATGTTCGGTATTAAATACTTCCAAAAAGTATTCTCTATGTTTGGAGATAACTTCGCATCAGCTGGAGACTTATTCAGCAACCCAATGATGTTAATGGCTTTAATGGAAGGCAAGAATAGCGACTTAACTCAAATGATGTTATTTAGTTCATTAAGCAATGGTGACTTAGGGTCTAACCCAATGGCATTAGCTATGATGTTAAAAGGAGATAAAGATAACGACAGTTTATCAACTATCGCTATGCTATCTATGTTTAACGGAGGAACTAATCCATTCGCACCAAAGAAAAAAGAAACTAAAAAAGTCAACGCAGATAAGTAGTCAAGGGTAAGGGAATATTATTCCCTGAATTGAGGGCAGTATTTCTCACTTACCTTTCCTTTTACTGCTTTCAATTCAAGGAACAATATTTTTTAAAGCATTTCTTGTGCTGTTGTTTCCTTGTGTTTCTATATATTTATTCACCCAGTCTATACACTGATATATAGCCCAGTTGTATCGCTATGGGAGTGATGACCCAGAACGGTATGGCGACTTCATCATTAACGACTGTATGTTAGATGACTGGCTAACGGTTATTCTTTACAGGGACCTGGGGAATTGAGGTACTGTTTAGTACCTCTTTTTTCTTTTTATTTTTTAAAGCATTTTAAGCTAGCGTAGAGCGATAATTTGGTTTTTTAATATAAATATATTAGAATAATTATTACGAAGCAAATAGAGGTATTTAAACCACCTTAAAACGCTTAATTATATTTTAAAATAAAATATAAAAATGAAAGAGGTGTTATATGGACTTATTACTAGCCATACAAAAGTATTGCGATAAGTTGATGGAATTGGGAGCGTACCCAAAAAATAAAAAACCTAGTCTAGGTAAGTTAGAAAAAATGGCTGACCTATGTATGACAGGGAAGATACGCAAACTATCTCGTTATATTCCAAAGGATATAAGCGAGGAAGATAAAAAGGTGTTGGAAGATATGATACACCAAATAGGAGAAATAGTTAAAAATGAAAAAACAAATGATTAGAACATTCTTAGGTATCGTCTTAGTATGTTCCTTAAGTTTGAACTATGTGTTGTTTGGAAAACTAGCGACTCATAATAATCTATATAAAGAAAGGGAAGCAATCTGTCTTGTAGATAAAGAAAATCTGCAAACGGAGTATGAAGCTTTGGCAGCAGAGTTGGTAATTCAAACCAACAAAGTAGCAGAACAGCAAAAAACTATTACATCATTAGAGAGCCAAATAAAAGACTTAAAAAAAAACTAAACTCGGGCTATAAGTTAACCAGCTTCTGGTCTGGAGATAATTGTAATACAGGTTCATGTACAGGTACCGGGCTTTGCGAGAAAGATTTTCAAATCAATAGTAAAGGTTGGTACGAGTACCAAGGACGAGTAGTGTTAGCAGGAGCTACGAATGCCTGTTTAAAATCCAAGTCAGGAGGTTGTGCTAAATACAACGAAAGGCTAGGATATATAAAATACTACAATTATTACGACAAAGTTAACATCACCATCAATGGCGAAACCTATCCGGGAATTATCCTAGATAGCTGCGGGGCATGTATGACTAATAAAATAATTGACCTGTTTGTTAGTGATGGAAAATATGAAGTCTATACCTATAATGTTTATGTAGAATAAAAGAGCGTTTTTAATGCTCTTTTTTATTTTAAAAAGTTGTCAAAAGACAGCAAAATTAGATATAATATTATTGTAATAAATAAAGAAAGGGGAGTTAATATGCCCAAAGAATTAGAATACTTAGATGTACGCTATGTCATTTTTCTTCCAACAAAAGACTTGGAAAAGTGGCAATGCGATGAATTTATTATAATTAAATCTTTCCCTTGCTTATTCGACCCTGAGTATAGCATTGCGGAAATTGAGTCGGTTGCTTTGTCAGCTGACGCATTAACTGCTGAGGATGTAATGGATGTTACAGGTGCCTTAGCTGTACACGAAGAATATACAAACGGTGTTTTACTTACACCCGACACATTAGAAGAAATTAGTGATATATATTGCTGGTCAAGCGCTGGTCAATGTTTTATTGGTGATATGCTTACTGAGATAGAAAAGCTAAGCGTATTATTAAAGCACTACTACGAAGAATACAAAGTAGTCATCAAACCAGAGGACATTAGTTATAACATAGAGAAAGAACAACCTATGATGTCATTGTCTGGCAACATAGATGTGCTATTTTCTAATGATGTAAATATGGTATCATATAAAGGGAACCGTGGAGAAACTCTATGGTGGCCTGTATTAATAGAGGATTGTGGCTTTTTCGTAGTAATATTAGACCCTGACTTAGACGGGGTGGAAGAGGATGAGGATGTTCCAATAAAGAAACCTGAACAAATGAGTTTAGCTCTTACTAATTGTAATCCTAATAGCAGCAATCCCTGGGACGATGATGATGCTTATGATGATGAGTATGATACTATGACAGCTTGGTACAAAGCGAGAGGATATATCTAATGGGATATAGTGTTTTTACTTTATTTTTTGATGAAGAACTATACCCCTATTTTCTAATGGAGCAAAAGCGCTTTACTCAGTTCACTGAAATTACAGCTCACTACAAAGTTACTGAACCTAAATTGGACGCTGACTTTCATTTTGTAATGTTGACAGTTATGGACTATCAAAAAACCAAAGAGGAAATCTGTAAATTTGTATTGGACAACTTCTCGTTTTTAGCCATGCACCAAGAAGACAGCCAATTTATCTTTATAGAAAAGGAAGCAGACTTTAGAGATGCTTTGTTAGATTTGTATAAAGATAAAACTAGGGGCGTATATTTCTTTTATGATATGTTAAGTGTGAAGGAAAGATACTGGACTTTGTTTAATACCGGGACTAGATTAAATAACAAAGAGGACCTGCAGCTATTGCACAGAGAAAGTATTACAAATAATACATACCAACTTAACTTAGACGAGCATACACGCTTTCTATTTCAAGAAGAAAGTGAAATAGACATAGTAAATCGCGACAATGGTGAAGTGTATTGTATAGATGCCATTTTAGGGCTAGACATGTACAAGTTTAAAATTGCTATTTTAGGTGAAAAAAAACTTGAAAGACGCCACTAAAATATATTATAATTATAATGTAAATAAAAAAAGAAAGAGAGTGATAAGATGGCAAAAGTTCCAGCCTTTATCAGTCATACAGTTTTAATACACGCGGGGTCATATAAAGACTTCACAGTTAAACTGACGACTAAGTATCCAAAACTTGCTATCAAGTTTGTGAAGAAAATTGCCATTCATTATTTCATCGTTCAGTTGGAAGACCATAATGACAAAGCTATTTCTAACAAAGAAATATATAATAATCTTCCAATTATGGCTTTGAGAGAGGAATTTAGTGGTTTTATATTCTTTAAAAGCACAAAAGCATATAACAATGTGTTAAAAAGAATGTGTAATGCTCCTGAAAATGAGATGGCGGCTTATGATTTAGTGCAACATATGTTAACACCATTTGAAAAAGGAGTTTTATTAAAACTTGATGAAGCAAAGAAAATAGAATATGATGAGATGCCAGTGTATGGTCAAACACCTATGCACACATCCATTTGTGGTAATGAACATATAAACAACATCCAAACCTTAAGTAAATTATTCTCAATACAAAAGGTTACCGTGGATGACAAAGAAATAGATTTAAGTGAAGTGGTTAAAAATCGTAGGAAAGAATGGATAGTGGGTATTCACTAATGACACCCAACCTAAGATTTAATAAGTATATAACTAAAAAACTACTATCGTCAAAATCTGCACAACCACTTACACCACATTCAGTTGTATGGAATGTTAAGAACCATCCAGAAAACACATACGGTACTTACTTAGATACCTTATTTAATACTTGGATGTTCATTATACAACCATACGATGTAGGACATCGTCTAGTAATCTTGCACAACAAAGGAGTGTATGGATTATATTTAATAGACGATTTAGAAAAATATGCCAAGGCTTTACCTGTAGGAATGTTAAATCAAGGAATAGATGAAGTATTGGCTAAGGCGTTTGGGGAATTAAAACAACACCCAAATACTGGAATATGGGAGATAGATGAAAATGAAGAGAAGATATACTTATATGACCACAAGAACTACTAGAGAACCATGTGTAGGGGATATATGGCTAGTCCATTTCCCTTATGCAACACCGGGCAACATGGAAAAAGTAAGACCGGCTATCATAGTAGATTTTGATGAAGAAGATAACATAGTGGTTCAGAAATTAACCACAAAAAGAAAAAGATGTAATAGAGAATTTAACCACCCAAAAATGAAAAAGAAAACTTACTTATCACCAGAAAAGACAATCATTAGTGATTATCATTTGGTTAGATACTTAAGCAGAAGATAATAGGAGAGTGAAAATATGAAAGAAGTAAAAGTATCAATAAATCACTTTAGCGAATACACTTACAATACACCATTATTACACCAGCTAGTATTAAGAATAATTACTACTAGACCTGGTACTATGGAACAAATTAAGAACTTAGGTTTAGATTTAATTAAGAATACTTATGAAGAAAGACACGCTACACAGGGATTAAGACCAGCAGCAGAAGTTTTATCTCATATAGATAAATTAAAAACTCAACCAATCGTATATAGCAAAACTCAAGAAATAGAATACAATGCAACTAACCATATGTATTATCAAATGGTTCTAGATTTAGAAGGTATGACTTTTAATCGCAACGGAGGTTTCTTAGCTAGCTTAAAGAATATATTAAGAGGAGCTAGTGCTATTAGAGGAGCATGGTTAGGACCAGGTATGCCTGACGATGTTGTTATTCAAATTGGAAATGTTAATTTGGACTTAAAAGGAGACCAGCTTATATTAGGTTCTAGTAATTTAACACTAGAGAAATTAATTCGTTTTTATAATGTAGAAAATAATATAGCAGTAAGAGTTGGTGTAAGAAACGATAAAGTGTATCACAGAGGTTCATTAGTAAAAATGAATTTAGAATGGTTTGATGATATAGTATCAGCATTAGATGGTCCTAGTGTTAATTTATTAGGGGCTTCTACAGTTGATAATGTTTTTCCTCCATTCTTAGCATCACAATTTGTAGCAGGCCGTCAAGGAGAGTTTTATTTTAGGCTAATGTATAAGAATAGGGTAAGAGTAGCTCGTATTGGTCGCTCAATTGTTGTATATGACGGCAATACTTGCTTTGAAGAGTCTGCACCTTACATTAAATACTGGCAAGAAAAAGTAAATGCTCGTTTAATTGTATTGTGTCAATTCGCCAACAATAAAGATTTATTCTTTACGGTATATAGTAATAACTTAATTTTAGAATTAAATAAGGTTATTTTACATTTTATAAGAAAGGATAAGATTTTATATTCTACAGGTCATCTTGGAATGAGTAATGGCGGAACTCGTATGGAAGGACAAATAAGTTGTTTAGTAAGTCATAAGGGTAAACAAAGAAAAATGGCATTCCCATTAAATGTTCACTCACCAGGCACTACATATTATCTAGATTTAATTATACCAGTTAATGAAGATAAGATACAACTTAGAGCTTTAGAGTGGGTTAGTCGTTTAATTGACGCACAAGTTGGTCAAGTTTATACCGATGATTATGTAGCTCACCTAAGAGAAGTTCTTCAACAGTATCCTGACTTTTTACAAAATAATATAACTCCTGAAGGAGACGATGATATATTATCAACTTGGTTTAAGTTTTGTACTAAAGCCACAGCTAACATGGATGCTCAGGTTGTACAATCATATGAGAGAATGAAGGCTAGACTAGAGGAAGAATATAAAGGCTTAGCTTCTTATGTAAATCACTTTGACTTTTCTAAGTGTATGGCAATTCCTCAAGTTGAAATGGATAAAAAAACTAAAAATAATTATTATAAAACTTTACACGTGGAGCCTCAAAATGTTATAATTAATTCAATAAATAATCAAAGAATTAATCCAATTCAAGAAACTAAGGCTATGGTGAGAGTTATGGCCACAGTTCAATGTCGTAAAGACAAAAACGAATTGGTTCTTATCGGAGAATACCCATTAAGAAAGTATTATGATGCTAAAACTAATCGTATTACTTTTAACTATGGGGACATGAAAGGAGAGGTAATCCGTGATAAAATTAAAGATAGGAGATAACTACTTAATCACTAGTAATCAAGACAGTCGTATGAAAAGCTACATTGTTTATATGATGGGGTGTTTTAAACAACACGGGCAAACAGTATTAGGGTTAGACCTTAATCACAACAAAAGCCCTAAAAGACCATTTAGAAACGATGCTTCTACTAGACTGCACGATTATATTACTTTCATTAAACAGGAAAGAATAACCGACATATGGATACTAACTGCTCTACCTGGCTATGATAAGACAATAGAGCAGTCATCATTTAAGTTAGAACTTAGATTATTCTTAGATGACTTAAGGATGGCAATTCCTACAATCAAATACAAGGTTATTAAGTTTAATGACAAAGATGATAGTAGAGAATATAAATTAAGCAATACTGTATATGATGCTCTAGCTTTTGATGACAAGAGTTTAATTAGTCATCTTGACAAGTTAGACGAATACAAACAGTTTGCTAATCGTTATAAGGCGATACCAGCCGAATTAAAAGTTATTAATGAAAGCATTAAAGCATTGTCTAAGGAAAGAAAAGTATGTAGTAGAAAAATTACCCTAAAAGACCTAGAGTATCTAAATATGATACAAACAGCAGAGCTTGAGGGAGATTGTATAATTTTAACTTTAAAGCCTATGGCTATTTATACATCAGAACCTATGGGGAAATTCATACCAGAGGATGACTTCCGTAACAACAAGTATTTATATGAAACAGCAAAACATATTTATTCAGGTGGTCATTTTGGAATGGTGGCTACTCGTATTAGAATTAGACCAGATTTCAAACCAGAGTTCATTGAAACTCTAGACAATAGTTTTGATGATATGTTTTCAGTAAATAACTGGAGTACTATAGGCTATCCACACTTTGGAAAGAATCACTTCTGTGGAGGGGAAATGAACGATGTTATAGCTCACACAGCCGAACATGGTTTAGAGTACTTCTTTATGTGTTTGAAACAGTATCTAACTACTGCAAACATAAGAGACTACGCAGGAAGAAAAGTATGGTGGTATCCAATTTATAATGATGCAGGGGAAATGGTATATTGTGCCGCCCTAGATATATTAAAAGATTTTGTGGCAAATCGCAGAGAAGACGAAAGTATTAGACGCATGTCTATTCCACAGTTCTTACAATGGAAAAGAGAGAATAACATCTCATTCCGTGATTTAAACACCAATTATACTTCATCAAATACTGGGTCGTATAATGGTAAAGACGATACTTTCTTAAAGGTATTGGAAGAAAAAGACCCAGCACTATACGAAGAAATAATGAAAGGAGCGAACAGCAATGGCTAAAACAGTTGCGTTTTTAGATAATAGATATGACTTATACATCAAGGCTGAAGCAAAAGCTAAGATGGAAATGTATTGTGATTTGTCAGATGGTGAGATTGGTTGGCTAGCTTTCGTAGAGAAAGTTGGCAATACTGGTTACCTAATTACTGACTGCGTTTTATTAAAGCAAGAGGTTAATGGAACTACAACCGAAATTGACCCAATGGCTTTAATAGAATTTTGGAATGAAACTCCAGTTGAGGAACAAGTTAAAATTAAATGTTGGGGACACTCTCATGTTAACATGAGTCCAACTCCATCAGGACAAGACGACTCTCAAATGGAATACTTTAAAGATGGTAACCCTTGGTTTATTCGTTTAATTACAAACAAGAAAAGAGAATACCACATTGACATCTTTGATTATGAGCACGGTATTAAAATACATATGGACCAAGCAGACTTACAAGTTTACAATCCTCGTATCAATGAGCTTAAGGCACAAATTGAGGCAGAGATTAAGGACAAAGTAAGCAAGAAGGCTTATACTCCAGCAAAGACTTCAACACCAGTAACTAGTCCTAGTAGAACCGTATATAGTAATAGAGGGAAAAACAAAAAAAACGACACAAAGCCCATGTTAGAAGACATAGAGGTTAGGTACGTGTCTGATTTTGATACAATCTTAAACGACCCAAACTACTGGCAAGACATATTAGGAGTAGCTTAATACGCACTCCTCCTAATGTGGGCTTTATAATTTGGCTAGCACTGCTGGCTGTAATACTACTTATTTTGTAGTATTATATCTGTCCCGTATCGCGAGACGGATATAATATTATAAAATACGGTCTTCTGTAATGGATAAAAACTATACAGAAGGTCAAAAAATATATTATAATATTATTGTAATTTAAAAGAAAAAGAAAAACTTTTAAATGACCAAAATATTTTTTAGAAAAAAATGAAAAAAATACTTTTCAAAAGGCACTAAAAAATATTATAATTTATTTGTAATTAAAAAAAATTACAAAAGAAAAAAGGAAAGGAGAATACGAAATGGATTTATCCAGACACATTGAAATATTTTCACCAGACAATGTTAAGCATCCAATTCATATTATAGGAGTGGGTGCTACAGGTTCATTCGTAGCTATGATGTTAGCAAGAATGGGTTGTCCGGTGTTAAATATATATGACTTTGATGATGTTGAAATTCACAACATCCCAAATCAGTACTATGACACTGAAGACTTGGGAAAACTAAAAGCAGAAGCTTTAGCGGAAAAGATAAAAGCAATTAATCCTAACATAGTCGTAAATGTTAATACTGGTGCTGTGTTACCAGTTCATGATGATGAGCACAAAGGTATTGACGAAATGGCAGGTTATGTATTTTTATTAGTTGACAGTATGAAAGTTCGTAAAGAACTTTGGATGGCAGCTAAAGAAAATAAAAACATTTTACATTGTTGGGAAAGCAGATTAGGTTCTGACCAAGCAAGAGTTTATTCACTTGATATGAGTGTCAAAGATTTTAGTAAATACGAAGTAGACTTCTATGATGACGACAATGCAGAAGTATCAGCATGTGGAACATCAATCACAGTTCTACCAGTAGTATTACAAACGGCTTCATTAATGATAGTTCAATTCATTGACTTAGTTATGGACCGTGTTGGAACTTATTATTTCAAAACCATATTTGACCATTATTATAATAAATACGAAGAAAGTTTTGAAGTAAGTGAAGTAATAGAAGAAGAAGTTCCGGTTGCTCAAGATGATTTATTCTAAAAATTTTGAGTAAAAACTTTCAAAAAAAAACTTCACAAATGGCAATAAATTATAATATAATTATATTGTCAATAAAAAATTATTGATTAAAAAAATTAAGAAAGAGAGGAAAATTTTCATATGGAAACAGTTTATTCATTAGTTATTACAAAAGTACCAGGAGGAGCTAACCCAGTTATCAGTCACGGAACTGAAACAGTTGCTGAATTATTCGCAGCAGCATTCAACGGAGAAAGCATCAACGGATACCAAATCACAGTTGGTGGAGTTGCTAGAGAAGCAACATATGTACCAAGACAAGGCGAAAACATCACAGTTGCTAAAATGATTAAAGGTAACTAATCCTTACAACTTACTCTTAAATATATAAAGGAGAAGTTAATTCTTCTCCTTCCCTTTAAGATAAGTTCAAATAACTATATGAACTTTTGGAGCGTACAATTTTTATAATAATACATTTTATACTGACTTCAGAAGGACATATAAAAAATCTTGGTAGATTGAGGAGGATTAGTTTGGGGACAAGATATATTTAATAAATTATCTTGTCGTCGCTCCATTCTTTTTATAGTTTAGGGAGATGTCAGTAAGACATCTCTTTTTTTGGGTATAAAGTGGTAAACCTTTTAAACAAAATTAACTAGCGTATTTTGCTCAAATGGTGTTTATAATATAATTATATTAAAAAATATTTTTCAGCGAAATACGCTATATTTTTTGGTGTTTATTTTGGACTTTTCACTTTTAATTTTTTTTAATTTTTCAAAAGAAATTTTCACAGACTATTTACAAAACTATAAAACTATGTTATACTATGAATGTAATTAAATCAAGGAGGACATATAACTATGGAAAAAGAAGCTCAATATACCGCTGACCATATGGATGCCGTAAGACAACTAGTCGCGGACGTAAGTTCTTTAATAGATGGTTCTGAAACATTACGAAATATGAATTTTGGATTGTTTCATCAACACGGACGTGTAGGTTTTGTAGACTTAGATGCTTTCGCTGAGAGCACCAAACTTAGACTAACACCGGACGGGGAAGAACAAACTTTAACAGAAATGAAAAATAGTATTGACAAAGACGAAAAATAATGATACAATTAATTCGTAATTCAATTAAGGAGGACATATGGCAAAAGTAGAATTAAAACAAATGTTAAACAAAGTAACCATTCAAGGGACTCTAATGGATAACACATTAGAAAATAAAGTAGACAAGAATGGTCGTAAATACTTATCAGGAGAATTAGAAGTTATGACAGATAACGACTATGTTATCCCTGTATCAGTGTTTGCATATGAATTAAAAAACACAGGAGAGAAAAACACTTTATACGAAAGATTAATTAAAGTAGTGGAATTACAATCAGCTAGAACTGTAGGTATTCAAAAAGCACCTAAAGTAGCTATTAGCAATGCTCGTATTGAAGATAATAGTTTTTACTCTGAAAGAGACAACAAAGTAGTTAGTAATTGGAGAATTGGTGCATCTTTTATTAAAGCTGCAGCAAGCGATGCTATAAACCAAAACAGTTTCGAAGTGCAAGGAGTTATTGCTTCAATTAAAGAGGTTGTTGATAGAGAAGGTAATAGCACAGACAGTTACGATTTAAAATTATTAAATGTAGGGTATGGTAATAAAGTAAATGAATTAACTTTAAGATTTGATGACCCTGAGGCTGTAAATTATATTAACACAAACTATGGACCTGGAGACCTAGTTACTTTATGTGGTCAAATCATTTATGAACAACACGAAAGAGTAGTAGAAAAAGAACTAGGATTCGGAGAACCTATTAAACAAACTTATACAAATACAGTTCGTTTATTAAAAATTACAGCAGGTACTCCAGCAGAAGACGGAGCAGAGAGCGGATATGCTTTAAAAGACTTACAAAGTTTAATTGTTGCTCAAAACAATGACATCACTGAGAAATATAAAGCAAGAGCTCAAATGACAGCAGCAGCAAATAAAACAGCAGGCGCTGACTTATTATTCTAGGAGGTATAAATAGTGGCATTAGATTTATTAAAAGTAGAAGAGCATAAGGTCAAAGCCGGGGTTCAAGGCAAAATGTTCTTTATGTATGGAGGTGCTAAAACTGGTAAGACTACTGTAGCTTGTCAGTTTAGCAAACCACTATTATTAGCATTTGAACCAGGGTACAATTTAATTGATGGGGTAAAAGCAGTACCAGTAACATCTTGGTTAGATATGAAAAACTACGCTAAACAATTAAAGAAACAAGAAGTGCGTGACATCTACGATACAGTAATCATCGACACAGCCCCATTAATGTGGGGATGTGCAGAAAAGTTTGTTAAGACACAAAAAGACATTGAAGACTTAACTGACTTGGCATTTGGTAAAGGATATAGAGCTGTACGTGATGAGTTCCAAGATGTAATTAATACATTAGGACAAATGGGTTATACTCTAATCTTTATTGCTCACGCAGAGAAAAAAGATTACATTGATACTATGGGTATCAATCATAGCGGAATTACACCAGCATTAGACAAGAGACCTAAAGAAATTATTTCTGGTTTGGTAGACGTATATATGTTCGTGGCTGAAGAAGCCGATGGTAATGGTGGAAATAAATCAGTAGCATATCTTCGTGGAGGAGTATATGGTAATACTGAAATTGAAGCCGGGTCTCGTTATGGAGAGGGATTACCTATTAAAATTAATTTTAGTTATGATGAATTAGTCAAAGCAGTTCAAAGTGCTGATGAAGCAATGTTATCTGCTGGAGTAAAAATCTCAACTGAAAACAAAACAATTTTAGAGGAAGCAAAAGTAGTAGAAGAAGCTACTAAGAAAAGAACTTTTACAGAAGTTTATAAAGATGTAACCTCAACTATCAATCAACTTAAAGAAAGAATTGTAGCAGGAGAAAGCGACTTAGCTGAATCTATGACTTCCATCATAGAACAATACTTAGGAGCAGGTAAGAAAATTACTGAAGCAACTCCAGCACAACAAGACTTAGTTGAAGCAGCGTTAGCTGAATTAAAAGAACTATAAGATGGCCGCTAAGGTTAAGTGTTTATATTGTAACGAAGAATTTAGTAGAGAGCGTACCGAATATACCAAAGTAGGTAGGCGGTATGCTCATACTACTTGTTATGAAGCAAATTACGAAAAAGAAAAGAAAGAGACCGAAGAATATCGTAAGGTGACAGATTTAATACAAACGCTGTATCACCCCCAAAAACCAGACTGGGGAACGATTGGTTCCCAAATCAAAAGATATAGAGATGAAGGTATGACTTATATGGGCATCTATTATACTTTACAATACCATTGTATTGTCAAAGGTAATGACATCAGAGATAAAGGTATCGGCATAGTACCATACATTTATCAAAAGGCAAAAGCTTATTATAAGAATGTCACCAACACTTATACCAAAACAGCAGAGATAGAGCAGAAAAAAGATTTGGGGGTTAGTCAAACAGAAGACATAGTCACCATAGTTCATAACAAACCTAAGAAACGATTGATAGATTTTAATTATGATTAGACGAAAGGGGGATTATAGTGTATAATTCTCGTAGTATAGAAAAAGTATTGACGGCGATATACTGTGATAATAATTTAATCATATCACCAGAGTATCCTTTGCGCTTAGAAGATTTCTATGAAAAGAAGTACCAGGCTATTTATACAGCCCTGTATAATTTATATACCTTAGGTAATAATAACATAGACATCAATGACATAGTAGCATATTTCAAAGAACAGCAAGGGATGTACGAAAAGTTCATACAAGATGGTGGTATGGATGTGTTGTATCAAGTATGTAATGATGAAACGCCTTTAAACTTTGAATACAATTACTCATCAGTAAAAAAGCACACTCTATTAAGAGATTTTGCTAAGATGGGTATAGATACCTCGGACATCTATGATAAAACTTTGAACGCCGAGGCATTTGAAAAACAGATGGCTCGTTTTAATGCGTTAAGTATAGAAGATATGTTTAAGCATTATGAGAGCAAAATAAATAATCTTCAAAACAAGTATCAAAACTTGTTAGAGAAAAGTTGTATTAACGCAGCAGAAGGTATTGAGGAGCTGTATCGTTCATTACAAACAATACCGGAAGTTGGTCTTCCATTAGAGGGAGAAATGTATAATACAGTTACCCGTGGAGCTAGACTGAAAAAACTATATATTGACTCTGGTGCTTCAGGTACTGGTAAATCGAGACGTATGGTTGGTAATGCTTGTAAGTTAGCCATCCCTTTACGGTATAATACCGAGACGGATGAATGGGAAAATACAGGTATGGAAAATAGAGTATTGTTTATTACAACTGAGTTGGAACATGCAGAAGTGCAAACATTAATACTAGCCTACATTTCAGGGGTAAATGAAGATAAGATTTTAAACAATAAGTATAGTGGGAATGAGCAAGAGAGAGTAGAGTTAGCTATACAGTATTTAATGCAACATGATAACATCCTACTGGAGTTCTTGCCAAATCCAACTATACCAATTATAAGAACAACCATTAAAAAGCACGTACTACAAAATGATGTAGAATATGTTTTTTACGATTACATACATATCACTGCCGGACTGATGGATGGTAGGGATAAACAAACTCGTGATGATGTCGTATTAATGTTGGTTTCTGATACATTAAAAAACTTGGCAAACGAATTAAACATTCACATCTCATCAGCTACTCAGCTGAATGGAGATTATGAAGAGAAAGAGGTTAAAAACCAAAACTTAATTCGTGGTTCTAAGGCGATAGCAGATAAAGCTGACATAGGGGCTATTACCCTGCCAATGAATCCAGCCGAGCAAGAGTTGGGAAAAGCATTAGCCTTAAAACTAGGAACATATGAACCTAACTTTATAACCGACATATATAAAAACCGTCGTGGTAAATGGACAGCAATCCGTATCTGGAGATATATAGATTTAGGTACTTGTAGAACATACGACTGTTTTGTAACAGACAGAAGCAACGACCCTATTGATTTCAATAGTGTTAAAGTGCAGATAAAGCAAGCAAGTAAAGTTGGAGGGTTTGTAGTGGCACCTAAGCAAACTAGCAATGAAGACCCTTACGAAAACTTTGGACAGGAAATTAGAGTAGAAGTATAATGTATGGTGATATTTTATTAACAAAACTAAACACATCAGATGTAATACGATTAATGGAACATTTAGGGGTGTCAGAGAGTGAGGTTAGATATGGCAATGATTGTCTTATCTTTCCTACCGTTTGTCACAACGAATTAATTAGTAACCCATCTCGTAAATTATATTATTACGAGAGTAGTAAAAAGTTTTATTGCTATACAAGTTGTAAGGCTATGAATATATATGAAATGATATTAAACACTTACAAGGCTCGCGGCGTCAAAGCTACATACGCGCAAGCTTACACCTTATTAGACTCAATAGTAAATGAGAGGATGAAGCATGGTTTTGCAGTAATACAAAACCCTGCCATTAAAAAGACAAAGAAAGTAACCGAAGATTGGACAGACCAATTAACTGTATATAATCCACACGTCTTGGAATGTTTTACACAACAACCCAAGTACCTGGCGCCTTGGTTAGAAGAAGGGATAGATTATGATGTTTTGGTCAACTTCGGTGTGAGATTTGATATGGTGCGCAATCGTATAGTATTTCCTGTCATTGACCATCTAGGTAGATTGGTCGGTATCAAGGTAAGAAACTTTAATCAAAAAGACATTGAAGAACATAGAAAGTATATGCCACTGTGGCATAATAAAGAATTATATAATTATCCAAAAATGATGGTAGCTTATGGTTATTATCAAAACCAAAAAGTAATTAAGAAGGCGAAAGAAGTTATAGTATATGAGGCTGAAAAGTCCGTATTAAAACACGGTTCGTATTTCACACAAAACAAATCAATTGCCATAGGAGGTAGTTCATTTAGTGACTACCACGCCCACATTTTAAAAGAAGCCGGAGTAGAAAAAATAGTCCTAGCTATGGATAATGACTGGGACGAAGATGGAAACCGTTTTTATGGTTTAGACAAGATGGTTAAGGAAGGTTTTAAAATACAGGACATGGGATTTGATGTGGATATTATGTATGATTGGGATGGAGACCAGTTGGGAAATAAAGATGCCCCAATAGATAGAGGGCGACAAGTGTATTCTAAATTATATAGAGAGCGTAAAAATATTTCCAACTTTACAAGAGAAAATAACAACGAGGAGGAAGCAGTCGGTGAAATACCAATTGAGAACGAAGAACTATAATGAAGAGAACTCCGAATTGGCTTTATATGATTTATTAAGCGACAGAGGAATAGAAGACCCGGTGAAATGGTTATATCCTCACGAGGCTTATGAACACAGTCCATTGTCTATGGACAATATGAAAAAAGCAGTAGATATATTACATACCACATTAGCAAATCCAGAGGCGAACATTCTGGTAGTGGTAGATAGTGATATGGATGGTTATACTAGTGGAGCTATTATTTTGAATATGCTTAATCAAATTAGTAAAGGGCACACGATAGATTATGTATTACATCCAGGCAAGGAACACGGAATAGAATTAAAAGACATCTCTGACGATGTAGATTTAATTATTGTACCTGATGCCGGCAGTTCTCAAAAAGAAGAGCATATAAAACTATTAGAGAATGGAACTAAGATTATTATTCTAGACCATCACGAAATTTCCAACGACTTTGATTATGGAAAACATAGCGATGACATAGCTATAGTTAGCAGTCAATTAAATTATCCTAACCCTGCGTTAAGCGGTGCTGGGGTGGCGTTAAAGTTTGTACAGGCTTACTTTAGTGTATATGGCATAAACTTCCCAATGAAACTGTATAGCTTAGCAGCTTGTGGTATCGTAGCAGATGTAATGGACATTTCTAGTTTAGAGAATAAACAAATCATTACGACAGGCATTCGTTATATTGCGGAGCATCCATTCTTAATGGCTCTAATAAAAAAGGCACATTATAATATGGAAAACCCAGAGCCTAGTATAAAGGATATAGGATGGGTAATAGGACCGAATATTAACTCAATTATTCGTCTAGGTACAATGGCACAAAAGCATGCAGTATTCACAGCACTGGTGTCGCCTATGACTTTAACCTTTAGCAGTAAAAAAGGAGCAGAAGACGAAGAGGTTCCTATGTATGAAGAAGCAGTGCGATTATGCGACAATGCTAAAAAGAGACAAACTACAGCTGTGACTCGTAGTGTAGGTATCATTAACAAAGAAATTGGGGATGACGACCATAACTCAATAGTATATGTAGACGAAGACCAAGACTTAACATTTGAGTTGTCGGGGTTAATAGCGAATAAACTACTAAGTCAAACAAACAAACCAGTAGTTCTATTAAGGCGTTACATAGATGGCAAGGGTATCGACCAATACAGAGGTAGTGTAAGAGGCAGGGCGGCTGAAGGGTTAACCAATCTCAAAGACGCCATCAAAGACATTACCGGAGTAGAGATGGCCGAAGGACACGCATTTGCTTTTGGTATAGGTATAGATAGTGATTTACTATCAGAGTTTAAAGTTCATTTAAACTCGGTGTTAGACCAAATAGATTTTAATGTTAATTTATATATGGTAGATATGATAAGTCGCTACAATTTAGTAAATAAAGAAATAGCAACTATTATGGCTCGTGACAATATATGGTCACATGGAGTAGAAAAACCATTAGGAGTTATAACAGACATTCCAACCGACCGTTTTGAATTAATGGGAGCGGAAGGGCAACATATTAAAATAAATTGCGACAAATATGATGTGGTAATGTTTAATGAACCAGAATTAGCTGAAGCTCTATCTAATGGTGAAAAATATAATCTAGATGTTGTAGGGGAATTTGACATAGACAAATCATACAACATAGGTAGATTACAATTTATAGTTAAAGATTATGATACAAAAGAGCATGTAGCCCAAAACATATGGGACATGGCATTTTAGGAGGACCAATGCAATCATTTAAAAACTGGCTAATAACAGTATTGTTAAAGAAAGACAAATTAGTTGCCGTACCTGAGAGTTGGCAAGTAGATTATATTAAAACAGCTGCGGATAAGATTAAGAACTCTAAGGCTATAGTTGAGTTAATTGACGAATACAATTCGCTATTAAAAGACTATTTTATGAAACATAGCGTAAAAGAATTACAAGAAACTTTAAAAGATAACAACATTAATTTCAAGACTACTTTATCTAAGGATGAACTAGCAGCATTAGCTTACGAAGAATTCAAAATGACTTATGAAAAAAATTAGTCTTTTTGAGTTCTTTTTTCTTTACAAAAATACCAAAAAAATGATATAATTATAATGAAAGAAAATTAGAAGGAGGAAAATATGTCAAAGGAAACAAAAAAGTTTTATAGACCTGGAACTCTCGCTGAGAAGGGAACTAAGATTTCGTTAAAGACTCAACCATATATTAATGGTGTAATCTTTGATACGCAAGACCCTATCTCTTCATTCCACAGTTACTTGGCTGCTCTTAAGATTATAGTTGACGAATATGAAATGCTACGTAGCATCCCAGGAATGAACAACGCTGTGCCTAGCAGTTTAGATTTACAAAACGGGATAACAGGCAAGACTAAATTGTTATTAGACTACTTGGCTCAGAGTCCTATAGAAGTTGTACTAAAAACTCAGGTAGTAGACAATGACATTTTAGTAGCGCTGGAGGTAGAAAATGGACGCACTAATTAATGCCTATTATGACCTTCAGGACCAAAACATATCTGTGGTAGATTTATACATATACCATTTACTAAGTAACGACGACCGCAGTATAGATTTATCTAACAAAGAATTAGAACAAATCATTGACAAAGTTCATCATTTACTGTATACTTATTATAATCTACGATTAGAAGACATCGTGGAAAGAGTATTAGAAGGAGAAGATGACGCATGGGATTTATACTAAACAAACTAGAGATAGAAGACTATATGGGTCGTCAAATGTTATATTCAAAAAACATTCGTGGTAAACTGGACTTTTATGTAGAAACTCATAATTTGGATGGGGGAAAGAATTTGCAAATCTTTTTGTATAGAAACCATCCTAGAACACAAGAGTTTCTAGAGCATGCAAAAGAAAAAGGATACATCACAGCCCAGCATCAATCATTTGAACTAGAAGAAAGCGTATTGCGTTTATACATTAACAGTGATACTTATATGATAAATGCTAATGGGGAAACAAAGATAGATGTAACCGAGCTTAATTTTAACACGAAAGAAATTACTATTGCAGACTTTGCAAAAGGGAAGGCTGCAGTTTTAATTAACATTTACTTTGAAAAGGAAACTGATAACGCTAAGGTTCAAAAAGAATTAAAAGAAAATAATACGGAGGATACAAATGAAAGCACAAATATTACAAGCAATTAATAATTTAGACACCTTCTTGGTGGATGCAGAGGCTATTTTAGGGCACCCGTACAGCACTGGATTAAATGTAGCAAAAATTATTGCAGACCTTAAAGACTATTCCAAAGAATTAAGAGGAATGGTAGAAGAATTACAAGAAGCAGTGCCTACTGCCGAAATAGCTGAAGAAACCGAAAAAGCAAGCGTAGAAGAATAAAACGCTTAAATAATATAAATATATTAGAAAATATTTTAACCAAGCGTAAAACGCTTAAAAATAGGCTTAAATCGCTTATTATATTTTTAAAAAATATTTTTTAAAGAAAGGACAAAATGAAATATTATATAACAGCAACTTTTGAAATGGACGGGCACTCGTCAGCCATGTCAATGATATGTGACAGCGCCACATCTCGTAAACAATACCTGTCTACTTTGTTGTATGACGAAGAAAACAAAACCTACTATAAGACTTCTCACACTGTTAAAGAAGACGATGGTAGTGAAACCTGGTATGGAGAATGGGAATGTGGAGAGTGGTCTATTAACATCTGTCCATTCAAGAACTACAAAGACATTTGTAATAAAGAAAGATTTGCCAGAACTGGCTAAATATGATATAATATTATAGGAGGACCTGATATGAGTTATACAAGTTTGCACAACCATACAGAGTATAGTAACTTAAGATTACTTGACTGTATTAACAAAGTAGAAGATTTAATTCAGTATGCTTATGACATTGGCTTAAGTGGTATGGCTATTACAGACCACGAAGCGTTGTCTGCTCATATCAAAGCATTACGATATTATAATCAAAAATGTAAAGACGATGACAAGTGGAAGGAATTTAAACTAATCTTAGGTAATGAGATTTATTTATGCCGAAATGGTTTAGATGCCGAGACATACCAAAAAGGAGAAAAATTCCCCCACTTTATTTTATTAGCAAAAGATAAAGAAGGACATGCTCAACTTAGAGAGTTGTCTAGTAGGGCATGGCAGCATTCATTCACAATGTTCTTGACCCGAGTACCAACCTACTATAAAGACATAGAAGAAATAGTTGGTCGCAATCCAGGACATTTGGTAGCAGCCAGTGCTTGTATAGGCGGATGGCTGGGCAATTGTTTCAGTAGTAAAGATGTAGATGGGGCTATCAATTTTATTACTTGGTGTAAAACCATATTTAAGGATGACTTCTATTTAGAAGTACAGCCCGCTAGATATGAAGAACAAATAGAATACAACAAGTGGTTGTTAGAAATTGGTAATAGAACAAATACAAAATGTATCGTAACTACCGACAGCCATTATATGAAAAAAGAAGATAGAGAAGTTCACGCAGCGTTTTTAAATAGTAAGGACGGAGACCGTGAAACAGCTGAGTTCTATCAGTATACTTATATGATGACTCCTGCTGAAATACAGGAGCTGATGGACGATTACATTAACACTACTACCCTAGAACAATTGTTTGCTAATACAAATGAAATTAACGCCAAAATTTCACAATACGATTTATCACAACCTCAGATTGTACCTCACTTAAGTGATGATAGGCGCTATCATCCTGAGTGGAAAGTAGTCTTTGGTCGCATCAAGGTACGACCTAAGTTTGAATACATTAATAAATATATGTCCTCAGCTTCGGAGGACGACAACTATCTAATCTATTTAGGTTTAATGAAGTTATCGTCTATGAAATTAAAATCCGACAAGAAGGAACAGTATCTAGAGCGATTGGAGCAGGAGCTGACAGAATGTTGGCTGGTATCAGAAAGACTAGGGCAACCCATTAGTTCTTATCTGCTGATGGTTCGTAACATTATTCAAATTATGTGGAATAAAGCAGAATCATTGGTTGGTATATCTCGTGGTTCTGCGGGGGTTATGTTAATTAACTATTTAATTGGTGTAACACAAATGAACCCACTAGAACAAGGTATTTATCTTCCACATTGGCGTTTCTTGGAAAGAAACAAGATAGAGCTACCCGACATTGATGTAGACTCAGAAGGTCGTAGAAGACCAGTGGTTCTACAGAAGATTAAGGAAGCAGCTCAAGCCGATGGTGGAGATAGCGTATGTGTATGTACATTTGGGACTTTGGGCACTCGTTCTGCAATACTTACTGCAGCAAGAGGTTTAGGAATAGATGTAGACATCGCTCAGTATCTAGCTACTATGATACCTCAAGAGAGAGGTTTCTTGTGGCCACTGAAAGATTGTTTAGAAGGGAATGCTGAAAAGGATAGAAAACCTATCCGTCAATTAATAGCCGAATTTAATAAGTATCCAGGATACTTGGATGTAGTAAAAGGTATTGAAGGGCTAGTATGTCAATTAGGTATTCATGCCTGTGGTAATGTAATTTTTAATGTACCAGTTTATACTTATAATGCAATGATGAAAGCTCCAAACGGAACTGAGGTTACTCAGTTTGATTTAGGAGATACAGAATATATGGGTGGATTAAAAATGGACTGTTTATCAGTTGAAGCATTAGATAAAATCCACACTACATTAGATTTATTGTTGGAAGATAATTTAATTGAATGGCAAGGTAATCTAAAAGCCACTTATGATAAATACTTACACCCCGATGTGTTGATAAGAGACAACCCAGAAATGTGGCATAAAGTATGGCGTAACGAGATTATAGATATATTCCAGATGGACTCAACAGTTGGTAAACAGAGTTTATCATTAGTTAAACCTGAGAGTATTCCTCAAATGGCAGCGGTTAACTCGCTGATGAGATTGGTACCGGAAAAAGGACAGAAGACTCCAACAGAGGAATATGTTATATACAAGCAACATCCAGAGTTAATTAAGAAAGAGATTTACGACTTAGATGCCACTGAGACTGAAAAGAAAATCTTATATAACTTTATGAAAGACTATGGGGGCGTATTAGAAAGTCAAGAGTCCGCAATGTTAGCGGTTATGATACCTGAGTTTACTAATTATGATGTACCGCACGCTAATAAAATTAGAAAGATTATAGCAAAGAAGAAAATGAAAGAAATTACTTCTGCTCGTGAAGAGTATTTTAATACAGGAGCTGAGCATGGAGTAAGTAAAGATATATTAAAATATATTTGGGATGTCCAAATCAAAAGACAGTTGGGTTATTCATTTAGTATTCCACATACGGTGGCGTACTCATTGATAGCTTTACAAGAAATGAACCTAAATATATTATTTCCACCGATATACTGGGCAACAGCCTGCTTAACTGTAAACAGTGGTGGGGCAGACGAAGAGAGTGGTGGAATAACAAACTATGGTAAGTTAAGTGCGGCCATAGGGAGAATTAAAAAACAGGGCATTAATGTAGAACTGCCGGATGTAAATAAAGCTCGTTTTGGTTTTACACCGGACCAAGAAACCAATACAATTATTTATGGACTAAAAGGTATTAGTGATGTAGGTGATGAAATTACAAACAAAATTATTACCAATCGTCCTTATACTTCCTTCCAAGACTTTTTGGAAAAAACGGGAGCCTCTAAAGTACAAGCGATAGCTTTAATTAAGGCTGGTTGTTTTGATAAGCTGGAAAGCAACAAGAGCCGTAAGGAATTATTGTATGAGTATATATCATCATTAATCCCAGCGAAAAATAAGTTAACTCTAGCAAATGTAAATGGGTTAATTAATTATAATGTCTTGCCGAAGAACAAATCCAAATTCGTGTATTTGTTTAATTTTAATAAGTATTTAAAACTAAATAAGAAGGGCGAAGACTACTATTTAGATGACCGGGCTTATGATTATTTCAGTAAGAATTTTGATGTTAGCAATCTAAGTACCAACAAACAAGGAACTTACATTCCTATTAAGTTGTGGGATACTTTATACAAAGAGCGCATGGCCGAGTTAAAAGATTATATGAACCGCAACCAAGAGAAATTAATAGCCAAACTACATGAGGCAGAAATAGACGAAGTATGGCATAACTACTGTAAGGGTAGCCTCTCAACTTGGGAAATGGACACATTAGGTTTTTATTATCACGACCACGATTTGGCTAACACCTATCATCCTGAATTTACTTTTGTAGATTTCTATAAGGAAAGTGAAATTGCTACCCCTAAAGAGCAGAAAGAGTATAAGGGGCGTAAGGTTCCTATCTATGCTCTTAAAACTATTTGTGGCACAGTACTGGATAAAAGTAGTTATAAACACACCGTTATCTTATTAACTCCTCATGGAGTGGTAAATGTTAAGTGTGTAGCCGAACAGTATAGTAAATATGATAAGCAATTATCTCAACTGAACAAGGAAACAAATAAGAAAGAAATAATCGAGAGGTCTTGGTTTAAAAGAGGTACTCGTCTAATTGTAAACGGGTACAGGAGTGGTGACCAATTTATGGCAAGAGGAAGACAAAGCGAAGATTTATATCCGTTCTATAGGGTGTTAGACATAGACGATTGTGGATTGTTAAATATAACTAGATACAGAGCTGATGACTAATGATAGCAATCGGCTTAGTAGATTATGATGTATTAAGACAGCGTTGGTATAAAACGCCTAACTATGATTTAGGTGTTATGTATGCTTACTATCGTAACGACAAAAACGTGAGCGTCAGACTGGTATCATCGCTGTCATACAACAACCTAGCCCAGTATGATAAAATATATGTATTTAAACAATCTACCAGACTACCACACCCATCGAGCGTGATACAAAACTATTATAAACTCCCAGTGGAGGAGTTTGGCCCAGGCTTTATGCAAAAGCCAGCCCGCCCTTTTATGAGGGAAACACAATTTTTAGAACCGGATTTTACGTGCTATAATAATATGCTGATGTTCTCTTTGGAGCATCCTAGCCATAAGATAGCATGGAAAATAGATAAGATGGTAATTAAAAGTAAATATAAACCGCTAAGGTTATATGAAGTTATAGAGGACGAAGAATTAAAAAAAGATTTTCCCACTTCCAAGTATCATTGTATTTATGACAATCCATTGGATATCCTGAATAACAAGGACAAGTGGGATTACTACAACCAACTTTTAGACAAGGGGCATAAATTTATGTTTGCACAGACACTTGACATTAGTCAGCTGAATGATACTAATATATTAGAGCAGGTGTTAAACTCATCAAAATATGCTTCAATGAGAAAAACTTTATACGCAACGGAGATTAACGAGGTTATTAGTTGGCTTGTAGAAAAGATTATAAGCAAAGAATGTAAAAAAAGTGTAGTTGTCTTCGTTGAATTATCACAAACCCTGTCGGCAAACCAGTACTTTCGTACTCTGTTGCTGATGAATTACTATAACTTTAAAACCCAATACAAATTACGCCTAATGCCTATGCGTGATTTTCATTTCCTTACCAATGAGTTTGACCTTGCTCAGTATGCTTTTAATTACCTAATAGAAAAACCTTATTATATGTCTTACTACGAGTATGTATTTAACATTTCCTATTTACGCTTAGGGGTGCCCAAAGAACTTATTCACACAGGCGAGGATAGGTATGATTACATTTTTAAAAACTATGGGATGACACCGTTAATGGTAAGACTAGAAGATTGGATAAGGACCAACCTCGATTGTGAGGAGTGGGTCTTTATAGGAGGAGATTCAAATTATGAAGAACAAAGACGGAAATATTATGACCAAAGCAGAAGCCGTTACGCTTTTGGAGGAAGTGTTACACACTCTAGCAGCGAACGCAGTTCATAACAAAAGATTAACGGACTATGCTGACGATTTAGATAAATACATTGCTTATTTAGAAAAGAAAGAAAAAGAAGAAAACGATACTCAAACTATGGATGAAGTATTAGATGAGCCTAAATCAGAAACAGAATAACTTATTATTAATGGCTCAACATTTAGGGGTTGAAATCCTTAACATAGAAGACTACCAAAACAAAGATAGCCAAATGATTTGTGCCTGCGTTAACCACAGACATCAGATTATCGGTAGTGTAGATTACTTAATTAAAACTGACTTTGAATGTTTAGAATGCCAGCATCTACACGCCGTAGATGTTAAGGATACAACCCCCTTTTTCTTGGCTTTAGATGCCGCAACATACACCACAGGCATGTCCCTATTTAACAGGGAAGGACAGTTGCTAGGACATAAAAGTTTTAACATAGACAAGAAGAAAGATTTTTTTGTTAGGGTACATGAATTAAAAGCAGAGGTAGCACGAATTATTAGTGAACATAATATTAAATGTGTAATACTGGAAGATATACAGTATCAACAGAACCCCGTGCTATTCAAAAAATTAGCAATGTTACAGGGCGTATTGAGATATACCATTATCCAAGAATTAGATGTGGATTTAATCACCGCTATGGCAGACGAATGGAGAGCATATAATCATATTTATGGCTCTAAAAGAGCAGAACAGAAACAGGCGGCTATAACACGAGCAAAAAACATTTTCAAGGATGATATCCCTGAGGACGAAAGCGAGTCCATATTCTTAGGATTTTATGGTATTTGTGCCTACAACAAGAACGCCCAAGAGGAGGAACAGTAAAATGGCATCTTATATTATTAAACGAGATGGTCGCGAAGAGAAATTTAACAAGCAAAAAATTATTGAAGCGGCTAAGAAAGCCTTCGTAGCGGTGGACGGCACCCTAACTAAGGCTGGAGTCAAAAAAATTAGAAGAATAGGGAATGAAATAGAAAAAGAAGCCCTAACTTCAAAGAAACCTCTAACGGTAGAGGAAATCCAAGACAGAGTGGAGAACCTGTTAATGGATACCGACCGTAAGGATGTAGCGAGAGCTTATATAGTATATAGGAATGAAAGAAGCAAAATGCGTTCTCGCAATACAGACTTAATGAAAAACATAGAAGAAAAGTTAATGGCTACTAATGTGCAAAACCAAAACGCCAACCTAGACGAACATTCGTTTGGTGGTCGTATGGGAGAAGCACGTAGCGAATTGATGAAAGATTATGCCTTAAACTATTTAATTAGTGATATGGCAAGAAACAATCACTTAAACAACGAAGTGTACATCCACGACCTAGATAGTTATGCAGTGGGTATGCACAATTGTTTAACAATTCCATTTGATGACTTGTTAGCAAATGGTTTTAATACCAGACAAACAGACGTAAGACCTGCAAACTCTATCAACACAGCATTCCAATTAGTGGCAGTGATTTTCCAATTACAATCACTACAACAATTCGGAGGAGTGAGTGCCAGCCACATTGACTGGACTATGGTGCCTTATGTTAGAAAATCTTTCTTTAAACATTTTAGAGATGGAATGACTTACATTGACGAGGCAGAGCTAATAGGCTATGATGACACCTTACCTATTGATAGTGAGTTATACAGAGCTTACGAAAAATCGTATCGCTACGCTCTAGCGAAGACCGAAAAAGAACTTATGCAAGCGGTTGAAGGAATGTATCATAATCTTAATACATTACAAAGCCGTAGCGGAAACCAATTACCTTTTACCTCTATCAATTATGGAACCTGTACTTTACCAGAAGGTAGAATGGTAACTAAAGCATTATTAGAAGGTTGTATTAAAGGCGTAGGAAAAGTGCATAAAACTGCCATCTTCCCTTGTGGTATATTCCAATGTATGAAAGGAGTAAACCGTCAAGAAGGGGAACCTAATTATGACCTATACCAACTAGCATTGAAATCAACAGCACAAAGACTATACCCTAATTATGCCAATGTAGATTGGAGCGTTAATGAGGGGTATGACAAAAACGACCCTAAGACTTATGTAAGCACTATGGGATGTAGAACATATAATGGATTCGACATTAATGGACTAGGCTTCTTAAAAGATGGGAGAGGTAACATAGCTCCAGTTACTATTATTATGCCTACATTAGCTATGGAAGCTGACAGAGATGTAGAGAAGTTTATGGACTTATTAGACCAGAAGATTCTCGAAGCAAGGGATATGTTAGTTGAGCGCTATCGTTGGATTTGCCAACAACCAATTTCATCAGCCAAATTTATGTATGAAAACGGTTTAATGGCTGGCTTCGATGGTAAAACTGTAGAGAGTGCCATGAAACACGGAACTCTAGTAATAGGTCAACTAGGTTTAGCAGAAACCCTACAAATATTAATAGGCAAAGACCATACTACTCCAGAAGGTATGGAATTAGCCAAACGCATTGAGAAATTATTTAATGTGCGTTGCAAAGAGTTTAAGCAAAAATTAAGTCTAAACTTTGGTGTATATTACACCCCAGCAGAAAATTTATGCCACACTGCTATGAAAAAGTTCAGAGCAAAATACGGCAACATTCAAAATGTTAGCGACAAAGAATATTTTACTAACAGCACCCACGTTCCAGTATGGAAGAAAATGTCGCCATTTGAAAAAATAGACATTGAGGCTGAACTATCTGGCTTCTCAAATGCTGGTTGTATTACTTATGTTGAATTAGACAGTGGAGCAAAAAACAACTTAGAGGCATTAGAAACATTAGTAAATTATGCTATGGATAAAGACATACCATATTTTGCTATCAATGTGCCAAACGATACTTGTTTAGATTGTGGATACTGTGACGAATTTAACGACCACTGTCCTGAATGTGATAGTGAAAATATACAACAACTAAGAAGAGTTACTGGATACTTAACTGGTAATTATAAAACTGCTTTCAACAAAGGAAAACAACAAGAAACAGAAATGCGTTACAAGCATAGTAAACAATTAAAGGATTGGGAATAGTGCGTTACGCAGGTCTAATTAAAGACGACTTTAACAATGGTAAGGGGGTAGGGCTAACATTCTTTACTCAATACTGCCCCCATCATTGTAAGGGTTGCCAAAACCCAGAAACTTGGTCTAAGACAGGGGGTAAGGAGTATACTGAAGAAGTGTATAATGAAATTATTACTTATTTTCAAAATACCCCATACGCCACTAGACTAACGCTATCTGGAGGAGACCCAATTTATTCCCCTCAAGTTGTAATACCTTTGTGTGAAAAAGTAAAAGAAATAAGACCTGATGTAAAAATATGGCTTTACACAGGGTGCATTTATGAAAACATCATTGGCCATCCGTTGTTAGATTATGTTGATGTTATGATAGACGGACCGTTCATCTTAGAACAAAGAGATATAAGTTTGCCTTTTAGAGGGTCAGCCAATCAAAGAATAATAGATGTCCAAGAAAGTAATAAAACAGGAGGCACTGTATTATGGACAACATAATTAATGTATTAAAACTAGTGTTCCCAGGCATGATGGTAGCTGGAGCTTTAGGTAGTCTAATTATTAACTTAATTAGCAAAGGCGATTGGCCTACTAGTTTGCAATGGGTTGGAGCTAGTTTGTTATATACAGCATTGCTGTTTAGAAATAAGTAAAGGAGAAATGCTATGACAAGAGAGAAACTGAGAGAAATATTCGCTAAAGCGAAAGAGAGCAACCTGGATGCCTATGTGGCTGTAACAATACCAGGGCAAGACGATGTAGAATACATTGTAAACAAAAACAAGAGCCTTGACAATAAATTAGAATATTATTGTAAGGCGTACGATGAAAATTGCGTTCATTGTATGAATAACCAAGTGAGAATAGTTAAGGCCGGATGGATTGACTTTTATATGGGTGAGAACTAATGAAACAGTATAAAGATGCTTGCGACAGTTGTGGCAAATTTGATTATTGTAAAGGACACGAAGGGAAAGTATTATGCCCATCATGTATAGAAAAACAGGAGGAAACAATCAATGAAAACGATTAGAGTTAAGAAATTACACGAGGACGCACATTGTCCAGAATTAGGTAGCGAAAAAGCTGCAGGATACGACTTATATGCTTATATAAGCGAACCAATTACTATTCAACCAGGAGAGACTGTTAAAGTAGGAACTGGGATAGCAGTATGCCCACCAGAAGGAATGTTTGGAGCTATCTTTGCTCGTAGTGGATTGGCAACAAAACAAGGCTTAAGACCAGCCAATTGCGTTGGCGTATGCGACGAAGACTACACTGGAGAGTATATAGTAGCCATTCATAACGACTCACAAGAAGCTAGAGTTATTAACCACGGAGATAGAATAGCTCAATTAGTATTTATGCCTTACTTCACAGCCGAAATGGTAGAAGTAGACGAATTAGAAGTTACCGATAGAGGCGAAGGTGGATTCGGCAGCACAGGAGTGTAAGATGGAACATAAATTTCAGCTACACCAAGAACTAATAGATTATCTACACAATCTTTATGTTACCAAGAATACCGACTATGGAGACTCTGTGCACGACACTTATGAAAAATATGGTTTGGTATCATTCTTGGTAAGATTAGAAGATAAATTGAACAGGGCTAGAACTTTATCAAAACAAGCGGCCTTAGTCAACGATGAAAAAATAGAGGATACTTTATTAGACATGGCTAACTATGCCATTCTAGCAGTTATAGAATTGCGTCAAGATAGAGAGGGAACGGAATAATGTACGAGGTAGTGATATACACCCCGCAAGGGCCAGTAACCACCACTATGAAGGACTTTACTGATATCGCTACTGTGCTAGCACCATACGAGAAAACCTACACTGGGTTTTCAGCAAAACATATAGCAACAAAGGAGACAAATAAAATGGAAAATATAAAAGTAAGAATTACTGACTTTGACATTAACTGGAAAAAAATCAAGTCAGCCTGTATGACAACAATTTCAAAAGAAGCTGGAGATAAAGAACCATCTCACGAATGGAAAAGAAAATTATTATTATGCCAACACAGTCCTATTCGTAGAGGAGAAGTAAGTTGGAAGTGGGAAGAAATTCCTTACGCTATTTCTACACACTTTGTAAGACACCATGAAGGTTGTGAAAAATTCATCGGTACATCTAGGGAAGATAGAACAGGTGTAAAAAGAGAAGAGCGTTCTCAAATGGCACCGGTACCTATGGAAATGGACGCTAACATTCAAGCATTAATTAATATTAGTGAAAAAAGATTGTGTACAGCAGCAGACCCTACAACTCGTAAATACTGGGCAGCTGTGCTAGAGGCTATTAGAGAATATGACGAAGACATCTACTGGGCTTGCGTTCCTCAATGCGTAAGATGTGGAGGATGTCCTGAATATACTAATTGTGGTTTCTATGATAACTTAATGAAAGACCAACCATTGGAAGTGCAAAAAACATTAGCTAAGCGTTATGATGTTTACAACCAATGGAGAGATAAAAGATGCGGGAGATAATTAGGGAAGGAAAAAAACTTCCTCCTGCTCCACACAGGTATATTAAAAAGTGCCGTAAGTGTGGATGTATCTTTCTATATGAAGGTGAGGATGTATACCGCCCAACATGTCTAGATTTCTTTTATCTAAGATACGTGGACTGTCCTCAGTGCAACCATTCAATAGAAATTAAAAAAAATAAAATTTATAAAAATAAAAAACCAAAATTAAAAGCATTTTTAACTAGCGTATTTCGTTAAAAAATATTTTTTAATATAATTATATTAAAAAAGTAAAAAATCGTTTCACGCCAGCAAAAAATAAAAAAAATAAGAGAAGGATTTATTCCTTCTCTTTTTTTTATGATACTTTAAACAAAATACCGTGTTCAAAATATAAAGTTTTGTATGAATCTTCTCCAACCATAACTTTTACACTTGTGCTTTGTCCAGTATTATATGTCGGAGCTCCTTCTGCCCCTAATCTTAATTCAGCTATACCTAGACGTAAGTAACCTTTGTCCCCGCCTCCTGTAGATACAGCTTGGATTGCTATATCGGTACCTTTAATATTTACTGTACCGTTACTATGTACTTCCAGTTTGCTAGAGGAATTCATGCTAATATGAGCTCCCTCATCACCTACACCCTCAATAGATGTACCTGTTCTAAATGATATACCTCCGCTATTAGAACCCTGCGTAGCCACGTTTAGTCCGCTGACATAAGGATGAGTTACGGCTACCGCTTTAGAACAAGAACTTTTAGGTCCCATAGAAAAGAAGCCTGTGCCGTTCGTGATTTCTGCATGACCAGATTTACATAATTTTAAAGTTCCACTATTTAAGTGAATATGAGAACCAGTAATGGTACCCCCATCAATCTTATCAGCGCTAAGGTTAGGAATGCGAACTGGGTCTAATGTACCAGAAGTGATTTGACCAGCACCAATCTTACAATTTGTCATAGTACAATTATCTATAGTGGCATTTTTAAACTCACCAGATGTTGCTTTGACAGTCCCACTAATGTCAGCGTTTGCTGCATATAAATGCCCGCTAGTAGTAACACCAAAATTACCATTGGCGAATATAGCCCAGTCAGAACGTTCTCCACTGCCGTCTGAAGCTGTAACAGCTTCTCCACATGTAGGACACTTAAGAGCACCATCTACTATTTTTAAATCAAAATAGTTAGTGAATACGTGGGTATTGTTTTTTGTACAGGTGTATTTAGTATTTACAGATGCTTTAATAGCTCCTCCGGTTGGACTTAATACTATACGTCCTTTTGCTAATCCATTAGTACCAGCAGTAAAGCCTGCGATAGTTCCTTGGTTTATATCTGAAGCCGCGTCAGTAATTGTAATTTTACCACTAATGTTAGCTCCTGTGGCGTGTAATATACCATTTGTTTCTACACCAAAATTACCGTTAGCATATAAAGCAAATTGTTTTTCTTTGCCATTAACTGTTCCTGTTAAACCAGTTGGGCTTAACCATAGGTCTTTGTTGCTTTTGTCATCTAAATGGTAGAAGCCATCTTTACTTGTAATCCAGTTAGCTATATTACTACCCTCTTCCGCTACTAAAAATCCTTTAGTATATATTAGAGGATTCTTTTGTTTATCTACTCCTATAAATCCAGCCAAGTTATTTTCTTTGCCCCAATTGCTAGCATAATCAGCATCAGTTAAAGCCTGGGCTTTATCAAAAGATTTAAGGTGATGGCTTACGCTACTTCTATCTTTAATAGCCAAACCATATTCATCCATAATAACCTTAGCAGTTAAACCTGACATAATAGTAATTTGTTGAGTATCAATTGCCCCTGCATTAATATAATTAGCATTAATACCATCTGGGGTAATCATTTTGGTCCATAAAGTACCTTCGTTATTTTCTTCTAGTGTGGTAGTACTAAATATACCAGTACCAGTATATTTCATTGCTCTAGTACTGTCGGCTGGGTCGGTAAATTGTAAAGCGCTACCAGTTAATAACATGTTACCATTAGTTCCCACAATACTAATGTTAGCATTAGGGTCGTTTAATGATTGAGATAATGATGCGCTATCAATAGTCCCATCAGCCTTTAACACAGCAGTACGAGCATATATGTCTGCATTGCTTAATACAGTGTTCGTTGCTGTAATAATATTTCCTACCAATTCTTCATCGTCAGTATATGAAGTATCTAATTTAATTTTGTTATTAATTGGATTGTCTAGAGTTCTACTAATTTCTGTAATAAGAGCTGGAACCCCAAACATTCCTATTGGTTCATCGTAAACTGTAACATAGTCTCCTGCTTTAGGAATAATCTGTCCCACGCTATGTAATGTATGAACCAAATCATTATAAGTATCTTCGTACTGTTCAATGCCTGTATGACCACATCTAGGACATACTGTTATAGGATATATAACTGTATGGTGGCATAAATTACAAGCATATTTGGTTACGTTCGGTTGTCTGTATTCAACTAATCCACTAGAGTCAACTACATCTAATGTATAAGTAATTTCTGGTACGGCAAACTTGTCTGAAGCCTCCATACCTTCTCTAAATAGTAATCCTACATAAGGTTGTTCGCTATTAGTATAAGTTCCTTCTACGATGTAATCTCCGTAAGCGTCTTGAATTAAAGCATGCAATCTATCATCTTCAGCTTTCCAAGTGTCATAACGCTCTTGAAGCTTGTCTAATTTTTCTTGGCATTCATTTACTATGCGTAGGTTCGTAAGCATCTTCCCGTAATGATAAATAAATGATGTCGCTTTCGTTGCATCTATGTCATTGTTCCATTCTTCGATGTGTCCACTAGACGCCCTTAAGTACACATTGTTCATAATGTAATCATAACCATCGATTGAATCTTCTCCGGTCATATCAATAGGTCTAGTGATATATACTTTACTTTCATAGTATCCTATGTCAAAACTATCTTTTTCTGGGTCCTCTGGATAGTCATCTGTGTATCTATCTAGAGTTCCAACTAATTTTAAATAATCTCCTTTAATGTAAGGTTCGTAAGCTACATCCTGGTACTTACCATCTGGAGTACCATAAGGATATTCTGGAGCAGGTGGCGGAGTAATACTCTCTCTGTAATCATTATATACAGGAATGTATAACTCGTCTACTTGTACTAATGGCATTTGGCTTTCTGGCAAGTCTTTGTTAGAAGCCTTACATGCACTACAAACTAAATCAGGTTGCTTTGCTCCTTCTACTGATTCAGTTTTGCCACATTTATAACAATGTCTTATCCATAAATAATTTTTACCATTTTTCTCATGCAAGCCTAAAGGTGCTTTGTGGAAGGCATATAGCATACCCTCGCTGTATTGTCCATATTTTTTGTAGTATTTATTCATCATACTATTTAGTATAGATTGGTACTCTCCTTGCGACAAGTCATAATTGTTTACAGCATCGTTGTATTCCTGTAAAGTTCTTAATCTATCCTCTGTATAAGGTCCAATGAACTTTTTATTTTCGTCATTAATTTTTTGGCTAATTTCATATAGTCCTGTAATTTGGTCTTGGGTCATCCAACCATTGTCAAACATCCACTTGAAATTATAAATGTAGTTTGTTCCATACGGACTACGCTTAATGATGTATCTAGGGTCATTTGGGTTCCATGGTTTTGCTTCGTCTGGGTTACCCTTATCTTCAAAAGAACGAGTAGCATCACCAATGTTTATGTTGGCGTCTCCGTTATAATCCTTACCCCCATTTACATATAATTTAGTAATAACTTTATCTCCATCTGTTTTTACATTATTAGATGTTAAGTTAGAGCCCAAACGGTAAACTAACCCGTGATTCTTTCCTGAGAAGGCTCTTAAAGATACTGTACGTTTGATACAATCAAAAATAGGATATAATTGTAAACCTTGACACACAGCAGTAATAGCATTATAACAGTTACCGTTGCTTACGCTAATGTTGCAAGTCATAGGTGCTGACTCTGTCTTTTGCTCTACCTTAGGGTCTTCTGCATTAGGTTTAGGAATGTCTTTGGTAACGATTTCCACATAACCAACGTCCCAATTGGTTCCTTCTAATATGTGAGATAAATAGTTGTCCGCTTTGTTAGGACATAGGTAGTTGTCAGAAGGATGCAATTGCGTCCAGTCATACCCGTAGTGAAGTATTTCTTGGTCGCTAGCGTTTTTGTATCTAATGTGTCTGTCAGGGTCTACCTTATCATCACTAAGACTGTAAAAGTCGTATAGATGTAAAACTAAAAAACTTCCATCTTTATATAATTGTCCTTCGTAACGAGATGTCCCTTTTATTCTCCAATAAAAAGCTGTGGCTAATAAACCATAAGGCCATTCGCTAGTGCTATCCATTAATTTAGTAATATTATCTTTGGTCAAAGGATAATCTTCGGCGTTAACTGGAGACCATTCATTTGATATGTTAGAGGTACCAGCTTTTTGTGCTAAGTTGCTATCCCATTCTACATATTTAATAGTCCCAGCAACATCTAATGGTCTATCTGTAAATAAAGACCATTCTTCTTTGGTAACGGTATCAGTGGCTATAGTTAAACCAACTTTCTTTTTACTCAAATTAAATCTAGGATAGTCTATAGCTGTAAACTTAGTGGAAATACCTACGCCCTCTCTCCTTTTGTCTACTGGTTGAACTATATAGTCCATTATATAATTTTCAATGATGTTGTTAGGGTACGCGTTAGAATATTCTTTGTCAACATAAGTAACGGTATCACCATAACCTTCTGGTTCACGAACTACTATAGTTTCTTCTCCTTTATAAAATACCTGTCTATGGTAACGTAATTTAACTAGCGGTGTTAATAACCCCAAGCGAGGATTCTTTTCTGATTCCCCTTTGTCGTTAATAATAGTATTAGGCATACTAAAACTTAAATCACTATAACCAGTATTTGCTTCCACCACATTAATCTCATAGGCATAGCCTGGTGTCGTGTGGTCGTCCGATATAAAAATACTATCTACTATTTGGTCTTGATAGTCTAAAACATGTAGCGATTCTTTTACATATACTTCCATTCGCTCTCTCCTCCTTAAAATAAAAAGTAGGGAAGTTTTTACCCTTCCCTACAATTTCTTTCTTCCCTCTATATATTTTGTTCTTATTAGCGGTTTCCCTTTTGATGTACGGTCCGAGCAATGTTCTCTCTCAAATTGTTCTAGTATTGCTCTGATGGCTAATAATTGTCTTTTCGTAGGGTTGTATCCCTGCGTGTTGATTGTTTTTAATAAGTTGTTAATATAAATGTACATGTCCAAATCCTTGCCCTCTATGATGTGCAAGTATTCGTGCCCAGTATCCCCACGGAGCAACGCACCATTATCAAGCGTCAGCTTACCGCCATGCTCTTTCTTAACAATGTGATGATAGGTCAGGTCTGTAATTGACCTTAGCTCATAGCCCATCCAATCTATTTCCCTAGGATGGTATAAATAAATTAACTCGCGTGTTACTGGTTTCATATCTATTCTCCTTTCCTTTTATATTATTCTGTATCCACTTCAATTTGTATTTCGTAGTTTTGGTCAATGGCATTGAAAGTTAATACGCATTGTTGGTCGCTTATATAAGTATAATCTATCCAACCAGGTACGCATTCACTTCTCTCTCCATTAATGATAAAGTGGAACGACTTAACTGGCTCAGTAAAAGTTACACCTACAACTTTACTTGTGCCGGGAATAATATTGTCAATGTAATTTGGTTCAAATACACAAGACTCTGGTCCTGTAATACTTAAAGTGTAACGGGTTTCATCTTTTTCTCTTTCCCCCCAAATCATATCAACTGAAAAAGGTTTGTTGTCTGAGATTCTTAAATCTCCCCAACCGATATATTCTACAAGAGCCAATGCCCTTGCTTCTTCGTTATCATAATCAAAATCTTCATCTGTACCATATTGTATGTCTACATAATATGGATGCTCTTCAATTACTCTTAAATCCATACATCCTACATGACGTAAGATTTTAATGGCTTCCATTTCAACTTCTTCTTTAGTTTCTGCTTGGAATTCTACTAATTCTCCATTAGCGTCTGTTACCATGTGATAATGGAAGTTTCCTGGCTTAAGAGTATGTAGTCTTGTTAATATTTTATACATACACGTTCCTCCTTTGTTCTTCGCTCTAATATATAGTAGGGTTTATGGGTTTAAAATAAAAAAAGAAGAGAGTAAAATTACTCTCTAAAAGTTCCCATTTGAGTTTCTGGTTTTTATATTTGTAACGACATGCCAATTACCATTAACCTTTACTTTTACCAATGGGTCACTAACAAATGACGTACCCGAGCGAGCATGCACCCGCGCTATCTTAGGTACTAATTGCCATTTAGCATATAGAGTTACATTACTGGTCGGCGTATAAGTAGAGCCACTTAATACAGACCCTGTAGTAGAAGTAGACCAGCCTAAAAATATGTAACCGCCCATAGAAGCCGTAGGTAAATTAACGCTGCCATTAACTGTTGACGAAGTCCATTGAGCGTATAAAGTTACTGCAGCATTCGCCGTATAGCTTCCACCAGCTGCGTAAGAAGTCCCAGTACCATCCGAACTAGTGTTCCAAGATGAAAATGAGTAGTTCGTTGTTTTGGTACTGGTAGCGGAGGGGGTGCCACATGTACCACCATTAGGATTGAATGTAACTGTGTACCCCGTAGCTGTAGTACTAGCTTTAGTAGGTTTTGTGGAACTTAAGGTTAGTGTTTGCCCATAAGTTTTAGTTTGACTGTTTGGTGCCCCTGTTCCACCATTTGCGTTATACGATACTGTATAATTTCTGGTAATCGTTGGGAATGTATAAGTAAAGGTAGTGCTTCTTGAAGAAGCTCCTCCCAGAGTCGAACCATCACATTTAACTGCGCTAGAAGTTAAAGTGATAGTTGCGGTACCAGTACCAGAGTCTGTCATTGGGAAGTCACCTATTGTAACCATACCAGACCATACAGTAGCTGTACCTCCCGGTATTGACTTACTTATAGTTGAACTCTTTGTGACAGTTTTCCCATTCATTACTACTTTAGCGGTAGCAGTGATTGAGAAGGTATTAGATGAACCTCCACCGGCTGCAGAAAAGAAATATGCAACCGGTTGGAAAGATATAGTAGTTACGTTGTTTGCTTGGTTTTGAGAGTAGTGGAAATCGGCAGCTGTTCTACCGTCACCTTGTGTATTATAAGAAGAGGACCCACTTCTCGTATAAACCGTACCTGTACTTTTAAATAATGCCATATTTTATAACCTCCCTATGCAGTTCTCTTCCACATATAAACAGCTAAGTATGGTGGCAAGTTTCCGCCATTACCAGCACCGGTAGAACCAGATGTGTTTGCTGTTGTAGTAACGCTATGGGTATGTGAACCATCGGCTGTACCATTGTTTGTAGTTACTGTCTGAGAATAGTCAGCATTAGTTCCAGGCCAAGATAAACATCTCCAAGAAGATTGAGAACCTTGTGCATATGTAGTTGTTTTTGTGGTTACAACGTGAGTGTGTGTACTAGCTGCTGCTGTACCACTTAATGCTGGAATGCTGTGGGTGTGTGATTGTAAGTCTTTGTGTCCACCAGTAGCATTAACTGCATATGAGTTACCAGCTCCAACCAAGAACCTATCTTGTAATGCTGTCCAAGTTGTGCCTGGGAATAATGTTCCAGGGTTTGTAGAACTAACTGACATATAAATAGCACCTACTGGATAAATGCTATTCCATAAAGCACTTAGGTTAACTGAACCCGTAGGGTCTATCCAAACATCTACGTCAGCATCACTTGGAGCACTGGTTCCTACATATACATTAGAACCAATTTCATCTAGCGTCCAAGATACAGCTGCAGTTCCGTTAAATGATTTGGCTGTTTTACCGATTGTGAAGTTTCTAGCGGTTGCTAATTTTGTAGCACTCCCTGCGTTTCCACTAACCGTTGTTTGAGCCGCATGAACATGGTCACCACGAGCATAAGTAGTTTCACTACCTACGGAAGCTGTTCCTGCTGCCTTTGGTGTTGTAGAGCTGGCTGTATTTTTAGTTGCGCCAGTGTCTATACCATCTAGTTTGGTTTTATCGGCCGCTGACATTAAACCATTAGCTGACTGAGTAGCTGCACTATAAGTGGTGTTGTTATCAGCTCCCCAAACTGCCGTTCCATCAGCAGACCAACGAAGAATTTGACCACTAGAACCTCCAGAAGGAATGTGTTTATTACCGCTAGAAGTAGGGTGGCTATATTTGTTAGCCCCAGTTGCAATGCCATCTAGTTTAGTTTTATCAGCAGCGCTCATCAATCCTGCTGCACTAGTAGTGGCTGCACTATAAGTGGTATTTGTATCTGTTTGACAATAAAGTTTTGTCGCCGTTCCATTAATAGTTATAGTACCAATTTGAGTACCACTGGTTAATGACTGTGTAAAAGAAACTGTGTCAGCACCTGTTTCGATACCATCTAATTTAGTCTTATCTGCTGCAGACATCAACCCAGCTGCACTTGTAGTTGCCGCTGAATAAGTGGTGTTTGTAGGTACAACCCAAGTCCCGTCCCCACGTAAGAAGGAAGCTTGTTTTCCTGCTCCTGGAGCTGGTACTAGACCAGCCTTACCAGCAGCACTAGATGTGGCAGCAGTCATATTACTATAAGTGGTATTAGTTGGTACTACCCAAGTACCATCACCTCTTAAAAATGATGCTTGCTTACCGGCGGCTGGAGCGGGTACTAAACCTGCTTTACCAGCTGCGCTTGAAGTAGCTGCTGTCATGGCACTATAAGTGGTGTTATTATCCGGGATAGTAATTGTAGTTGCTGTTCCTGAAGATGGTGTTAATGTAATTTTATGACCATCTGAACTATCTTGAGTTAAGGTATAAGTTGTATTAGTATCTGTAGTTTTATAACCACTATCATTAGTTAATTCTGAAACTTTGGTGGGTATAGCACTAGTATCCGCTTTGCCTGCCAACGCTGAATTAATTACTTTATTTTGTACTGGGTTTGTAGAAGTACTGCTCAAAGCACTATCCACTGTTGTTTTATTTGCTCCAGTAGCAATACCATTTAATTTGGTTACCATAGTAGCAGTCATTAAACCGCTAGCACTAGTAGTGGCATCACTATAAGTAGTATTGCTATCACTAACAGTAGTTTTACTTCCATCACTACCAGTTAAGGTAATAGTTGAACCTGACTTAGAGATAGAATAAGTAGTGTTATTATTAATAGGTTCATCTGTGTTTGATATATATAATTTTTTTGTATCGGTAGTGTAAGCCATTTCTCCAGGCTGCAATGATACTGAAGCTAGACTTGCACTAGGACCTCTTTTGATTTTAATTGTATTTGCCATGTTTGTTTATTCACCTCCATTAAAAGTCTCCGTTCGTTTTTAGTTTTATAGTTGAAGCAGGTAGCCACGAGCTGCCTGATTTATATTGTAAATCTCCGCCTACCCAAGAGCTGTTTGATTTGGCCTGTACCATAGGTACAAAATTCCATATGGCAAACAGAGTTAAGCTTGCATTTTGAGTGAAAGTACCACCAGCATTATACATAGTACCCACCCCTTCAGGGCTCATACACCAGCCCTGGAAGGTATAACCGGTACGGGTTGGTTTGGTAGAACTTAGGGTGAGACTTACATCATCTTTTTTTTCTTGTTGAGATGGGGCTCCCGTTCCTCCGTTTGCGTCATAGGTTATAACCCGTATCGTAGAACCCGCATCTATAGCATCTGATGTACTAGTAAAGGTCTTATTGTAATAAGCCGCTCCAGACCAGTGAGTTAAACCACCCACCTTGATACTTACCTTTCCACTTAATTCTGTCCAGGTTGTGTCGGTTACATTCCATGAGGAATAAGAAGACCCCGACATAAAGCGTACTCTACCAACACTAACTGTTTTTGCTACTCCCCCAACCGTTATTTGAATTGTTTGAGAAACATCCTCATATGAAGAATAGCCATCGGTTCTCATCCCTTCAATTTCTGTAACGGTGACACTACCACCACCTGCGGTATATGTAATTCTTATGTTCGCATTATTTTCAAAAGAATTGGCTGTACCGTCACAATTCAGTATTAATGTTGCCATTTATAAAACCTCCTAATCGTATGTTCTTACCAAATATACTCTATACCCATCTCTAGCATTTCTATCTGTCCAACTTCCGCTTGGGAAACCTATATATCCAGTTCTTTTGTGGTATAATTTTTTTGTACTTTTTTGGTAGTAGCATTCACATACATAAAAAGAGTTAATTGTACTTTCGTCCATAGGAGACCATACTACAGAACCAAACACATTATCTGCAGAAGTTTCAGCTGTATCCAGTATTGCAACTCCAGTTTGTATCATACCGAATTCAATAGCAAAATGGACTTCAATGTATCTTTTAACTCCAGATAGAGTAACTGATTGACCTCCTTGAAGAGTTCCATCAAAAATGGTTGTTGGTAATTTTGCTGACAAGGCATCGATTTGAGATTGTAAATTACTAATAGATGTTTGTCCATTAGGGTTTATCCACACTTGAGCCGTTGATGCTGTTGGCGCAGATGTTGCTACAACAACATTATTAACTTGAGCCCCTGCGGCGATACCGTTTAGTTTAGTTACCATTGCGCTAGTCATTAATCCATTAGCACTTGTAGTAGCCGCACTGTAGGTTGTATTATTGTCTGCTCCCCATGTAGCTGTTCCATCTGCTGACCATCTTAAGATTTGCCCTGATGAACCACCTGAAGGTATGTGTTTATTTCCACTTGTTGTTGGATGGGAATAATTGTTTGCACCGGTTGCTATTCCATTAAGTTTAGTAACCATAGTTGAAGTCATTAGCCCATTAGCACTTGTGGTAGCAGCCGAATATGTTGTATTCGTATCTGCATCTGTTACAGATGTAGTTGAACCATCACTACCGGTCAACGTTATGGTTGAACCTGATTTAGATAAAGAGTAAGTTGTATTATTGTCTGTGGTTTTAAATCCACTATCATTTGTCAATTGTGAAGTCTTAGTAGGGATTGCCGAAGTGTTTGCCTTACCTGCTAAAGCGGTATTGATTACCTTGTTTTGTACTGGATTGGTAGACGTAGAGCTAAGTGCTGTGTCAACTGTAATTTTATTTGCTCCTGTCGCTATTCCGTTTAATTTAGTCTTGTCTGCAGCTGACATTAGCCCCGCAGCAGAAGTGGTAGCTTCGCTATATGTAGTATTGGTATCAGAATCTGTTACCGTACTAGTCTTTCCATCACTACCAGTTAAAGTAATTGTAGAACCGCTTTTTGAAATTGTATAAGTGGTATTATTATCAGTGGTCTTGAAACCGCTGTCGTTTGTTAATTGAGATGTTTTTGTAGGGATTGCACTTTTATCTGCTTTGTTACCAATTGATGCTTCTAGTGCTTCTACAACCTCCATGTTATCAGACATGGCACTAGCTATTTCCCCTAAAGTGTCTAGGGTAGTAGGAGCGCTGTTAATTAGAGCAGCTATTTGAGTATCAGTATATGACTTAGCGTTAGTTAATGCAGTATTGGCCGCACCACTAGCGTCTGCTCCAACATCTGCAGCGCCTAAAGTAATATTGCTACTTAAGGCTTTGCCATTAACCGTACGAGTTGTAGGCACCTTGCCATCTAGCGCAGACTTGATGGCATTTTGAGTCATAGACCCATCGGTATTAGTACCAGTGCCAGTATATAATTTTGTTAAACCTGCAGAACTAGCATTCCCTGTTGAATAAGTAGTATTTGAATCGGTTACCGTACTGGTTGAACCATCAGACCCTGTTAACTTAATTGTTGAACCTGTCTTGCTTAAAGAATAAGTAACTCCAGCTCCAGCTTCTGTTATCTTTTCGTCAACATAATCGACAGTTGCCACTTCTGAAAAAGTATTGTCTGTATTTCTAATTTTTAATTTTGACATTATTTACCTCCTAGAAAGCCATACCTGTATATACGCCATTAGGCTCAATGATATGCTCTGAGCGTACGGCTACACCACTACCCTGTAATTGGATTAATCCTGTCGCATAATATACGATTCCGCTATCCATGAATCCCATGCTGTCGCCTAAGTATGGATTATAATCAGAGGCTATCCATTCACCCCAAGTCATATTTTCCTCAGCCGTAAAAGTTTCACTATGTACCGTGAAGGTAATTAATACTTTATCTGCCGTGTCTATCCATATCAATACGCTTAGGTCAGTCGGTTCGTCTTCTCCCATATATATTTTTGGTAGGCTATTAATTGTTTCATATACTACTTTATTTTGTATGGCATTTGTAGAAGTGCCACTTAGTTTGTTATCAACGGTAGGTATAGTGTCACTGTCCTTTATAGTAGAACTAGAACCATCGCTACCTGTAAGAGCAATAGTGTTACCATTTTTTGTTAAGGTGTAAGTTGTATTTTCTTTGCTAAACTCTGGTAAGTATTGTTCTTTAATTTTATTGTTGTCTAATAGATGAGGAGTTATACTTTCAATAACACCGGCATCGTTAACCGATAGAATTTCATTCGTATCGGTTGTTAATGCCAATTCCCCACGTTCAAGGGTAAGGGTGTCGATGTCAGAAGATAACCCTCTTTTTAATTTAATTATGTTTGACATCTTTGTCCCTCCTTAATTTTGTAATAAAAAAAGGGGAGGACTATTCAGCTGTAGCGCCGAATTCTCCTCCATCTATAACGCTGTTAGCGTCTAATTTAGCATTAATGTTGTTATTAACTGTTGTAAACTTACCATCGATGTCTGTTTTAGTGTAAGCGTTAGTAATTCCATAACCAGCTAATGTAGTAGCGCTGTCAGCCTTTCCTTTTAATAAGTTATCTGTTTCTGTTTTAGTGTAAGCATTTGTGATACCATATCCAGCTAAATCAGTAGCTTTGTCAGCTTTGTTAGCTAATTTAGTATCTACTGTAGTTGAAGTATATACATCAGCACTATTAGCTTTTAAATTGATGTTAGCATTGATAGTTTCAACTTGTCCATCAACTTCTCCCTTAGTATATACATCAGCGCTGTTAGCTTTTTTAGCTAATTCAGTGTTTACAGATGATTTAGTAGCATATGTTTCAGCAACTCCAGCTGTTGTAGCATAAGCACTTAAATCAATGTTGAAACCTAATTCAACCCAGCTTTTACCATTGTAAGCATATTCTTTGTCCTTAACTTGGTAAACGTCTCCTTCTTTCATTCCTGTTAAAGCGTTAAGTTCTTCTAAAGAATCTTTTTCACCTTTGAAGTGGAATGTTCCAGCAACCATACCGTCAACTTCTGTTTTAGTATATGCGTCTTTGATTCCATATCCTTCTAAGCTTTCTGCTTTGTCAGCTTTATTACTATCTAATGTACTTACATTAGTAGATAAAGTTTCTACTGTACTAGCTGCAGCTTTTGTAGCTAATGCTGTATCAACATCTGATTTATTAGCTTTTGTTTCTAATTTTTCTTCAATTTGAGTTTGAGTATAAGCATCAGTGATTCCGTATCCACCTAAAGTTGTAGCTGAGTTAGCTTTTTCTCCAACCATAGAATCGATTTGAGTTTTAGAATAGATGTCTTCGTTATCTACTTTACCATTTAATAATGTATTAACTTCTGCTTGAGTGTATACATCGTCAGCGTTAGCTTTGTCTGCTAAACTTGCATTGATTGGTGATAATAAATCATTAACTTGAGTTTGTGTATAAACATCAGCAGCGTTTGCTTTTGTAGCAACTGTGTTTGCTAATTCATTTACAGCAGTTACGTCAGCTTTAGAACTTAAGTCTACTGTAGCCCAAGATGCTTTGCTTCCGTCAGTTTGTAAGAATTTACCTGCGTTATTTTCTTGGCTAGGTAATGAATCTTTAGCATCGATTTTAGCATCTACTTCAGTTTTGCTGTAAGTTTCAGTAGTTTTGTAAACGTCAGCTGCATTAGCTTTTAAGTTTAATGCGTCTTGTAATCCTTGAATGTCTTCAACTTTGTAAACTACGTTAGTAGCACTAGTGATTAAACCTTTAGCATTAACTGTTACGTTATTGTAAGTTCCAGCAGCAACTCCGCTAGTAGCTAATGTTAAAGCGATTGTAGCATCTTTTGAACCATCAAATAAAGCGCTACCTGTAGCGTCACCACTAATAGCAATAGTTCTTTCTGTTGATAATTTATCAGCAGCTTCTACTACACCAGCAGCGGCACCTTTAATTAATTGTTTAACTCCATTGGCATCACCAACATATAATTTTTGAGTGTCTAATGTTACTCCTAATTCACCTGGTTGTAAGGTTAAATTTGCTAAGTTGGCCTCTAGCCCTCTTTTAATTTTAATAATATTTGCCATTTTTATTTTCCTCCTTTAATTAGAAATTACCACAGTCTAATTTAGCTTGTTCTAAGTCAGCCTTAGTTACCACGTCTATGGTCTTCTCCTGTGGTGCGTCTGGACCTTCGTGGTAAAATACTATATAGTATTGTGATGCTGCGAATGGGTTTTGTTCCCATAACACAGTAGTACCTTCTACATCTCTATTTACTATATATTGTCTTGGTTTTGATACTCTGATTGTGGTCACATTATTTTGACTTGATTGTATCTTTCCAGATATAACATATGAGCCTAAAAGCAAGTCCGCAGCAATGATAGGCTTTTCATCAGTGCCGCTTATTGAAGTAATAACCGCTGGGGCAGTATCAATTTGCTGTTTAATATAAGCAGATGACCAAGTACCTTGAGTTGAAGGAGCGGTATCATCAATGATACCTAGACTCGCAGCAGTTAAATCTCCATTTAATACAATGCCATTGATTGTAGGTTTGTTGTTTAATTTGGCATAATCATTGGCCCCATTACCGAAACTACCATTGTCATATTTTTCTTGTAATGTTTCTCCATCGGTAAAGGTTACAATGTCAGCACCGACCTTACTGTAGATTTTTAAATCCTCTGTGCTTTTATCTCCTTCTAAAACAACACCATTAATTTTAGGCTTGTTTGTTAAGAAAATATAATCTCCCAAAGCATCAATGAACGGCATTAACTCCGCCATTGATAGATTTGGGTTAGATTTTATTTTCATTAATAAGTCTTCGTCCATTTGGTCTTTTGATACTTTTTGATATACTCTAGTACCATAAGGCGTATGAACAGTAGCCTTATTACTATCTTCTCTTACATTGGCATACAAGTCTCCTGGGTTCCCACAAGTTTTATTTACTCTCTTATAAATGCCCATTCTTGTGCCTCCTAATTTTTATTCTTCTTCTACTTTCCAAGTAATTTCTTCTGTTTCGTAAGCCATGTTTGCTAACTTTACCACATTTGCGATAGCTTTTTTACCTAGCGATACGATAGCAGCTACTACCACACCTAAAACTCCTACACTAGACAGTGTAGTTAAAATATCATTTGAAAGTAGTACTGTACCGAAAGCTTTAGTAATCATTTCATTAATGTAAGGTAGCATTGTACAAGCAACTCCCATTAAGGTAGCGCTTATATAAAAAACTAATGACTTTCCTAAACCTTTTAATAATCTTTTCCAGCAGAAATTTTCTTTCTTAGAGCTGATGTTAAATACTGTACCGCATACTGTATTTACTATTACTACAAGTGCTAATACAACACCTAACCAACCCATAATTTTTAAAGTTGTTAATATAGCATCTAACATGTTTTATACCTCCTATCTAGTAGTCCAATCTATAGCATCGAACTCTTCTTTAGTTATCCAGTCAGCGTCATCATTACATATGATTGTAACTTCTTGAGCTGCCTTGTTAACAAATTTATAACTATAACCAGACATAGCTTCAACTTCAGCCCTAGGCATATTAATATATAAATATTTTAATCCTGTACAACCAGAACCTATATAACGACTTCTAGTTTGTGTTGGAGTATCCCAAGGCGCAGCAAAATACAAAGCCTTAATATTAGAACATCCACTAAAAGGATACCAGTAACTAGAACCATCAGAAGCGTTGGTAATATAACAAGACAATTGAGTAATACCCTTGTCATTTCTAAAACTACCATCTCTTAAACCAGTAATATGTGCTGGTAAAGTTTTTATCTTTAGGGTTGGTACATCAGAAAATGCTAATTTAGGTATTGTACTTTCCCAACTATCAAATTTAAAATCTTCTAATGGTACATTAGCAAAAGCGTTAGACCCTGCTGTAATAATATTCTCAGTGTTTAAGTTTGTTAATTTGGAATTACCATATAAAGCATTAGCCCCAAGTGATACTGGCTTCTTAAAATGGAGAGTGGTTAAATTAGTATTGTTATATAACCCATAGTCTCCAACTGACTCAACATTCAAAGTCAATTCTGTTAATCCTGTTGAAGAGCATAAAGCATAGTCACCAATCGAATTAACTGCATCTGGTATATTTTTAAAAGTAATGCTATCACAGTTGTAAAAAGCATATGAACCAATAGATGTAATTGTTTCAGGTAATTCGCTCATTTCCAATTTACCATTATTATAGAAAGTATAAGACCCTATCTTTTGAATGGTAGAAGGCCAATGAACTGTTTTTAATCTATTAACAGATGAAGTTCCTGCAGATGAATAAAAGGCATAACGTCCTGTATCTGTTAATCCTTCATTTAAGTAAACCTCTGTTACATCTCCAGTAAATCCGCAAGGACTTCCAAAACCTGGTGATATGCAAGCAAAACCAAAGGTTGGTAATACTTCGTATCCTATAGTTCTAATTATTTTAGGTACCTTCGAACCAGAGTTAGTTTGTTTAGTCCATTCTTCAACTATGAAACCTTGCTCTGGCTCTGGTCTGATAGTACTTGTTTTTGGTATTAGTGTATTAAAGGTCTCTTCGCTCTGTGCCTCAACACCATTATCTTTTAGGGTTTGCGCTAGCGTTTCTTTTTGTTTTATAATCTCTTTTAAGTATTGTTCTGTGGTAGCCATATTTTATGCCTCCTCTTCTGTAGGAGTTACTATGGTAGCTAAAATAGAATTGATGTCTCCTATTTTTTCGTCAATCTCTTCTCTAGTATAACTTTCACCACTTCCTCCACCGTTAGCTGCAACATAATCTTTTACAAATTGTTCTGTGGCTAATTGATGTTCTTGAACCACTCCATGTGTCCAACCATAAGAAACAAGTAATGAATCTTCTTCGCCTTCACCTTCGTCTTTCCAGCCTACCATATATTTAAAGGTAATAAAGTGTTCTCCTGGTGTTAAATCGTATGTAACTGAACCATAAGTATAAGTTTCTCCTGTGATTACTTTACGAACGTTAGTGTAATCATTCCAGCTGTTTGCTGCCACTTCGGTATCTAGTTCTGAAAATACCGCTGTATCTCCAACAGCGCAACTTAAATCATAGTCAATTGAACATCTAAGAGTTTTATCAGTTGGGTTATTAAGTATAAACTTTCCAAGAGCATAAGAGTTATCATGTGCTCCGTTGTTAGACCTATACCCTGAACCCCACCATTTATCTTCATAAACGAAATCATATTCTCCGCCTTCTTCAGGTTCATAAGCAACAAACTCTATTTCGTCTGTTTCTGTTTCCTCAACGGTAAGAATTGGTTCTGTTATTAAAGTTTGAAACTTTTCTTCTAATTGTTCTGGACTTACAGAATATGTTCCATCCTGTAAAACCTCAACCATATACCCCTTAGAAACTGGACTTCCGTCAGAAATTGGGCTGTAGTAATCTCCTCCACCGTATACTCTTGTAGTTGATAAATAGTTAAAGTTAAGTTCATAATCACCTAGCTCAGAAACTTCTATACACTCTCCATTTCTGAAAATGGCAGAAGCAGACTTTTGATAGAATTGACATTCTTCGCTATCCCAGTCTTCTGAACTCCACCAATCCGTCGTTGATGAAAAATAAAAATAGTCTTTCCCTCCATGAGGCAAGTCACGTTGAACGCTCAAAGCCATATAAACAGGGTTTTGAGAATGTGGAGTCGTAGCCATTAAATGAACTTCTCCATTATATTCTTCCCAAGCTTTATAAAAATCAGTAAATAGTTGAAGGTTGTCAGGATTGTCTTCACTACTACTACCGTCCCACATAAAAGTAGGAACAAATCCTTTGTTGTCTACTTCTTCTTTTGTATAATAATTACTTAAATCTACTTTGGCTCCATCACTAGCTGCCACGGCAAGGGCTCTTGCAAATACATCTACTGCCATGATTAATCACCCATAACCTTCCAGTGCATTTTCCCTGAACCGTTGGCTTCCATTTTAATTTGGTCTAAACCACCAATTACACACATATAGAACCCTGCTGATGTAATGTTGTCTGTTTTAACAAATGTACTCATATTAACTACTGGTAAGCTAACATAAGTTTCTAGTTCTGAATTTTTACCAGTAAGGTTAATAGAGGCATCTCCTTCTAATTGAATATAAAGAGTGCCTCCGTCTGCCTTGCTAATAAATAGGTCTTCAGAGTTATAGTTTGTTAAATCGACAGTTTTTTCTTGAACTGTTATCATTTAATATTCCTCCCTCTTCTAGTCTATTGTTTTTGTAACGAACTGGCTTTATAAAAACCTGTAGTACCAGTTGCATTACCAACTCTATAAGGGTAAGGTCTGCCCTCATAGATGTCTAAAATTTGTCTAGTCCATCCGATACCATAAGCGGTATTTGATGTACCATATGAACTACCGTTTCCAGTCCCTACAATCTTAACGGTATTACCTATCTCTAATGTTTTAGTAGGTACTGGTGCAGGTTCAACATATTGAGTGATTGAACTTTCATCCATCCATCCTAAATCTCCTTCAGTATTATAAGGATGAGCTGTCCCCACTGCTTTGCGAGTGATAGTAGTTATTTTATTTGATACTGAACCATTTGGTGTTGTATCGTTTGCTGTATAATATAAAGGTCCATTAATGACTACTTTATTTCCAATTTCAAACTTACCACTTGGTCCAGGTGTAGGTGTTGGTGCTGGTGGATTAACTGCTCCATCTACTACCTTTTGAACATCACTAGGTAAATAAATAAAAGCTCTAAATGTGTATCCACTTCCGCTTCCCCATCTTCCATTAGAATTACTTCTCGTTTGGTTCCAGAATGCTGTTGAGCCATAACCTGATTCTGATGTATAAACAGTTCCATTACTATTTACTTTTTCAACAATAGCAACATGTCCGGCTCCATCGCCTCCGCCATCTACTGTACCTTTTTGCCAGCACATGATAGCTCCAACTCTTGGAGTTGAACCAGTTTTCAATCCAGCTTGGTTTGCTCTTTCAATGAACCACTCTGCATTACAGTTTAAACCTTTGTAAGCGCATCCAGTAGTTCCTCTTGCTTCATTGATGATTTCATTGAAGCGTCCACTAGCATACCCTACACAGTTTGCCAATACATTCGCGTTAGCGTCCATAGGATATCCCTTGATACAAGTGTTCCATCCGCCAGACCCAGTAGTTATAAAGTTCTTGTTGTTACTAGGTTTGTAAGTTCTAACGAAAAATTCACCTGCTCCGATTCCTTGCGGTTGTTCAGCGTTAATGTTTTCTACCCCACTATCTTCGTTAGGGTCATTTAATTGTTCGATTGTGTCAGTATTAAATAGGAACTGAATATTTTCATTGTCAATGTCCTCTCTAATAAAGGCTTTGGCTACCATAGTTTGCATTTCTTTTGGCGCCTTTTCAATGCGAGCAATCTTTTCTTTGTCTGTCATTTTTGCCATAACATATACCTCCTTTGATTTTTCTTTCCCTAATATATAGTATAAACTTACGCCTTTTACTCAAAAAAAGAAAGAGAGGATTATTCATCCTCTTTCTTCATTTCTACAAAGTATTTATATACTTTACCTTTACCAAAGTCGCAATCTGTTAGCCAATCACAACTGAACATTAAATAAATGTCTACCCTATCGTCTAAACCATAGTGTTGCATGGTTCTTTGATAGTCCGTAGCCCACATATTCATTACGACATATAACTCACACCTATCTATCGTTTCGGGTATAGAGTATTGTTTGGCAACTTCACATACTTGGTCGTATGTCCATCGACCACCTTTTACACCATACTCGTTCCACATATTAGCAACTATACTTTCCGCTTCCTCTAAACTAACTTTATACATATACTTTTTTAACTTGCAAATCATGTCATTATATATCTTCTCATCCTTTACTCTCACTTCTTCCATAATCTCTGATATAATTGCTATTGTATCGTGCATCGTAGTTTCCGTGTGGTATCTATCGTAAATGCGGTCCATGTAAGTCTTAAACATTATCTACGCTGAAATAGTTCCGCTGTTTTTTAACATATCTTGGACTGCTGATAAAATGGTTGTAGTTTGGTTACGTTGAGATAATGCTAAATTATCTCTTTCTAATTCTCTAATTTGTTCTTGGTATCCTTTGTCTGAAATAGCTTGTAAGATTTGAGCTGTGTCTCTAGCTTGATTGTTGTAAACTGCACAGAATTTTTCTGCCATTTCGTATCTTAGGTTGTCTATGTTTCTGTTTACTCCGCAGAAGCCTTGAGACATCTCAAATCTGTTGTCGCAGCAGCATTGAGATAATTGTGCCCCCAAATCTTTTAAACTATTATTAATAGCATAAGTAGAATCGCAGATACCTTGATTAGTAGCATTAGCTTGCGTTAAGATTTGTTCGCTTAAACGGCTAGTTTGATTTAATAAGAAATCTGATGTAACTGCGCTAGCATTGTTACCAAATCCGAAGCCATTTCCTCCCATTAAAGCGAAGAAGACTAATAACCAAATCCAGTCGTCTCCTCCTCCAAATCCACATCGATTAGTGTTGTTGTCTGCCATATTATATACTGGCATAATTCCATTCATTGTTTCCATAGTGTTTCCTTCCTCCTTTTCCTATATATATGATAAACTTGACTGGGCCCAGTAAGTGTTATCCAATGTTTGTTGGGGGTGTTGGTCCCCCAGCTGGTGGTAAATTGTTAATTTTATCAATTACACTCTTCACCGCCTGGTCTTGCATTTGTGGGTTGTTAGCTATATCCTTACGGAAAGCCATATACTGTTGTTGCATTTGTGGACTATTCTGCATCATTTGTTGAAATTGTTGAAAGCGTTGCATTAGTCCAGGGTCTCTTTGTACCATCATTTGCATTAGTGTTTGTGGGTTAAATCTCATTTTGTGTTCCTCCTAGTTCTTCATTTAATTTTTTAAAAGCGGTCTCCAATTCGGTTAGACGCTTATCAAGCTCAGCATTAGGGGACAAGCCTAAATTATACTCTAATAGCATTCCATATCTATTCTTCTCATACAACTTATTTTCGGTTTCTATAAATATAATTGTAGAGCCTGTCCCTGTAGGTATTGCTCGTTCCGCTTCAGTTCTGTCGCGTACCCTAAAAAAACTACCTATAAACATTTTGTATCACCTCTTTTCTTTTTTTGTTTTTTATCTTTCACTCATATAGTAGCAGTTTAATAAAAAATGATAAAAAGAAAAAAGAGCTGCGAAGCCTTTATTTACAAGGGTTCGCAAGCTTTTGATATGATAATGATAAAACTATGAAAAGAACTTAATAAAATTATGATAAACTAGTGATAGAGAAATGATAAAAAGGCAAAAAAAATTAAGATGGATACTCATCTTTATCCATCTTAATTAATTTGGTTCTATGAGGGAACCCATATTCTACTTCCACTTCATCGTATTTGTCATTTAATAATTTTATTCTGCGAGAAACAGTGCTGGTACTCAAGCCGGTGGCAGCCGCTATTTCTTCCAAAGTGTAGCTATATATTCTCAACCTGATTATTTCGCTTTCCTCTGGGGTAAGCATGGCCACTCTTATAAACTTATTCAGCAAGTCCTCGGTCCAAAAAGCAGCCGTCTTTCTCATACTATAATTCTCCTTTAAAAACTTGCAACCATAAATCTTGGTTACATCTATCTACATAATATGTTGATTTAGGACGTTCATTGAAAATTCTATCTACGTCCAAATTGCTTAAATCTCTTTTTATAATAAAACCGTTTTCTCCATCATCTACAATGTTATGAGCTTCTGGGAAATCAGTTAAAATAACAGGTACATTGCGTTGTAATGCCTCATAGGCACTATAACAAAAACTTTCTGTATCACTTAATTGTACTAAATAATCGCATCCTTTAATTAGCATTTTATTATGAATGCTTGGTGGGATGATTACAAATTCTGGTATCTGTTTAATAGCCTCTACAATTTTTCTATCGGCTTGGTCTAATGTACAGCATACAAACCATACAAACTTTTTATTGGCTTTTTTAAACTCTTGAGCCATTTTTAACATTCGTTCGATACCTTTCTCTGGGGTAGCTCTTGACATTGTTATGAAAGTTAAGCCATCCTCTATGGTATAATCATTGTCTAAAATATTATGGATAACCTTACTATCATAATTCATGGTAGCTTTTAATCCAGTAGCTGCCGTATCCGATACACAAATGATTTCATCGATGCGTTTGTTCTTTGTCCATTTGAAATCCTTCCATGCTGGTAATTGTTTAATACCTCTCCAATCAGCATGTATTATCTGATATATCTTTTTTGCTTTTACCCTTGGTAATACATAGTCGCAATTATAATTGCCTAGAATTAATGTATCACACTCTATTCTCTCCTCCGTATATTTCTTCACAGTAGCGTATTGAGCTATAGCCAACATTTGTGTTAACGCAAATTCACGAGCTATAACAGTAATGTCATAGTCTTTAAAGTTCTTTACGAAATTGAACACAAAAGTTTCGATACCTCCTATACGATACAACAGGTCTTGGAAAACCACGATTTTATTTTCCGTGTGTGTAGTAGGGCATTGTTTTTCAATTTCAATTAGTTCTACAAATTTTGCCTTGCGGGGGTTCTTCCCTAACAGAACTTCTACACGGTCATAGTTGTCTATTGTGTAAATATCTCCTGGTTTGCGCACTTCCTTTCTTTTAGTAGTTAAATCTGTGAATTGTAATAATACTTTTACTTTAAACATTTTTGCCTCCTTTATACTATCACTTTTCTCCTTTCCTTAAATATATAGTATTATCTAAATAAAAAAAATAAAGAAGACCGAGGTCTTTTTATTTAAAAAAATTAAACTTTTTTTTCTCTTGTTTATCTAATTGAGTTAGCTTTTTAACTGATGATTCTAGATACCCAGCTAACCTATCAATGTTATGAGGGTCGATGCCTGGCATTGTATCGTTCCACTGAACAGCTACAAAACCAATGGTATTTCCTGCGCTATCTCTAATAGCCACATCATAAAATGACTTAATACCTAAGTTCTTCTTAAATTCGTAACTGCTCCCCATTTTGCCTTTAATTTCTTCAATGTCACGACACCATGCTTGACCTTCATTAGTAATAGCCGCCACAAAATGAGGCATTACTGCAATAGGAAGTCCGGTACATTTATCACGTACGCTTTCTAAACCTGCTCTGTATACCTCATATGAAGCCGACATTTTTAAAGCACTACGATAGTTTGAATAGTGCTGTCCGTTATGAAATTCAAAAAGTAAAATGCGGTCGGCGCCTAATAATTCTTTGTAGTGGTCCATGGTATCAATAATTTCTTTGCTAATTTCACTTTGTTCTTTTACGCCTCTACCTATATTAATACGGTCTGAGTTCTTTTCAATGTACTGTTTACAAAAATAAATTAATAAAATGAACTCAGCTATGGCTGTTCCCAGTGTTTTCGCTGTGTCTAATATAGTTTCCACATTTATACCTCCTTTATAGTTTTTCTCTCTCTATATATAGTAAATAATCCGGGCTTAAAATCTAATTACTATCTATAAGCCCATAGGTATTTAGTAGATACTAATACCCAAGCCCCGTTTTGTTTAACATAAATATTTCCTTGAGTGCTTGGCTCCCATACGGCATATAAAGTCGTATTAGCACTAAAAGTATAGGCTGTATTGGCATTATATGAAGCAGAGGTAGCCGTTGAACTAGTACTCCATCCTTTAAATACATAACCGCTTCTTGTTGGTTTTGTATTACTTAAAGTGATACTTGGATTTGATTTTCTGGTAGTGGTACCTGTGGTCCAAGTTGCGTACATAACACTGTTTTGCGCTGGAATAGTATATGGGTCTCCAGCACCATATTTGGTTCCCGAAGTACTGCCCAATGCCCATTTACTGAAAGTATATGGGGTTGTATTTACAGCAGTACCGGTACTATTGCCCGGTGCTCCAGAACCTCCATTTGCATTGTAAGTTATAGTGATAGTTACATTAGCATTTGTATTATTTTTCTTAATAGCTGACGCTAGGTTTACAGAAGTGTTATATTTTGCCGTTTGTGTGTTTGGAGTGCTAGTTCCACCATTGGCATTATATGATACTGTATATGAATTGGTAGTAAATGGTAGAACTACAGTTGTTGTAGAATTACCTATGGTACCAGTATAGCTACTATTACCAGTATAGGTATAACCTGCATTGGCTTTAATATCATTTACGGTATAAGATGAACCAACGGCGTGCTGTGTATAATAATCTGTACCATTCTCTAATACCTTTGTCCCGCCTATGGTTACGTCAGCAGTACCCATAGGGCTAATACCACCCTGTGCCGTACCATCTAAGCTACCATTTAAATCAAAATATTGCGCTGGTGGCGCTTGTTCTGGCAACGTAACATAGCCAGTTATATCTACACTTGAGCTAGGAGCATAACCACCTGTCCATTGAGGAGTATAGGTCATTCTAACAGGAATTTTAGGCGTTGTACCATAATCATATGTAATAGTTTTACTAATTGAGAACACATGAGCTCTCTGTTTATACGCAGTGCCTCCAATAGTTCTAGAATTGCCAGACCAAGAGCTTGCACTAGATGGCCAACTTGAGCCACCACTTTCAGCAAATTCACCCCAGAACAAACATTCTCCGTTTATCCAACCCCCTCTTTGGCTACTATAACCATAGAAAGGGGTAGACGAAGTACCCCATGAACAATATAAATAACAATCAGCCCAAACACGAGCTTTACCATCACCAACTGTATCATAACCACCGTCTAGTACGAAACAAAATAAACTACTACCCTGATTATATCCATTGTTGGACTTTTTATATGTTAATTCTGCCATAATTTATTTCACCTCCTATACCCAAGCCCCGTTTACTTTAGTATAAACAGCTTTAGCTTGTACCCAAGCTCCATCTTTTTTAACATATACTCTACCAGTTAAATCTTCCCATACGGCATATAGTGTTACATTACCACTTGGTGTATAAGAAGCTCCTGGAGCATATGCCGCTGTCGTAGCTGTGCTGCTTGTAGCGAAGCCTTTTAAAGTATGATTTGTACGGGTGCATTGCGCTGCAGTAGGCAATGTTACCGCACTATATGAACCAGTTGAACTACTAAACTGAGCATAATACGTGATAGGGGCTGTTGATGGTGTAATAGATGCACCATTGTTCCCAACCTTTGTACCTCCGCTTGCAGCAGTCCACCAACCAGTACTTGTGTAAGTGATTGTCGCATTTGATTTACGAGAACTTACGGTTGTAGAACCCCCGTTAGCATTAATAGTAACCGTACGACTAGCTGTTCCGTTTGCCTTAGAAGCAGTAGGCAATGTAATGTTTGCACTACCCGTTGAAGTGTTCGTCCAGTTACCTGTTAAAGTAACGTTAGCTGTAGGTGTATAACTTGCACCAGCGTTACCAACTTTAGTACTTCCATTATACCAACCATTAAACGTATGCGTTACTTTTAAATTAACAGTATCAGATGCCTTAGTAGATGTACCTCCATTAGTGGAAGCATTATAAGTAATAGTACCTGATGTTGTTGTGTTAGCCCAAGTTGGTGTTGGTAACGTTACACTACCACGTTTAAAAGAATCTACCCAATATGCTTTAAAAGAACGTGAGGCAGGTGCCGTTCCTCCCGTATAAGAAATTGAATCAGAACCAGTTAGGTCGTCCTTGATAACATCTGAAAAAGGTTGTGCTATTGTAGCACCGGAACTAGCATCAACCCAGTATCCAAATGTATATGAAGTGGTGTTTTTTACCGTTTCCGAAGTATTAGCGTTACCATTGCCATAACTATAAGTAACTTTATATCCATCTGAGGTTACAGAAGGCTTGGCGGTCGTTGGTTCTGGTAGCGTGTAATTGGTTCCCCATGTCTTAGTGATTGATTCTGCAACGCCAGAACCTCCATTTGCATCTAAATATACGGGATACGTAGCCCATGGGACAATGTTTAATGGATACCAACCATCAACCCAGTTATTGTTAGTTTTACAAACCGCAATTGGATAGGCAGCTCCAGCCGAATGCTTTCTGTAATATATTGTAGCGCCAGAGCTAATTTGCGATGCTGAGGTAGCACCACCAGCAGAGCTGGCGTTACCCTTGGTTGTTACATTTGCTTTAAAACTATTACCTTCGGCATAATATCTACCTCTAATATTTCCAGCCATAATTTACTCCACCTCCTATCCTGTTACGATATAAATATCGCCGTCTTGCCCTAATGATGCAGCTGGCACGCCTGGTCCATTATGTATTGTTGGTATTATTACAGTTTGTGCTGCTGAACCATTAAAACTTATATCTGAACGATTTTTAGTTAATGTTAAAGTATTACCTAATTTTCCAGAAAAAGTTGTAGCAGTTAGCGTACCAGTAGCACCGTCCCAAGACATTTGTCTTGTAAGGGAATTTGTTCCTGCTGTTATTGCTTCATTGCTCATATATCCAAAATATATTTTATCGTCATTCCCTGAGTAACTTGAAATAAGTAATCTACCAGTTTTAGACGGACCTGCTATCCATCCAGTGTAACCTGTACCAGTTAAATTGATAGCACTCTTTCCGTTTGCTGAATTAATCCAAGTTGAAGAAGTTTGTGAAGAGGTTATTGGCCCTGACACTGTTCCACCGGTTAATGGTAAATAATCATGACCATGACTAGATGCTGATGCTCCTATTGCACTTGGTGTAATGTTTATTGTTTTAGCTGTGCTACCATTGAAAGTAAATAGATTAGTTCCTTCAGTAGTACCGCTATTTAATTTAATAATTAAGTTAGTTTTAACGCTGTTTGCAGCTCCTCCAGCAGAAGATGAACCAGCATAATTATGTGTATGACTTTTTGGGGCTGCTCCAATCTCGTCTAAGGTCCAGCTTACATTAGCTCCACCGTTAAATGTTTTACCAGTAGAACCAATAGTTAATGTTCTTGCTGTTGCCAAAGTTGTAGCAGTACCTGCATTCCCAGTGATTGAAGCGCTGGCTGTAATGAAACCACTGTCATTAGTTATTTCACTTGTTTTAAAAGTAAAATTTGCTGTGGCATTACCAGAACCATCGAATGTTGCTACATTGGTACCATTTTTTTGGATTGTTAATGTTCCAGCTGTTTTGTTAGCTTTATCTGCTGTTCCAGCTGTTGTTGCCTTACCACTTAATGAAGCTTTAATCGTTGCTGGTAATTTTAAGGTTACAGCTCCAGAACCATTTACAGATACGGCTGTACCTGTATTAGTAGCATCGCTATCTGATATACTAATATTTCTAGCAGTACCCCAGTTGGCAGTTGTAATATTTTTGCTACCATTAAACGATGTTCCATTAATTGTTCTAGCGGTTTCTAATGTTGTAGCGGTAGCAGCATTACCTGTAATATCGCTGTCAGCAGTAATATAATCTTTCCAGTCTGTAATATATGTTGGCTTGTTAGTTACGTTTTCCCAATCGATTGATTCGGCGCTAACACCTTCACCTGTTACGTAAACTACTCCATTAGTTCCCATAGCCAAACCAGTACCTATCTTAATAGTACCAGATACTGTTGTACTTGCTTGTGGTACAGATGAAATAAAACCCGTATCATTATTTAGTTGACTAAGTTTTGTTGGAACTCCAATAGTGATAGTTTTATCTGCATTACCATTGAAGGTATCTGTAGTTTCTGTATTAGAATCATAATTCTTCATTTTAATTGTTAAAGTTCCTTGGGTCTTCGTAGCAGTTGTAGCAGTAGTAGCTGTAGCTGCGTTCCCTGTAATAGAAGCACTTGAAGTGATGAACTTAGAGTCATTTTCTAATTGACTAACCTTAGTAGGAACTCCAATTGTAATTGTCTTATCTTCATTACCATTAAAAGTATCAGTTGTTTCGGTGTTGTTGTCATAGTTTTTCATTTTAATAGTTAATGTACCTTTTGTCTTATCAGCAGTTGTAGCAGTAGTAGCATTACCTGTAATATTTGCTGAAGAAGTGATAAAGCCACTATCGTTGGTAATATGGCTAGTTTTAGTTGGTACATTAATTGTAACTGTTTTATCAGTACCAGCATTGTAAGTTTCATTTACTGTATTAGCAGTACCTGCTGCAGTTTTTAATGTTAATGTTTTTAAAGTAATAACTCCAGTCATACCATTAACTGAATTAACATCAGATGGATTACACAATACATATGTGCTACCTCCCCATCTGTATTGTTTATTTTGGTAAGAACCAGAACTCATAATAACATAAATCTTTCCTGTTTCTGGTGTTAGGGCGCTTCCTCCTGAAGTAGCGGATAACCATCCCTTACTTAATGCTGTTGCTCCACTTACAATGTATGATTCTATAACATCGTCTACGTAAGCTGGTAATTGACCACTTGGCACTTTACCGTTGCCATCTAATGTAGCCACTCCATTAGCCTTTCCTTTTTCTGATGCCAAAATACGAGTATTGATATTATCTAATAATAATTTTCCTTGACGAGCGTCTAATACCCCTTGCCCGGCAGCTGCAGTAGTTAAATTGTCTTGCACGGTTAAGTTTGTAGGACGAACCCAGGCTATAGTAGTAGTGTCCTTTGTAGGAGTTACTTTAATATCACCACCAGCCTTAACGTCAGCTGGGTCTAATTTAACATCTAAAATGTCTTGTAATTTAGTCTCTGTTCCATCAATTAATACACTTCGACTATTAGTGTATGGGATAAAAGATACTCCTTCTTTATCCACTAAAAATTTAATAGGATATGACATATTTTACCTCCTTTGTGTTTTTTTATCTCTATAATTATAGTATGTTATAATGGTCTAAAATAAAAAGAGAGGGAAGTTAATTCCCTCTACTTTATTGGTTTTCATAATTGTAGCCAACAACCCATTGACCACCTTTTTTAATATATACTTTTTTAGCTTTCTTCCACTGTCCACCTTTTTTAAACCAAAGTTTTCCTTTTTTCCAAGCATTCCCTTTACGGATACGTACTTTGGCTTGGTCAGCTGGAGTAATAACCTCAATGGTGCGTGATGCAATAGTGTCACTGGAACTAGCTCCTTCGTGAGCGGCTTTAACACGCACTTGCATGTTATATGTTGTTTCTTCACTCAATCCTTCCCAATTATATATATGTGACGATTGGTAAGGAGTCCAGTTTTGTCCATCCTTACTAAACGAATAAGTTAAATCGCGAGATGGAACGATAGAAGCATCAACCGTTAAAGTGCAACTAAAAGGTAGTATATTACTAGCCTCGATTTTGGTAATCGTTGGGTCTGGCAAATCAGTAGAATAAATCGTATTATTAGATGATGTAACTGACCCACCATCATTTGTAGCAACTAACACAAATCTATAATTGGTATCTGGTAATAACCCCGGAATAATTGTAGATGTGGCACTACCCATAGGAATGGAAGTGGTATTATTATCTGGGTCGGTATACTTTAGTACATAATTTTTAATTGGAGCATTCGTATCCCCTGTAGCAGAAACTCCTATCTTCAATGAAGTAGTATCGCCATCTAGTCTAGTAATAACAGGATTAGTAGGAGCTAAGCAGGTGGTAGTTATATTTCCTGTCTTATATGTACTCTGTTTTCCTTGTGTACTTGTTACTGAAATTTGATAATAATATTTTGTGTTTGGTTGCAAATTGTTTACAATGGCTGTACTAGGTCCTCTAGATAAATTTGAACTACTTGTACCATAACTTAAATTATAAGACGCCAAGTCATCATTATAATCAAAAAGAGCTTGAGGTCTAACCATAATACTAGTTCTATCTGATGAAGCTGTGACAGATTTAATTGTCGGATAATTACCAGAGGTAGTAAAACTACCTGAAGTAGTGGCACTTAAATCATTAGAGTTAGTAACTGTTAAAGTCCAATTATAAGTTGTATTTGGTGCTAAATAAGTTATTTCGCCAGAGTCGGTTGTTTCTTGGTAACCAGTTATAGCACGACGCAAATGTTCTAAATCTTCGTCATCTATTTTGCCATCGCCAGTAAAATCATATTTATAAAATTCATCATTAGGAATTAAAGTATTACCAAGAATATGTTGGCGTACCTTATATAAATCTTGACTATCATATGTGGCAGCTAAATTGGTTGCAGTTACAGTCCAAACATATGATGAAATAGTACTGTAATTACCAGGAGACGATATGGCACACTGGAAAGATGCAGTAGTACGTCCAGTGGCTTCAAAAGTGGCCTCACCTATAGATGGTGCTGTTGGTTGTGGTATGTCTATGCTTCGAGTTACCTCTACCCATTTATTATTTTTACCCGCCGCGCCTAATGTAAACTGAGACCAAGAGGCCCACATTTTTACATCTACTGTTTTTTGTCCTGGGTCAACTTTAGTAGTTAATTTCCAAGGGGTTTCATCAGTAGTATTTTTTTGCCCTACACTCAAACTACGAGATGTGCAATATAGTGGATTTTTGGTGTCAACGGTATAATGATTACTTGCGTTACCTTTGAAGGCGTATCGGATGTTTTGTCCAGACTCGGTGCCATAAGACCCTCCTATCGAGTTAAATATCCAAGTAGAAGTGCCTGTTTTTTGAGGAATTAGCTTTAAACCAAGGGGAATGGTAACCATATCCCCACTTCTGGTAATAGTACCATGCCCTATATAACAGTGCACTGTAAAGGTTATACTTGGTTTTCCACCTTCATCACTTACTAAATCTGGTTCAGAATTATAATTAGCCATAGTTTATCTCACCTCACTAATCTTCTAATAAGATGTATAAATCTCCATCTTTACCTATGTCATTGGTAGGCACTCCAGTGCCACTAAAAGTATTAACACCTTCAGCTTTAATTTGAGAAGTAGTGTTTGATTTAATTTGTGCTGCTGACCATAGAGTTGAATTTGAAATACCGGCATCGTTTACAGCATAACGATTGTGTAGTTTATCTGCTGTATCTGCCCTGTCAGCATTATCTGAATTAACTGCTCGTTTAATTTTTTCATCATTGAACGCATAACTGTCTTTAGTCATGTATAGGTGTAATGGAGGAGCTGACGTTAATTCTATATTATATACGCCAGATTCTGTTTTCCCTAATTGTAACAGTTTACCAACGTTGGTGTCATCATATGTAACCGATACGTCTTCTAAAGAGGAGAATTGACGAACAGAACTTGCTGATGGATTTACGGCATTAATTGTAGCCCTACCATTTAAAACTTGAACACTCAATCCTGTTCCAAAATTCCATTCATTAACTTTATTCCAATCGGTCTGAGTAGTAAAATCTAACCACAACTCTTCCTTAACGTCGTCGACTTCAAGTGTGTCTACTCCTACTGTTACTGGATTGTTTATAGTATAATCTGTATTAGGTTTTAAATTACCATATACTAATGTTTTGGTTTTTGGATTAAATTGTAATATCATACCGGCAACCATCGAAGTGGTACCAGCGAATTGGTATAAATCATTGCCACATGCAAATTGGTAAGTTTGTCCCTTTAGTCCGCCTGATGGGATTGTGTAAGCATAATATACAGTAGCTTCCACTGGGTCTGTATTATTCGCATTTGAATAAGGTCCTTGCACAGCATCGTTATATACTTTATGATAATGATTTTTAACTAAATCATATACATTAGTATTTAATTTAGTTTCTTCATTGTAGTTTGTATATAATACCTTACTATTAGCTAAATGTTTTAAAGTAATACTGTGTGGTACTGGTTGGAACATAACTGATTCAGCATCTGCTGTTAAAACACGCTCTGGGTCTTCTGTATCTACCCATTTAGGTAAATCATAAACACCAGCTATACCATCTACGTTTGTACCGTAGTATTGGCTAGGAGTTCCATCCGCAACGGCTGTTAAATTGTCTGCCTTTAAGGCTTTATCTACATAACCAAATTTAGATGAGTCATTCATTGATGTATGTGCATAATCAGCTTTAGACATATAATCATTTGGGTCCATTTGACCAACACATTCTAAAGTAGCTATACGGTTAGTTTCATCAACCGAAATTTTAGCCCCAAAAGTTTTTACAGCTATTGTATCAACTTTTCCTAATGTTGTAGGTGATGTACCTGTAAGTGATTGTATAGTAATACTTTCTAATTTTTTATTTAACTCATTATTTGTATTAGCAGGTACATTTGCTAATTTATTTAAGTCGTTTTGTGTAACAAACTTATTGCTTCCAACAGTTAAATCATCTGTACTTAGTCTATGAGGGTTTTTAGTAGACTCAGCGCCGCTACCAAATGTGTTAATATGGTCTGTAGCATTTTTTACATCTGGGTTTTTACTAACACGAGTCTCTGTATACCATAGGTTCTTAGGCTTATTATTTAAACCAGCGCCCTCAGTAATGTCCCCTGTATATAGAGTAATATGTTCAACAGTTGTTTTCTCTGGGTCTCCAAGAGGATGACCATTAATACTTGTTTCTTTTTCTACCTTAACTAAATTTAATCTAGTTAATTCGCGAGCGTGATTTTTAATTTCTGTTTCATTTAAGGTTGCTCTACGCTCTATATCATATAATCTAAAGCGCACGCTTTGATTAACTATATTTTGTTCTAATGTTTCTAAAGTAGCTTTAGCATCTGGAGCTTTCCACAATTCTGTTTCAATAGCAGTAACCCTATCACGTAAAGTGGTTATATCATGTTCAGTTGGTATTGTGTAACCATAAACTGCATCTACTTTATTTGTATAATCTCTGTTTGTAATCCTGTCAGCGATAGACATAGTCGAATTGGTAGTTGCATCGTTATGCCCATATAAGTATTGTTTATCTAGAGCAAACAAATACTCTTTATCTTTATCTGTTTTAATGTTTAGAGTATAAACATTATTAAACTGTGTTTTTTGTAATTGTTTTAAACTGAATTTTACTTGAGATGGAACATCATCTTCTGCATCTCCACTGTAAAGTGTAAAAATATTATCAGCAAATACAGGACTGATAGTTCCTACTTGTGCCAAACGTTGCATTACAAAGAAATCACAATCAGTTTCATGGGCTGTGCTAAATCCACTTACATTTCCTACTATAACTCTCGTTACTTCTGCAAAAGGGAAATCAGCATCAATTGCTAATGGAGTGTTTAAGTTAGATTGAGCATCTACAAAAGAGTTGTAAACTGCTTGCCCATAAATCATTATGTTTTGACCATTTGGTGTAACTAAATGGTGTTGTATAGTAAATGAGCCACTCTCTACTTTCTCAAGTTGTTTTGTGTCTGGGTTGTAGAATTTATCTATAATCAATTCATTGGTTTGAACTTGCTCAAAACCATTACTAATTGTATCAACAGGATAAGCATAATATAAATTACCGGTTTCGGTTTCTGCTGGGAACCATTTTAAGTTAAAGTTTGACCCGTTATCTGTATCTGCTGGGAAAGCATCTGTACTTCCCAAAGTACAACTGATACCTTCATCATAATAAAAACCTTCTTTACGTCCAATCTTCTTACCTGAAGCTGGTGCTAAATCTAAACCACTAACTTTACCACCATCTACGAAGAAATGTCCTCTATCTGCGGTGTAAGCAATGTCTGGTATAGTGTAAATAAAATCAGACCTTACATGAGATTCCTTGTCTGTTAAAAATGAACCTATGTAAATGTTGCTAGGAGTGTCTGTAGTAGGCATACCTGCATTAATAAAATAGTGTTGGTTCTCATCAATGAAGATAGAGAATGCTCCTGCACTGCTTATATAAGGAGACACGTCAAATGATTGAGCATCAATTTTGTACATACCTTTAAGGTATCTGTTATCTCCTTCTTTGTTTTTGAAATAAACTAGCATATCAGGCATTGACAGTATTGTGTTGCTACCTTCTTCTAGTTTAATAATGTCTTCTAATACTACTGCTCCAGAGTTTAAAAAACCTTGTCTAAAGGTTTGCCCGATGTCCATAATTTTATACCATTTGTCATCTTTTTTAGAAAAACGATATAATTCACCACTAGATACAACATAGCATACTTGAGCATCATCTGGGTTTTTAATAGCATCTCTGTCATCTAAAGTATTTACTATGGCGTTTTCTTCTGGGAACACCAAGTTGGTATTAGAGATACTGATTTGGTTTAATAGTCTTCTAAAGTTCTCGTTTAATGGAGAAGAAATTATTTCCCCACGTATTCTTATAAAATCTTGCATCCTTAGTGCACCTCCTATAAATATCTAGGCAGTATTTCAGCTTCCATAGTAAAGCTGTTCATACTATTGCCTTCTTTAATTGTATTATTATCAGCCGCATCTTTGTATGAGATGTGGTTTCCTGTAGTGATTACTAAATTATCCAATTCCACTATAGTCGCTCCTAGTGGTCTGTATATTGCTATATAATTTCCACGAGAGTCTTTGAATTCGTCTTTGGTAGAGAATAGACTAGTTTTTTCCCATTTATCGTAACGGTATGTATACCAGACTTCATCTACAACACAAACTTCTCCTATAGTACCATCATCATCTGATGGTAATACATTATCTACTTCTCGATAAATATAACGACATCCTTGTCTAGGAATGTCATATGTTAATACATCTGGGTCAAGTGTTAAAATTGATTGGGTTTCGTCCACGGCAATTATTCTACTACCTCCGTTATGATTAACACTAAAGTACTTACCAACTAAGTCTTGTGTAATTTTAACTGGGCCAAAACCTGTAAAATATACTCTATTGCCCACAATATAAAAAGTGTTAAATTCAAATAGAGCTACATTCTCATCATTAACAGTGAACGTTTCTGGTATGTCTATAATTTCGCCATGTGGGTTTAGGGTTAATGACTGTCCAGTAAAACGACCATAGTAATGTTTCTCTGTTTTAACTTCCTTGCCGTTTTCATCTGTAATAATAACTGTTTGAGTAATTGTTTGTGATGCCAAGTCTAAAACCATGTCTCCACCTAAATCACTCATGTCCACTACCATTGAGGTATTTGTTGTATTATTTGTAAATTGAATAAAAGTATTCTTACTACAAACTCCTTCATAATGGATTAAGTATCTAGGAGCTATAGCTGCGCTTCCTGGATTATATAAAGGAATTGGCTGTAATTCTGCATTGGCTTGTATTTCCCAATTAGCCTTTGGACACATATCTTTATATAAAAGTCCTGTGTCATAATAATAGTTTTTACCGTAAACAAATACGGCGTCATAAATTAAATCATCCCTATAATAGCTTAACCCGTATCCATAGGCTGACCCTACGGTTTCAAAAGTAACTGTGAAGTTTCCTGTATAAACTACATCTTCTGGTGCGTATCTACCAAACAATGAATTTTGTGGTGTTTGAATTGTAGTTAAAGGATAAGCTCCTAATGTAGATACACTAACAGGTTTAACTAAATAGTATTTGTATGGCTGGTCAGATAAAATTAATCTACCAATTTTTCTTGGATTTAACCAAGCTCTCATTCTATCATATTCCGTTGCTAACAAATCGTGGCAAAAACAATTAAACTGAAATTGTTGTCCAGTTATTTGTGTGCCATAATAATATTTACCGTCGTAAGCTGGTACTTCTAATTTCTTGTCCGAAAAAGTAGGTTCAATGTTCATTGTATAAACAGCCCCACTGGTAACATTATAAATACCCATGTCGGCACAGTCTTTTCCGTCATAATTAAAAGTCGCAAATAGCTCTCCGGTCTTTACGCTTCTGACCATATTTTCCCTCCTATTATTTAATTCTCTCTAATAATAAGTAGTCAAAAGAGAGTAAAAATAAAAGAACGCAGCGCCTAAGCGCTACGTCCTAAAGTATGTTTTTAAAAGTGTTTATTTTAATTCCGGTTCTCTCTCCAATTTTTTTGAACTCATCTACAAATGCCTCAAAAGCATCTCTACCATCTTCAACAGATGACATTGAGTCAACATTAAATTCGATTGAACCTATTGTGATATTTCCTCCTTCATAAGAAGTTCGGAAGCTATCTCTTTCACGATACATTTCATCTAATGCTTCAGTGAAATCTATAAAGTGTTTAGTTTGTAAGGCATCTAAAACCATCTCTGGTCTAGTCATAGAGCCATGCAACATAGCATAACCAGTAAAGTCTATAAGTCCACCATGAGAATAACCACGGTTATTAGTAGGAATACGAGTATCAACTCCACTTAAGATACCTCTATTATTTCCAGCATAAGGGCTGTAAGTTGTAGTAGTACCAGTCTTCTTGGTTGTTGTAGATGTAGTAGATGTTTTTGGCGCCTTCCATCTTGCGGTAACTGTTTCGTTGCCAGTAGGAGTATAAGTGTATGCTCCAACTGAACAAATCTTTTTAGAAGGAATATCCCATCCATCAAATTCGTAGCCGGTACGAGCTAGTTTAGGAAGCGTAATTTGGTTACCTTTAATAACTTTATGAGGTTCTTTCTTGTTGTCGTAACCATAATCCCAGGTAATGGTATAATACTCATCACCCCCGCCGCCTCCGCCGCCGCCTCCGCCACCACCACCGTTTCCACCATTTCCATTTCCTCCAGGATTAGAATTGTTGGATTGGATGCCAGCTGCGATAGCGTTAGCTACTGCTGTTCCTACATTTACTTCGCGAGTTTGTAGGGCTTTATCTAAGGCCTCAGTTGCTCCTTTTAATTCTTGTAATTTATTCCATACACCATAGATAGTACCTTCTTCACCATCTTTTCCTCTTAAGGCAGACATATAAGTGTTGTAATCGGTACTTAACGCCTCTAGTTGTTGTTTACGTTCTAAATTACTTTGTGTTTGCCAATTGTCGGTTTGTTCTAAGATTTGTTGTATCTTAGCTTCGTCGTTCATGATGTTTTCTTCAATGAAACCGAATAGCCAATCAGTGTTTTCAAACATTTCATCAAAATTATGTTGTAGAGTGTCTTTCTCTTCTTCTAGACGATTTATAATATTATCTAGTTCTTCTGCGTATTTGTCATCAGCTATAGCTTCCAATTTATCTGTCATATCTTGTTGAGCTTTTATGAATGCTATGTCTGAAGCTCCTGATGTATCCATCATCGCACGTTGGATGTTAGTTTGTAATCCACTAATTTCTTTAGCATTTTCTTGGTCTTTTCTTGCTTGCTCTCTAGCTTCTTTTAATTCTTCTAGAGCTTCTTTTTCTTTGTCAATTGCCTCTAACTTAGTATCTAGTATTTTTTGGTAGATTTCTTTAATAGCATCTGCCATAGTGTTTTCTACTTCTACATAAGAGTCAATCGCTTCTTGGTGTAAGTCAATAGCTTTTTGTAAGTAAGTTATATACTCATCAAAGTATCCTTGTAATTCCTCATACATACCAGTGTAAGTTTCATACAATTCATCAGCTTGTTCTTTTAATGACTTCTCACCATCAGCTGCTGTATCTTGTAAAGCGTTATACTTTTCAAAGTCAATAATAATTTGACCAAATTCGTCAAAATCAAATACGTCTCCTACGGCACTGTTCTCTATAAATTCCATATAACCGTTAGTGAATTTCTTTTGCTCTGTTACTAAGAACTTGTATTGGTCACTCAACTCTTCGGTGTATTTTAATCTTTCTTTATAGTACTTACCATAGTCTTCTCCAACCGCTATTTCTGAATAAGTATCTAGAGTACTTAAGCGATGTTCTAAGTTTTGGATACGATTTAAGATGTTATAGATTTCTTGTAATTTTCCAATGTATTTATCTAATTCTTCAACGGCTCCATCTAAACCTAATTTAGATAAATCCATACCCATCATGCCTTCTAACATTTTGATTTGTGCATTAGTAGTATCTAGGGTAGCTTGATACTCTTTACGAGTGTTAACTAGTTTTGTACGATACTCTTCTAGTTCAGCTTTTAATCTGTTTGCTTCCTCAGACCCTGTAGTTAAAGTACCGCTATAAGATTTCCAATCGATACCTGAAGTTCCATAAGAGGCTTCCCACTTGTGGTCCTTTCCATCTAATACAGTATCAGCTTTGCCATAAATCTCATCTAAAGGTATTTCTGAACCATCTCTAATACCTGTAAAATATTTATTCCATCCAGCACTTACCGCACCTATATTATTTAAAATAGTGGTTGCCCATTCACTGTTGTTTGTTACATCGTTTTTATATCCTGCTGTGATGTCGGCCATCTTAGAATCAAACACATTCATGTATTCAGCATCAGCTTGGCTCATTAATTGAGACTGTGTAATTTTTGTACCAGCTTCTGCTCCTAGCATTTCAATAGCGGCATCTGTTGCTGCAATTTGAGCATCTATATATGCTAACTCAGTTTCTGTAGTAGCACGACTAGCTTTTAAATCTGCTATCATACCAGCGATTTTTGCTTTAGTTTGTATTTCTTGTATTTTTTGTAGAGTTTGTAATGAATCACCATTCATTGTGATATAACCTGTATTAGCATCATAAGCTAAATTTAATTGGTCAATCGCATCTATGTATTCATCTACATATTTTGCTCCATCTGGTAATTGACCCAAATCTCCTATTCCAGCGCTAATGTCATCTAATATACCAGCTAATTCAATAAAGCTATCTAATGCCATTCCGCCATTCTTAGTGAAATCAGCAGTTAATTTATTAATTGATTGTAAGTCGGTGCTAATAGATTTTAATTCATTACCAATTTGTGAGAAAGTCATTCGTCCAGTTATTTTTAAACCATCGAAGGCATCGTCTAAAATTTCTTGCCAATGTTCTCTCATTTCTTCGGTCATTGAATCTTGGTTTTCTTCGTACCATTTAGCTAAATAATTATATTTTTCAGCGTCTGTTCCACCTAATTCAATTTGGCTTAAAGCTGATTGTAAATCGGTTGAGAACTGAGCAGCTTGCTCTGCGTCTAATCCTGACATATCATATAAAGACTCTAAACCAGACAAATAGTTTTGTGTTTCTTGAGTTGTATTCTTTAAAGCCTCAGCCACTTGATTTTGAGCATATACCCATTTAAGCGCGTCTTCCTCAGTCTTTAAGTTTTTGTTGGATTCCATTATTTGTTTTAAAGTTTCTTCATTTTCTTTGATAATTTCTTTTAACTCTTTCTTTGCTAAACGGTATTCTTTAGCGTCTTTAGAGAAATATGCAGCTATCGCTCCTCCGGCCGCTCCTACACCAGCTCCTATTTTAGCCCCGGCTATAGCTGCTGGCACCGCTCCTGCACCAAAGGTTCCGATGGCTCCACCGATAGCTCCACCGGCAGCACCAACTCCAGCCCCAATAGCAGCTCCACCTGCCATGTATCCAGCCTTAGTGACTTGATATTCGGCGCCTTCCTTAATAACATTATCCATCGCCTTTAAAATATCTTTAGTGTCATCGTCTGTTAATTTGTTCATGGTTTCTTCAGTAGATTTATAAAATTGTAATAATGATGAATTATCATACAACGTACCATTAATAGTATCTTTTAATAACTGCCACTCTTCTAACGTAGTTTGATTTTTACCTGACCAGCTATTATAGAAATTATCTAAACTTTCTTGTACTTGAGCAAAAGTCATATCCCCTAGGTTTTGTTCTAGAACATTCATTTGATTGTATAATTCATTCCAATCTTCGCTCTCAAGGTCTCCTGTGACTCCTTCTTCTAAATCTACCATTGAAGTTAATAATCCTTTATGTCCGTATTTTAAACTATTGTGTTCTACCTCATCGGTAATGGCGTCTTTTAGGTTTTCACTAAACTCCTGCGCAACAGCTTTTGATACATTACGACTTTCGTCTGTTAGACCATCTTTTACTCCTTTTAGCATACCACGATATGTACCTCTATTAGTAGACCATACCTTCTCGTAAGCCTCTGTTAAAGTATTGGTGTTACCTAAACCAGAAGTAGCATCTAACACACTGTCTTTTTCTGTTTTATTCAAATCTTCAAATTGTTCATTGTATTGTTCTTGTAAATTAGCTAACTCTTGACGAGCATTAGCTACATTAATGGTTAAATTACCATACGCGTCTGTAATGGCTTCAACACTATCAAAAGAGTCTGCCATTTGTTGAGCTATGTCATTTAATTCTTCTTGCTCTGCTGCTGTACGATAGATTTTGTTTTGTAACTCATCATATCTGTCTAACAACTCATTAGTAGAATTAATTTGTGTTTTAGTATTACTCAATTCAGTGGCAGCCTGATTAATATTATTAGCTGCTTCTGACAATTTGTTGGCCATCTTTTCATCCCAATCTTTAAATGTTTCAACTAATTGAATAACACCCATTATAGTGGAAATAGTACCTCCAACAATATCTCCAGTGGCTATCTTACCAACTCCAGCAACTACTCCACTCACTCCAGATACAGCTCCAGCTGCTGCTTCATCTACTTCTGACAACATCATAGAAATAGATTGAGCTGCAACTTCAAAAGCCATAATAGCGTTTTGCATTGCTTGTTTTTTAGTCATAACCTCTTTGTTGGAAATTTCCATTTGTTTAGTCGATAGTTTTACACCATCTTCTTTGGCTTTATTAATCATGCATTCTAACTCAACCATCTCTTGGTTATTATCTATTGTATACCCTTGTAGTTTAAGTTCGTCATAACGCATTTGCATTCTAGTTTGTAATTGTCTATTGGCATCTACTTGCATTTTAATGTCAGCCATAGCAAAGTTCTTCTCTGCTTCAGATGTAAAATATGCAGGGTTGTCTTGAACTCCCTTCTTAGTAATTACTCCCTTAACGGAAGCAGCTACTCCTTTTATTCCGTCTTTCATATGTTTAACCATATTTCCTAACGGTTTATTTAACTTAGCAATCTTAGGCCCTAATAATCCTACAATACCACTTATTAACATTAAAGGTTTTGTACCATCGTTCAAGGCGTCTACTAATTTTGTTAATAATTCTATTACAACTTTAATTGTCCCTGAGTCAGTTAAGTTAGATACAAATTCTTGCCAAGCTACATTTAATTGTTGTAGTTTTGATTCTACGCTTTCCATTGCTTTGGCGTGCATCAATGATTGCATTCCAGCACTATTAGCACTTTGGTCTGCTAAGTCTAATACACGGTCCCAGTTTTGCATTAATGTAATGAAACGAGATTGTTGACGAGTACCGGCGATGATAGTTCCTAAATAAGCTTGAGTATTTCTATCTAATGATTGCCACTTAGGTCCTAACTCTGCGAATACATCTTCAAGATTTCTTAATTCACCTTGAGCATCTCTTAAAGCTACTCCAACTGATTTTAATGCCGTTTCTACTTGGTTAACGTCTGTTTCTCCATCTTCAGTAGTTCCTGACATCTTAACTTGTTGCATACGTGACATGATTGTTTTTAATGATGTACCTATGTTTTCTGGTGCTTCACGTGTTGCTTCAACCATTGTTGCTATGTATGCTAAGTAGTTATCCATTCCTACTCCGGCTTGGTTAGCTTGTGCTGCCGCTTTAGAGAACGCTGTTGATAACTCATCAATGTCTGCTGCAGATGCTGCTGCTACTTTGTTAAATTTGTCAGCTACTCTAGCCGCATCTTCTGCCGCTAAACAATAACCATTAACTGCCGCTGTTAATTTGTCAGCTGCACTAGTAGCATCTATACCAGCTACTTTCGCAAACTCAGAAGTAACCTTAGTCATGGTCATAGCTTCTTCAGTATCCAAACCTTGTTGAAAGAATAAAGTCGCTGAACGAGTAATGTCATCTATAGACATTCCTGTTGTTTTCGCCATGTCAACGAAACTTGTTTGCAATTTATTTACTTCATTAATAGTTAAATTACTAACTACATATATTTCATTTAAAGCACTGTCTAAGGCTTTATAGAAGTTAAATGCTTCTCTTACTAAGTCTTGGAAACCACGTACAAGTGTAGCCGCTGAGAATGTAATACCAAATTGAGCAAAAATCTCTTTAATGGTACTTTGTGCTTCTGCTAATTCTTTGGCCTCTTGTGTAGCTCTAGGCACCTCACTATTCCAGTGACTTAATAGAGTGTCCGAAATATTATATACATCTTGTAGAGCTTGCTCTTCTTGTCTAAACACACTCAAGTTATGTTTGTGAGCATCTGCCGTATAAGCTGTTTTTTCTAATTGAGCTATCTTCTTCTCGGTGTCTATTTTTGTCTTAAAAGGGTCAGACCCAAATTCTTTTGTATTGTCTGATTCTTTCTGTCTTAAGCTATCTATTTGTTTGAAAAGTTTTAAAACCTCAGCCGCCTCTTCCTTACTAAGTTTTAAATCTTGATATAACCATTTTTCTTGTCCCGATGTTAAATCTTTACCCGTACCTTGACGGTTAATAATTTTTCTTAACTCTCCTTTAATGGCATCATAATCATAACCAGTCAAGTCTTTAATTTTTGTTTTAGCTGTGTTTTGCCTTGTTTGTAGTTTCTTTTGATTAGCAACTACTTTATTAATTCCTTCAAGCTCTTTCTTTAAGGTTGTTAAATCCTTAATCGCTTTCTTGTTTTCTTCACTATTATAAACATCATCTAATGTTTTCTTCAAATTGCCAAAAATTTGGGCAGTTTCGTTTACCTTCGCATTGATGGTATCGAAAAATATGTTGTATTGTTTTGGACTTAAGCCTTTCTTGCTTAATCCTTCAGCCATACGGTCTAAGTTAGCATAAATGTCTTTAAAACTTTTATTTAGATTAGACCCTATATTTTTCGTTAAAGCGGAGCTAAGGTCTAAAGATTTAATGCCAGACTGTAAATCTTTTACGAGATTGGTTGTTTTCCCAACAAATGAAACATCTATTTGCATTTGTGCTTGAATTCTTTTATTATTCATCTCTCTTCCTCCTTCCTTTTCAAGCATAAAAAAATAACGCTATTATTCAGCGTTATCTTTTTGCACTTGATACTTGTTAATTAATTCTGCCATTTTGGCATTCATTTCCTCGCCTTGTTTTTCAAGTTTTTCTGTTCTGTTTTCATATACCTTTTCAGCTATATGTGCTGTTTGAACTAAAGCTTCTTTTTTATCTTCTTCACTTAAACTTCCTATAGCTAATAATAAAGTATCAATTAATCCCATAACTGAGTGTTGATTTTCCCAAATTTCTCTACATCTATTTAGTAACATAAACCTTAAGTCCATATATAATTCTCTAGGAATTGTAGTTCCTAAATGCTCTAAGAAAAATGGTTCAACATCTTCTTCCATAATTGTAATTAAATCTCTGTTGTCGTCATTACATAATTCAACTAGGTCTTCATTCACCATAGCATTAACTAATGCTAAAATTAAATAAAGTTCCTTTTCTGTTTCTAAAACTCCTTCTCTCCCTTGTAATAACATTGTAGCTTGAACTAATATTTTATGTTGTTCAACTACAGAATTAATATTAAATTGTTCATTTAAAGTTAATTTCATATCTCTCTTTGTCCTCCTTAATTATTTACCGCCAGTCATAGTTCCTTTTTCAATACGGTCTAGCCAATCAGTTACAACCAAATCTTTAACTCTAGTTAATAACTCTGATACCCATATAGCCTCATCCCTAAACAAGAAGATTAATACATTATTAGAGCCCAATGTTCTTGGAAGGGAAGTGTCAAATTTAAAACTATTGGCCAACGCTTGCTGATACTCTTTATATGTCGCGTGCGCATCATTAACTGGAACCTTTTTAAGTAAATTCCTATAAATGTCTTCTAGACTTTTTAAACTTTGAAAGTTCATAGATTTAATGTCTAATAGACCCATAACGGAACCTTCAATAGACATAGATAAGTCTCCAGGCCTCATCTCCATAGCGATGTCCTCAAAGTCTATATGACGAGCAGTTTTCTCTAAATGTGCTGCGACATGATTAGCCAGGTCTTTATAATCTGCATTATATTTAAAACCTAGCTTCTCTAAAGTATCACCCAACAGAAATGCCCCTATTCTAATCGTATTCTCTTGAAAAGTTGCAAAAGTACTTTTTAAAGTACGCTCATAGATTAATCCGTACGCCTCAGTCTCAGACATATTTGCCAAGTCCTGGTCGTTCATTCCTACGGTAAAGGTCGTATATCTGTCTTGAGCATCTTTACCTATATCACGGCTGAATTTTATAAAGGTTAGATATAAAAATTCAGGCAGGTCTTTCATGACGCGGTCTCTATATGCTTCAAAACCATTGTCCCAAGCAGCCTCATAAAATAAATCCCCTAAAACGGCGTGGGTAAAGTCGCGTTCTTGTATTTTATATTCTCCAATTAGTTTGTCAAAAAACTGTTCCAGCATCCTTCTTGCTGCTTGTTTATCCATTGCCATTAGAACAGCTCCTTAAAAAACACCTTAATGACATTTACAAAGAAGTACCATTCTTCTCTTTCTTTTTTAGTCATCTTATTTAATTGGTAGTATGTAAAATACCTTTTATCTCCTACCGGCTGGTACATACCTGTACGATAAACATATCCTTCTTTTCCTTTTTTTGTTGTTGGATTGGAATTTTTTCCTTTGATAGATTTAACATCAACAGCCTCTTTATAATAATTGTTTGGATTCGCACCATAAGGTAAAATCCATTCATATAGTATTCCATTACGCCCAAACTTTCTTGTGGTTAAGGTTTTATCAATGGTTAGGTTATAATTCTGAATACTAGAGAATAAACATAACTGTCTATATCTTGGAGCGTGTGCCATATTATATCACCACTATAGTAGCTACGTCTTTGTTAAATCCGTCTCCGTCTGGGATAGATTTTACTTTAATAGGCGTGAATGATGCTTTATTACTATCATTAATTGAAAGTACTAAATCCGTTGTTATTTGAACTTTATCACAATGGATATAAACTGTATGTTTGTCATCATTTTTTAAATCAACTGCGTTAATGTACACATCCATAGAACAAAAAATGTTGTTGTGAATTTGTTTAACATTAGATACTGTTACTGGCTCTACAGCATATTCATAGAACGCCATAAATGTATCTTTAGATGTTGCTTTGTCATATTTGATAGCGTAACGTTCTGCTATTCCATCTTCGTTTTCAATAGCATAAACTTCATATTGATTACCAGGTATTAAAATGTTATTGTTGTCATTAACTAAATACAAGAATAGATTTTTAGGTTCAACCTTTAATGGTAAAAATCCATCGTCCTGTAAAGTGATATATTCATTACCTCGTAAAAAAGGTTCTTTGCTAGGTTTCCCATTATCATAACCATACACATAAGACCATAAAGAATATAAGATAGCCCCATCATTAATAATGAATTCTAGGTTCTTAGTAATTCCAGCTGTACCAATATGTCCTTGGTTGTCTTCAGCAGTAACTGGTCTTGATAAGAAAGATAAAGTTGAAAGTGAAGGGTTATCAATAATCATAACCGGTTCTCCAACATGATAATCTTTACCCGGGATAATTGCTCCCTCAGGCATAGTAAAAATAATTTGAGAAACTTCTTGCATTCTTAATTGTTCTAACATGTTATCGTTCCTCCTCTCTAATTTATAGTAGCAAAAACAGTTCATTTCTTCACTATTACTACTAACAGTATAACATAAAACTAAAAACTTGTCAATAGTTTTATGAAAAAAAATAACAAAAAAAAGAGAGAGGATAAATCCTCTCTTATAATTAGATACTTGGTGTTTCAACTACTTCGTAGTTTTCGTTTAATGGATAAGTGTTTCCTGTATCTTTAAGACTAGCGTCTACAGAGTCTACAGTAACTTCTTTAGCTGGTACACGTTTGAATGAACCATCGAATTGTCCATAAGTTTCTTCTCCAGATTTTCCTTCTACTCTTAATTGACGGAATTTAATCATTTGTCCTTCGTCATCTCTTAAAGCTTTTCCTTTGAATGAGAATACTACAGCTTCTGTAGCAGCGTTTAAGTTGAATGAGAATGAGCTGTCTAATTTAAGTTTAGGAATTTCGATTTGGAAAATGTCGTTTAATCCAGTGAATTGATTGAATAATACTGTATCACCAATGAATTTGTAAGTTCCAGCGAATTTGTCAGCTAAAACAGTGATTTCAGTTAATTCTTCATCTTTTGTAGGGAATCCCATTTCGTATTCATAGAATACTCTGAATGTAGCTTCTCCTTCAACAGAATCTTCTTTGTAGTTGTGGAATGCGTTTAAAGAAATTTTATCAGTTTCTGCAGTTAATGCTTCATCAATTCTTGAAACAGTACTGATGATACCATTAATTAATTGTCCAGCGTAAACGTAAGAACCTTTACGTGCTTTTCTTGATAAAACGATTTCTTCTGCTTTGTCAGCAACTTTTACTAATTCACTTTCAACCATAACGATTTTATCATCGTTAGTACCTTCTCTTAATTCACCACCAGTTAAGATAGCTAAACTTGACATAGTCATGATAGCGTCATCGAATGTAACATTGATAGCTTTAGAGTGAGATACTGATGCTAAAGTAGCGTTACCTTGTCCACCTTGGATATCTGTAACTTCAGCAGTTCCTTCTAAAGTAGTAACTTTTAAAGTGTCGAAATACATAACTGGGTATTTAGTAACTAAGTCATATAATGTAACGTCACAAACTGTAACTGAAGCATATTTTCTTCCTTGAATGTCTAACATTTTAATACCTCCTAATTAATATTAGTCGAGCCAGAATTTGTTACTATTCTGACCATCTTCTGAACTCATATATGGGCTTAATACTGTGCGTAATTCAAATGATTGAATGTCCACATATTTCTTCAGGAGCATGTTGAACTGCAGCATAGTCATATTATACACCTGCTCAAATGTATAATTTCCAACAGCGACTAGGCCTACTATTTTATTCCCAAGATAATCCTCAGGCTTAACCTTCGGACCGGCCTTGGTCTCTTCTATTTGTTTTTCTGCCTTCTTCATTTTAGCAATCAGTTGGCGCTCACGTTCGCTCATATTGTCTGTTTCTTTGTACTGAGCATTTGAATCTGAAGCACTATCACTCTCAGGTACAATTTTCAAACATAGCTCTCGCATGAGTAAATAGAAGGTATTATCCAGAATCGTTCCCGATTCCTTCTCCCCTATATACATAGTATGGCTTATATCAAAAAACTCTATTTTTGTTTTTAGGAAAGCCCGACACGATATAATAAGGCTACGTCTAAAAGCTGGAGTGGCAAAAATATATTCTTTCCATATTTCATAATCATCCAGCTTACGCGTCTCCTCAGTCTCTTCTGGTATAAGTTGTTTTCTTGTTAAGGTCCACAAATTCAATGCCGACCAGTATTCTGCTTCTCCCATGTCCACAATTTCTTGAAGAATTGGTTGAGAAAAATAAACTTGGTCCTTAATGCGTATTGGTTGATTGCTTAAGACCTGTGCTAAACTAATCATCAATTACCACTGCATAAATTAATCTGTACCCTAACAGAATGTCAGAAAGTTGACAGTTTACTATATCGGTTAAGCGGTATTTAACTCCGCCCGTTTGTTTTAATTCTTGACGCATAATGTTGTTAATTGTGTGAGCAATCATTAATGGTCTAATACCTTCATTAATTATCCATTGATTGCCTGGGGTAAAGACATCAATCGCCAAAGAGGTGTTCATTGTAGAAGTTTTAGGGTCCATCTCTCCAGAGATAAGAGATACTACTATTAAACTACCTTCGTCTTCATTATATGGTAAAATAGGAGTTCTTGAGATTTGTTTGTCTCTTAGGTCTGTGGTTATATCTGATTTACCTTCTAAAGGTTTTTTGTCAGTATAAACTAAAAATCTCTTTAAAGACTGGTTGCCGTTTAATACGGTCATAATACGATAGATGTCGTTGTTAATGTCTAAGAAACTATCTGTTTCGACTATGTTTTTATTTAATATCATATTGCCTCCTATACAGTACGGATGTAAACAGTCTTAGTAATAAGTCCTTGCGGAGTATTACAACTGATTAAAATCTTTCCTGAGTATTTATCTTCAACGCTAATTTTAACGCCGTTTACAGCCCCATTTTCATCTTTTAAGTATTCAATAGTATTACGAATCTTCGATTGAATTTCAACCTCAAAATCATAGCTCTTTTGGTCGGACATTGTGTAAACTTCACTAGTACCCCATTCAATGTAATTATTACCATCGATGTACAATTGTTCTTCTTGTACCACGTGCTCTTCACCTATAGTAATAGGTAATTCTAAGGTAATTGTATCATTCTTAACTAAGCGAGCGGTGATGATTGCATCTCCAATTCCTCTACCAATTAAACGATTGCCACTTACCTCTATAACGCTAGGATTATTGCTCTCTAGCTTAATAGGCTCTTGCACTGGTTTCCCATCGTATAGTACCACTATTGGTAGTTCTTTAATGTCTCCCACAAACATCTTTAAGTCCTCTGTCATCTTGTTATATAACTTATAACCATATACATCGTTATAAGCTATCATCTCTACAGCGTCGTCAGTATCTAATAATCTATCATCTACAAATGATAAGATAGATACATTATCAATAGATACATTATCTACGTTGGTTACACGATAAGCTTGTCCTTTAATAATAAAACGCATTTCAGGATGTAAAGCTAAGTTGGCAGGTGTAGCAGCCATCATATTCCAGTCTGTATCGTGCATAATAATGTTATCATATGTTTGGTTTTTATCAGGTGTAACTCCTAATGCGTTAGTAATACGACCTGAACGGATATAAGCAGGTTGAATGCGTAATTCTTCAGTCTTTTCATCTATCCATTTTAAATACCCGTTGCAACGGTACGCGATACCGTTAAATCCCGGTTGGTCCGGTCTAAACATTTTCTTTAAAACTATCCAGTTGTTTGAGTCCCAAGTAAAGATTGTACCTTTGTCTAAACCAACTTCTAATGGAGCAATAACATTAGCCGCTTCATACTCCTGAGTGGTCTTAGTAGATAAAATAGCTACTTCTTCATCTCTACCGTCAATGTTAATTGTAAAACCATATTGACTGTCGTGGATTAAAGACTCAATGCTTTCTTTTACTTTATTTTTAACATATTCTCTTTTAGTTGCCCCTTTGAAATGAACTCTTTCTTTATAGGCTGCGTAACGATTCGACATAGTTTATTACCTCAAAAATTGTTTGTCTAAATTTAGGGAAATCTATGTATTTTAAAGTAGTAATCTTTAAAACTAGGTTGCCTTTAATTTCGTCTGTTAAAAAAGTGTTAAAAGTAATTTCTGCTAATAGCTCATCGTGAATAGTAATCCAATGTTTCTTTTCTTCTCTCCAACACAACATCTTATATAAACTAGATGTAATGTGCTTATAGATAATGTTTGTATCCATAACTTCCCTCCTAAAGATTAGTTATTTCTTTCGTTAACTAAAATTGGGTCATCACAATCTCCATTATAGATTGTATGTCCAGGTTTATAATTGCGAGCTTCTTTGTGGTCTTTAGATAATCCACCTAAATTACCAACGATGCTCACTCTTTTGTAACTATATTCTGTCAAAGCCTTTCTACCATCAGCCAAGTATTGTTGGTATAACGTTGTTAAATTACGTAGGTTCTCGTTTGGCGAATAAGTTTTAATTCCGGCGTCATAGTATTGCTGTTCTATTTTTCTGCTGCTATTAATATATCTTTCTAACCATACTGGTTTCATTAAAACTGCTAAAACTTCTATTTCATCTTCTGATAAAGTTTCAAAGAAAACGCGGCCTCTTTCGTCGCGATTTCTCAAATTATGTTCAGATAAACGGGCAAATGAATTGATGGCACTTAATAAAAGTGGGTATAGAGTTTTGTGCATTTGCTCGTCATCTAATGATGCTAAGTATTCGTCTTCTACCTTTGATAGGAAACGAACATAAATGTCATAGTATTCAGTAATTTTCATTATTTTTTAGATTTAGATGTAGAAGTTTTTTTAGTTGTAGATGTAGTTTTCTTAGTAGTAGAAGTTTTCTTAGGAGCAGGTTTTTCAACTTTAATAATTTCCTCTTCCTCTTCTTCATCCATTGTTTCTGTAATTACGACAGCAGCTTCGTAATCATCTAAACTAAACTTTTTAATTTCAGCTTCTGTTAGTCCCATGTTATATAATTTGTCCATGCTAACATTACTTACTTTAGCTAAACCTTCAGCAAAAATAACTTTGCTTGGCGTATAATCAAAAATGTCTTGTAGTGATGTGTCACTAATTCTTACCTTAGACCCAACGCCTAAATGATAAGTTCTTCCTTGTGTATCTTTTAATCCAATGTTTTGAGTACTTACGTTCTCTAATACGATTGTTCTATCATTGTTCATATATGTATCCTCCTAAAAATGATTAAAAAAATATAAGAGAAGGAGACTAAGTCTCCGACTCTATTTTATTTTAGATTAGATTGAGTAGTTACTTTCTAATTCAGTATTTCTATAAATACCCCAATAGTTGTTAGCAACTACAGCAACATCAAACATGTGTTGAGCTTGTACTTCAACTGAACCATCTTGTAATCTTTGTTCGTCGATTAAAGTTCCACCTTCGATACCGATTTTAACTGGTTTTTCTTTTCCAGCTGGCATGATGTAAGCGTATTGGTCGTCAACAACTTTTTCAGTATTAGTTTCATCAACAAATGAATTACTTAATAATACTACGTTGTTTCCTTTGTAACGTCCTACATATCCCATTTCTCTAACATCATTATAATCTTGTAATGCTGTCATTGGGTTAGAATCTCCAGCCCATCCTGGCATGTTGTATAATGTTGTAGCGAATGCTCTAGTACAGTAGATAGTAACTGAATCTCCGTAAGCAGCAACTGTATTGATGATTCTATCGAATTCTTTAGCATCGAATCCAGCAACTGTTGCTTTGTTAGCAGCAGGTCTGTCTTCAGCGTTGATAGCAGCTTTTAAAGCTCCTTGTACTTCATTGTAAATACTATCAGATAATCCTTCAATGATAATATCCATTAATTCAGCCATGTCAACACGACCGCATAAGAAATCTCCTAATTCAAGAATTGCAGCTCCAGCATATACTCTAGGACTCATTGTGATGTCTCTAGCATCAATGTTGAATGTACGGTAAGTTCCGTATTCAGCAGCAACTGTAACAAATCTTTTACCACGAGCAACACCCATTCTTTGTTTGAAAACAATTTTTTCTCCTGGGTTAACTGATTGAACTTCAGCGAATGAACCAAATTGAGCGATTACTTTTTTAGGAACAACAACGTTAGCGATTTCTTCGATTAATTGGAATAAAACGTTTTTGTTAGCTCTGTAGTAAGAGTAATTGTTGAACGCTTTTAATTCTTCTCTTAAAGTTTCGTTAACATCTGATAATGAATATTCAGCAGGAATATTTTCTTTGGTTGCAGCAGCAATACCTAATTCTACTAATTTACTTAATTCCATAATTATTTGTCCCTCCTTTATTATTTTACAACTCTGTAAAGTTTAGCAGCTTTACCGTTAGGCATAGTTGTTTCTTTAACAGCAACGATTTCGTGATTTCCGAATTTTAAACTTTCGAAAGCGAAGTCAGTTGTAAATAAGTCTCCTGTAGTTAATTTGTACATTCTTGGAAGATATTTAACTCCCATAGTTTCGTAATCGTCATTTCTTTCATAACGGAAGTGTGCCATTCCTGATTCTAATTCTCCATATCTACGTGGATTTGAAAAGTGTAAGTAGATAGCGTCAACGCAAGTAGCTGAGTAATCTTTAACGATTGTATCAGTAGCAGCATCGATGAACATGATTGCACCATTTTCTAATGATTCAATTTCACTATCTAATTCGCATTGAGCTTCGATTTCACCAGTTTTACGACTAGCTACTTTTGTAAGTTCAACTGTTGCATAATCACCATAAATTTTTGCCATAAAAATGTACCTCCTATTATTTACTTTCTTTGTGGCGTTTAACTAAGTCCCAAGCTGAATTTCCTAAATTGTTGTCCATTAAGTTAATGTTTAAACTGAAATTAGTATTCTCACTTGAATCCTCAGTTACGTCTTCTTCTGCAGACATTTGTTCTACTAATGCTTGACCTAGCTCGTTTTTAATTTGGTCTAATGAGTAGTTGTCTACGTTAGCAGTTAATTTTTCAATTAACTCCTCGCTCTCTAATTTAGTAGAGAACTTGTTAATAATTTCTAATTTTTCTTTCTTTGTATATTTGTTTAATGAATTTAAAGCTTCATCATACTTGTTTTGTAAAGATTCGTAGTTAGCTTTGTATTCGTTTAATTCGTTTACTAAAGCTTCATAATCTTCTTTGTTACACTTGAATTCTTCTTTGTCTTCTTCCTTGTCTTCTTGGTCGTCTTCTTTGTCATCAGAGTCATCTTTGTCATCTTCATCTAAAGCAGCTTCACAAACACAAGGATTCTTTCCACACTTATCACATGTTTCTTCGTCTTCTGATTTATCTTCATTAGCGAATTCAACAGCTTCAGGTGCTTCTTCTTCTACAGTTTCTACGATTTCAGTTTCAATTATTTCAACTTCGTTTTCTACTACTTCTGTTTCTACAACTTCTGGTTCAACAACTTCGTTTTCAACAACTGGTTCAGTAACTTCTTCTACTTCAATAGTTTCAACAACTTCTTCAGCAGCATTTTCTTCTATAACTGTATCAGTAGTAACTTCTGGTTCTACAATCTCATTAATGTTCTCCATAATGTCTTTACCTCCTTCATCGTTCTTTTGTGTATTTTCAACAAATAAAGCATACTCGCTTACCATTCTACTATAAGCGGTAATGAATTGAGCGTCTTGGAAACAAGGCTCTGTATCATCACCAAGAACAGTAATACCAGCAAATTCAGCGTGAGACACTTTATAATAAGTGTTAGCACCAATTCTTTCAAATGACCCTCTCATAGTCTTAGGATTTAATTCCATAGACAAGTGTTTTTCATTTGTAAGTATTTCTGATGCTTCTTCAAAACGTCCGTCCCAAATTACAACATCAACCTCAAGATATTCTCTTTCGGTTCCGTCCTGACCTGTGTATTTAACCCAAGCCATATTTGGATTTAATGGAATAAATCCATAAGCACTAGCATTAGGCTCGTGCCCTTCAAAATCATTAGTGTCGTAGTTATAGGTTCCTATAACGGGTGTGCCTGGAATTGTATAAGCCAATTGCTCAGCAACCTCACCTTCAATAATAGAACGATTTCTGTTTATTCCTTTGTAGAAGATACGCGCTCTTCCCATTGAGAATACACTGTTGATTCTATTAGGTTTCCCTAATAAGTCAACTGAAAAGGTAGCATACTTATGTAATTCATTCATTGTAGCTCCCTCCTATAAACTCGCATCCTTCGTTACAGTTGAATCTTGCTTTTCATTATCATCTTTTGTTGGTCTTCCGTTTTCTTTTTCACTGGCGTTCTGTGCTTCTTTATTACCAGTTTTACTATTGGCCTCTTCGTTGGCTTTGGCGCTCATAGTGTGAGAACTTTGTAGGGGAACAAGTTTCTCATCAAGATTAAGAATATCATTTTCAAAAGTAGTAAGCGATTCTATATAACGTTGCTTAACTCCCAAAGCTACTTGAGGAACTATCTTACTAAATCCGTATTGAGCTCCTTCGATATAGCTTTCCATCATTTTCTCTCTATTCTTATAGGATGTATCCAAATAAGAAAATACAAATTTTGAGTTCTTCACTAATTTTTTGTTACAAATTGTGTTCAAATAGAAGTTAAACCACACAGCAATTTGCTCACGTAATTGATACATAAACATAGCGTCACGTGTTTGTGATTCTGATAGCGTACTTCCAGTTGTGGAATTAAACAATTCTGTAGATACACCAGCGTCGTCATAAAATTGGTCATAATAAGTTTGTAGGAATTCATAATTGTCTGTAGCATCTCCTGTTTCACCTAAAGACAATACCTCAACTTGTTTTGCTAAAGTAGTTAAAGCATCAACGTTATTTTTCTTAGATGCTATCATCTTTAAGTTTTTATGAAACTCAGCAGCTAACTCTAAATCAATTTCAGGATTTCCTTCTTTGTCGATGTCGATAGTTTGAACTAAAATTTTAGTTAAGTTAGTAGCGATGTAATCATCACGTAATACTTCAAACTTGTCTATACGAGCTAATTCCTTAACTAGGAATGAGAATGGTGGTCTTCCATCATTAGTTGAGAATGCTGCACAGTTTTCTGTAGGAACTATAAACCATTGATTTACTCCCTTACCACTTTTAAACTCCTTATAAGCATTTCTTAATGCTTTAGGATATTGCTTCAATACCTCTTCTCTAGTTAACATATTATTTTTAGTTAATTCAGCCATAGCAGTATCTATGAAAGTTAAATCAACCGCAAATATATTAACAGCAGGTGTTCCGGCAGTTCCTATAATCATACAATAATCTGTTGGTAATTTAATTGCCTTAAAATAATAGTTGGCTCCTTTCTTATACTCTTCAATGAAATAGAAAGTTTGCCCTTCGATTAACATTTCTAATAAAACTTGACTAGTCCATTTTTCTACGTTCATGTCTTCATCAAGGCTTCTTAAGGCAGCGTTGTAATCGTTCATTAATTTTTTCTTGTTAGGTTTTTTCCCTTCTGTAAAGATTGGTGAAATAATATAGCTGTTATAATATATGTAAGCAAAATACTCTAACAATCTTTTATATAAAGGATGAGAGTAATAAATACGAGAATACTTTCTCCAAGTAGGGATGTCTGCATAAGGTGTTTTGATGATGTCTTCTATCTTAATTTTGTCAGTAATCTTTCTTCCTTTAGACATGCTTAAAGGAATTTCTACTGTACCGTTATGAACTGTATCTCCCATGTTTTGGATAGATTTTCTAAACTCGTTTAATTGACTCTTTGAATACAAACCATATTTTGTGTTGTTGTCCATAAACTCTTTCACCTCCTAATTTAAAAAGTTAAACTGAGACTTGCTCCAATCACGATTCTTCTTCTTGCGGTCATCTTCCTCTATAAGGTTAATATAATATAACCCATATACGAAAGCAGACACCAAGTCTTTACGCGTATGCGTATTAATCTTTTGTAATACTATAGTGCTATTAGTATCCAGGTTAGCTTTTAAATTCGCTAACTGGTCTTGCAGTTTAGTAGTCTGTGCGTAAGGAATAAGCTTGTTTGCCTGTTTAACTGGATTCATTTTGTTCCAAGTTTTATACTGACTAAAATATCTTCGCGCTTGTCGCTCATTTAATAGTAGTGAAACTCGTTTTAAACTTAAAATAATGTGTGCATTTGTATAAATTTCGCTATTTAGTGTACGATTTGCTTCAATTCCGAACAATTTTCTACGATTATTTCGTTTTTCTGTCGTAGAATACTTAGTTTTGTTTAAAAAACCGTATGGTTCATAATATACTCCATTAAATTCTTGCTCATCAATCAAATAATCTGCTAAACCAGCACCATTACCATTGATGTCGAGTACGATTGCTTTAAAATCATAATCTAAGTCAAATTGTTTTACCATAGCAGCTTGGTCTCTAAAGTGAGTGCCATTTAATATGCGAATGTTAACAAGATGTATTTTATACCTTTCGCCCTCAGTATAAACTTTAAAAATCATCGCAACGGTCTGGTCACCTTCAAATCTCGCAACGTCGACTGCCATTACATAGAATCCCTTGAAACCTTCCTCTCGTTTGAATTCAGGTCTAATAAGATTTCTACATTTGCTAATTTGAGTGTAAGAATAATAACTGTCTTCACTTCCTCCAGTCCATACGGACATATATTCACGCAAGAAGGATTCAAGCTTATATGACGAAGCTTGTAGTTTATCTTTAACTTTATCTACCGATAAAAGTCCGTGCATAACTGGAATACGATAATCCCCACCAAAACAAAAAGCTTTGTCTGGGTCAATAGCCATATTAACTAAACACTCTAAAGTTCTGTCGTGTGCGTATGTTCCTTTATATCCCGCTGTAGTAATCATAGTTTGTGCGGCATGTGGTTCAGTAGGATTTAATAATCCGGCCACAGTTCTACGGTCTACGTTCATTAATGGAATGATAACTTCATTGACTGCGTCTCCGTCCATCATAGCGAACTCTTCTAGGGTTCCCCAATGTCTACGTCCTCCACGACCAGCATTACCGGTATTAACAATATCTATTTGACTGTCGTTACGGAATTTTAGTTCGGCATAATCCGAACCCATATTACCATATTTCTTTTTGGCTTTGTCTATGTCGCTAATATTTAATTCATTTACTAAGAAAGGTAACATACGATAAATTTCGTTAGTTTTTTCTTCAACAATTTGCGCCGCTTGTTTTTTCGTATCGGCACAAGTGAAGCCTTTACTTCTTGGTTGCATAATTCCACGAATGTTCATAGCCAAGAAGTCTAGGAACGATTTTGAATACGCACGAGGGAATGTTCCCGAAACCTCTCTAAAGCGCATACACACACGCAAGAACACACGTTGATAGAAATATAATTTGAAGTAAGAATCTGATGGTGTAATCAAATCTACTAAATAGTCAGGGTAAAGGGTAAATAATCTTACCATCTCTTCCATCTTCTCTCTATTGTCTTCAACGTACTGCGGTGTAATTACAACTTGTTGCATATCATTACGTTCCATAAAGGTATGATAGTAATTGTCTAATACTTCTTCAATTCTACTTGAATTCATTTTCTACCTGTGAGAACATTTTTTCTAATTCCATCTCATTCATAGGGTCTTCATAATCTATGCCCTCTTCCTCAGATGCTGCGTATAGTTGGTCAATGTCATCATCAGTTAACTCAGTACCGCTATCTAGACTTAACATTTGTGAATTATACATTTCATTTGCCGTTTCACTAGAATCGGTGAATAAACGGCGTACATACTGTTGCATATTCTCAATCGTTCTGTCTACGATGTCACGATTCTCCGTAATCTTATAATTTAATAAGAAGCCGGTTTTTTCCAAATAAGCAACTAATTCAGATAGGCTTTCGATAGTATTTTCATTAGAAGCAGTTTCTGTTCTAATACCTAATTCTTTCATTAATGTATTATAACTTTGTAATACAGTTGTAGCCTCTTTATTATCCCCACTGGAAATACAGTGGTCAGATATGGCAGATAACTTAGCAAGCTTACGTACCATATCACGTCTGGCTTCATCCTTAAAAGGATAGTGGCTTAGTGTATGACGCTCATACTCTTCCATTCTCATATACTCTTCTAAAGTAAAACCATCTATATGTCCCCACTTTTTACGCAAGAACATTAGTAAGTCGGTATGAATAGATGTTAACTCATCTAATACTGTATTATATTCCCTACACTTTTCCCACATTTGATTATATCTATACCAATCATTGTCGGCGTATTTGCCATTAGACATTTCTTGGCAGTAATCAATTAACAATGGGCCTAGCTTTTCATATTTAGATTCCATGTCTATCCATTTATTAGCATCATAAGGTAAATCAAGGAATTGGCACATCTTATCAATGCTACCTAAATCCTTTCTATCTATTTTACTAGCAATACATTCTATACAGATAAAACTACTACCATTCAAATTATATACTGACGAATTTGAAGTTGGTAAGTACATCTCTATTTTTTGCTTTTTGCCACACTGAGGACAGACTCTAATAGATTCTTCCATATTATTCCTCCTTAGACAAAGCCGATTCTAATGCCTCCACAATTAAATGTTTAATGTAAGTTGGTAAATCCACTTCATCTCCACTATCTAGTATAATAGTAATGGCCGTGTTTAAATATTCTTCAGTAATCTTAATGTTTTTTGGTGCTAAGTTTGTTAGATTCACGTTCTTTTCTCCTTTGTTCCTTTTCCATCTTTTCTTGGTAAGTACAGTCTTTACAAACATCTCTCCAAGTACCATCTTGGAATCTTCCAAAATTAATTTCGTCTGCAAACAACTGTCTTCCGCATTTAGCACATACTTTCCATTTAGTCATATGTTCTAAAGTACCGTCTGGTTTAAATTCTTTTTCTCTCCACCATAAGTCTGCTTGTTTAGCTATACGTTTTGAAATATGCTGTTTCCAAATCGTACTAACATAGTTTACACTATAGGCTTTATATCCTAACGATTCAAGTTCCGCAACTATGTTTTCGTTAGGCACGTGATTGATTTTTCGTTTTAAAATTATCTCGTGTTCTGGCGACCATCTAACTTTTTCAATTAGTTCATCTAAAAACTCATACATATACCACCAATCATGATAAGGATTATCTTCAGTTAAAGCCTTCATGCCGTTATAATATTTTAGCATAGCATAGATGTGTTTCCAATTGCCATAGTCTACTTCCATGCCAGTCTCGCACAACATATGTTTCCCTATTTTCATACCAATGTGGTCTGGCTTATGTGTAAAATTACCAAAACTAGGTAAGTTACAGATGGTAGGTTTAAAAATGTCTTTTAACAAGAATTGTTCTCTGCGTAAATCTATCATCCATTCACGCATAAAGTATTTATTTTGATAAGTAGGAATTAGTTTTCTTTCAGGGTCCATATCTCTACGCCCTTCTAGAACATCTTTACAGTATTTATATCTTTCTTCGATGATGCCTATAGCTTCCCATAAATCTCTCATCCCTGGGATGTCAGCATCTTTAACTTTATCAATCATTGGACGAGGCACTCTATAAATAGAAACCTCTTGGCTTTTTTGCACTGTGTTCTCACCTAAAGTAGATTCAATTAGTGATTCATAGCTCACTTTCTTCTTACTACCTTCTTTTAATTCAACTTCTGCATCCACATCTTCGGCATACAATAGATAATTTGCTACTTTATCTAACTCCGCTGACGGGCATTGTGCTAATATACCTTCTTCATCTAAGAAATTCACTAAGCCTAATCTTTCTTGATACGCTTGTAAATTAAAATCTAAATAATTACTAATCTTCATTTGTTTCATCCTCTGTTAGCCAACCGGTTTCATAATCTTCTTTCATTCGTTTAGCTGCGTAATAAAAATATTCTAACCCACATGCGTCTATACCATTTAACATATGTAGTATTAATCTTTCAGTATGTGGATGTATAATTCTTTCATCTCTTACTTTATTGTAATAGTTTAATGGTTCATGTTGTGTCCATTTTTCTTTAGAATATACTTTACCTGCTCCTATCCAATCACAAATCATTTCGATTACATAATTGTAAGGTACTTTAACAGGTGTATTAGAATAAGTTCCTAAATTATCAATCCAGTATTCCCAATGATGTGGATTATGATTTCTATGATGCATCCAAGCATAACTATATCCTTTTTCTTCTTTTTCAGCATCTATAGGACTTCTATGTCCTTGAAAGTATCTTGCACTTGTAAAAAATTCAGTAGGACCAAATTTACTATTGTCATGTAATAGTCCTCTCCAAAATATTCCTGCTTTAAAACAATTAATCATTACTATCCATTTATGTTTTGTTATTGTTACCAAGTGTTTCCAGTATTTATTCATTTAATTTCCTCCTCTCTTCACTTACCATTCATTAACTATATATATAATAACATACTATTATGACTTTGTCAATACTTTTTGTAAAAGTTTTTTAACTTTTTTTACTTGACGAATCATTTTCATTATATTATAATATAATTACTAATAAAAAATAATAAGACTTTTTCTTTCGACTGAAAGGAGAAAGAAAAAAGTCAGAGAAAAAAGAAAGACACTTTCACTTGACAGACGGCATTTGGAAATGATATGATTGTTTTATCAAAGGAGGAATGATACAATGTTTGAGAACATTTTACTTATCATTGTTGCTATAGTTGTAGGTTTCTTAGTTGGAAATCAACTTGGCATGAATTGGAAAATAAAAACAACTGAAAAGAAAATTAACATCCATGTAACTACTAAAACAAAATACAGATACAAAGCTATCGCGTATAGAATGGGATTAACTGGCCCGGAAATTAGATTATATAACTATCACACCAGAAAATACGAATGGTGGGATGTATATGACTTAGAAAATCCTATACTAGTCATTTGTCAGTGTGACCCTGACTATACTCTTCGCCGCTACGGAGAAAGTATAAAAAACTTGACAGAAAGACAACTTATGAGATATAATAATGATGATGAAAAATCAAAAAGGAGTGATTAAAATGGCTCGAAAAACCATAGTATTTGATTTTGATGGAGTCATCCATAAAGGATATGACGGATGGCGCGACGGAAATATATACGGAGAGTTGGACAGAGACTTAATGTCATTCATTGTGGAGTTAATGGATGAATACTACATAGTAATTTCATCTAATCGCCCGGCAGAACAAATCGTAGAATATTTAACCCAAGCCGGATACCCGGTAGAACTTTTTAATAAGGATATGGGGGACAATATGTATTGGAGAAATCCTGCAGCAATTGGCGTTACCAACGCAAAGGCCGTTGGAGTCCTTTACATTGATGACCACGGATTGCGTTACAATCCTAGTCATTCTACACGCCGCTCAATCAAGGATATAAGAAAGGCGTTGAAAACCTTATGCTAAAAAAATTATTTTGCCGTCACGATTGGGAGCCAATAGAAAAACGCGAATCGGCTTACCATTGTGACTTCGTCTCATATTCAGATGTCGGTCGTTGGACTGATGTGTTATATAAGTGCAACAAATGCGGCAAACGCAAGATTCGCACATTTGCCCCTTACACTGAGGAGCGCAAATGGAAAGACCTTACAGAAGGCGAAAAAAAAGTTTACAGACGGTTATAAAAAATGTTATAATATATTTGTAAATAATTAAAAGAGAAAAAATTATTTACGCACAGGAGGCAATATGATTAGTAAAGAAATAGTGAGTAGCTTAATCGTAATGCTGGAAGATTACTGTGATATCCTGGCACAGGACCCCACAGAACGACCGGCATTGGAAAAAGCCAGCCAGATGTTAAGTTTCTGGCGAATGTACGAAACATTCGTACCGGCGGAGGGCGCACATGAGTAGTATTTTACAAGGCATAGGCCTAGGCGCAGGATTTATGACAGGTGTATTACTTATTTACACCGTCTATGACTTCATTTGGATGCGCATCGACGCGCACAGAGCGGAAATGGCACGTAAAAATGCTAAACGACGCAGACGTAAATAAAATTTCGCACAAATTTGCGTAAAAAAGTTTACACGAGGTCAAAATTTGAATTATAATATAATTGTAAAAAATAAAAAAACAAAATAAAATATTTTTTACGCAAGTCAATCGTGAATGCGCTAACCTTTCACCCTTTGGCGCATTGACGAATGGCTCAATAGGAGGATTTTAAAAATATGACACCAAAATATGTAGTTTATGAATGTGAAGAATGTGGAAAATTATTCTACAGAGATGTAGTAGAAACAATTACTGATGACGGCGCAGAATGCCACGTAATGGTGCAATTAGTACCTGAACATGAATCAGCAGACATGGAAGAATTTCCAATGTGTAGTTGCTTAGGGGGTAACAACGAATACGTAATTACGACTCCCAGATTTACAAAACACTAATCAAGACATTGCGTACGTGACTTATGTTGGCGAGGACACTTTTCACCCTGGTCGTCTCGTCAAGGTTTATGAGGACGCGGCGCAAATAGCGTCGGCGCAGTTTATAGGATACGGAGTGCTCAACGATAGACGCACACCTGTAATGCGCCTTACTTTTACGAACGGTTCCGCCATGGACGTATATGACGCGGACGGCACATGGCAATAATATAAGAGAGAACGGCCGAGGTTCTCTCTTTTTTTGGCGAAAGGAGGTTGGCGCACAGTGGCTATAATAGGGATAATAGTAGTGGTAATACTTGTGTTTTTGGGCGCAAGTTGCGTATTAGCGGGCAAATGTGATGAGTATTTGTTTGAAGACGACGCAGAAAATGAAAAAAAGTAATAAAAATTTTCACAAAAGACTTGCAATTTGGGGCGCAATGTGTTATAATGTATTTATAAAGATAAATAAAATAACACATAAGGAGGTAATTGGTTATGGAATTTATTAATAACGAAGAAAACAAAAAGTACTGGGAAACGGACCGCAAAAGAGAGTGCATAGGCAAATTGGTCATCACAGATGGCGAAGTATGTTGCGTAGCGGACATTTTGGAGGGCAGCAGTCCCACACGTCCAGCGTATGCCAGATTGTTACTACCGTCTGGCGAACTTAAAGACAAAGTTGAGTGGGGCCAAATGATGAAAGGTGACACAAAAGTTAATACAAAGAACCAGAACGTGGCAAAAGCGTGCATCCCAGAAGAGGAGTGGAAAGAAGAATACTTTGTGTTACGCGACAGATACTTAGCGTTCATAAATGGACAATCAGTTGAAGAAGATGTTGACACAGCTAATTATAAAGCGTTATACGAAGAAATCACCGCGGCATTGAAAGAGTTTAAAGTGAAAACACTTAAATATGAATTGATTGAAGAAGAACATGTTGCAACATTGATTGGCGTAGTGGCTCCCGACTCATTCCAAAAGCTGCTATCTGAGCTGGTATAATTTTGTAAATTCGGGGGCTTCTCAAAAATAATTTTCTAATTTCGGGTAGGACGTCACCCCTTATATACGAACATTTGTTCGTATTTTACTAAACCCACCCCCACCCACGAACGAATGTTTGTGTTTATAAAATAAGCGAACGGTCGTTTGTGTTTATGAGCAATGAAAAAAAACAAACAAGTGTTTGTTTTTTTATTCTTCTTCAAATAGTCTAGAATATTTGATTAAAAGATATAAACAAGGTAGTGTGATTAGTCCACCTATAACAAGTGATGCTATATAAGTTATAATTTGATTAAATGGGTTGTTTAGTGTTTCAATAGTAAACATTACATAAGTAAAATAAATTGATACTATACTGATACAAACATTTTCTACTCCTTTTTTTAATACTCTTTTTTTTGTTTCTTTTTTCATTTTTTTCAACTCCTTTTTTCTAGATAGTGTTTGTCTATCTAAGTATATATTACACTATATTAAAAAATAAGTCAAGCAAAAAATGAAAAAAAATAAAAAAACTTTTAACTTTTTTTAATATGCTTTTAAATGGTCTTTTTTTGAGTTTTAAGGCACTTTTTTATTTTCTAGTATGTTTATATTAAAAAGTGTTAAAAGTCGTTTAAAATGGGTTTAAATGGGTTTAAATTGCTTTTTTAGGTTGTTTGTATATGTTTGACTAGATTAGATTAGTTTAGATTAGTTTAGTTAAAATTAGACTAGATTAGATTAGTTTAAATTAGACTAAATTAGACTAGACTAAATTAGACTAGATTAGATTAGTTTAGAAAAAAGTTTTATAAATACTTATAAAATAAGTATTTAAAAACTTTTTTTAGAAATTACAAAAAAAGTATTGCAATTATCTTTTTTTTATGATATATTTAATACACCAAGCAAGCAATGGTTTGTTTGGTAAATGTTCTTTAAAAATTTTTTTAGAAGGGTTGTGATAAAATGGAAATTAAAAAAGAACAAACTAAAACTTATACACCAAGCGAAAACCTAAAAGCAATTATAAAAGCAATAGGAACTAGCAACAAAAAAGAACTTGATGAAATACTAGCAATAACTAAAAAAACTAGAAATTGCATAGTAGCAACAGCAAGTTCAAAAAATAACAAGTTGTATATCAATTATCATTCTAAATGTAAAGTTGAAATAAACAACGAGTTAGTAGAACAAAAAGCATACATTGATTTGACTGATTTAGGAAAAGAACTTTTAAAGGAACTGACTAAAAATGATAACTAATATAAATTATAAAGTTGATACTACTAACAAAATAATTTACATAGAACTAAATAAACTAGATTGTTGTAGATACACTATAAAAGAATTAGTCCTATCATTAACAAGTCGTCAAATGTATGACTATTTAGACTACGAAATAAAAGGTATAAGTTTTAAAGAAATTAAAGAAAATAACTAAAAGTTATTTTCTTGTATCTAGTAATTAGTTGAAAAAATTAATTGCTAGATACAAGTAAATAACAAAATGAAAAAAATGGTATTTACTTGAAAAATAGTTCATTGAAAATTTAGGTTTATGTAATTATTATTTAGAACCGACAAAAAACAATTTTTTATTTCAGGGGATAGGTTTAAAGGAAATTGAAATAAAAAAATAGGATAGGTGAAAAAAATGATAATTAAAAATAAACAATATGAAAAAGTTAAAAACGAAAAAATATGGTCTAAGGTTGGAAATAGGTCTAATAACTTAGCACCAGTCAATTTGTCTAAAAACAAAAGAAACTGGTTGTTGATAGATACCGAAACAATAGGGGACATAACAAAAGGTGAAAAGGCATACCCTTACGACATAAGTTTTCTAATGGTACAATTAAAAAAAATAAAACACCAAGTTAGTTATATCAATAGTGATATATTTGACGAAAAATACTTGATGGAAAATGCTTTTTATAAAAACAAAATACCATTTTATAAAAAGGCACTAGAAACTGACAAAAGATACCAAAAGAAACACGATAGGGAAATACTAAACGAACTTAACGAGTTCATACAAAAGCATAAAATAACCTACTTCGTTGCTTTTAATGTAAAGTTTGACTACAATAGCATTAATAACTTGTTTGAGATAACAAACTATAAAGAAAACTATTTCAAAAGGTTGTATGTAGTTGATGTTTGGAAAATTGCTACTGATATAGTTGCTATGTTTCCCGAACTATACGAGTGTTTTATGTTATTTTGTTATAACAATAACTTTATAACTGAAAGTGGGTTGAATGTTAAAACTAATGCTGAATGTTTCAATAGATTTGTTAACAACGACATAAACTTTATAGAATGTCATACAGGTCTAGAAGATACACTATGCGAGTTCAACATTTTACTAAAAATGTTATGGTACTACGAAAAGCACACAGGAAAAGACTACTACTACAAACTAGATACCATATTTAACGGACATAAAAAAATCTTTAATGGTGGTATTTTTAATACAAGTCATATACCATACATTTTAGAAAAACATAATTTAACTAAATAAAAAAACACAACCCTAAATAAAAAGCATAAACCTAAATTAAAATGAACGACACAACCCGAACGAAAGGGGGCAAACAAATGTTTGTTAAAAGAAAAATTAGTTATATGGTTGCTACTTGTAAAGAGTTCATAAAAAACCCTAAAAGACTGATAGCATACCAAAAGGAAAAAAGACAATTAAAAGCATATTTCAAATAGACACTTGTTTGTCTTTTTTCTTTTTTAAAAAAAATGTTATTTTATGCTTGACAAACAAAAAATTATATGTTAATATATATGGCACTTAACAAACAAAACAACCCGTTTTTGTAAGTAATATATAATTTTAGCATACTATACCAAACAAAAACTTGTTTGTTAAGTCTATTGTTGGTAGGCATATTTTTACTTATCAACCACCTTAAATAATAGCAAAAACCTAACCTATCATGCTATTATTTTTTTTATGAAAAAATGTTAATTTATGCTTGACTTATTTTTAAAAGTATGATATATTATATATACGAGGGGAGGTAATAGTATGCTAAAAATGAAAGTTTTTGACATTATTAAAAGAAATGGTTGTCTAAACCTTGAAGAAATGGAACATATAAGAGAATTAGAAAAAAAAGACAATTTAACAGTTGCTGAAATGGTTGACTTACACCTAGCAAGTTATCTTGCAGTAAAGAACTTACAAACTGACTTGAAAACCATGAAACATTATTACAAGCAAATTAAAAAGGCAACTGATAAAAAATTAAAATGTAATGGTATAAGATAAGGGCAACCCCCTTATCTATACCATGAATTAGTAAAGGGGTATAGAATGAAAAAATGGAAATATAAAGAAAACAAAAAGACACTTGAAAAAAGACTAATTAAACAAGCAATTAAAAAAATGAAACAAGAAACTTTACAAGCATTAAAAGACGGGTTTATGTTTTAACCCGTTTTTTTCATGTCTATCAGGCGAACATTCGTTCGTCTTTTTTCCTGCTTCTGGAGGACACCTAGGTTTGCCACCACCAACTTGCTACCGCAACCTCGCCCCCTATACCATTGCCTCCAGGAGCTGTGGAGCTGGGAGCTGGACCGGCGCCAGCCCCCCCTAACCCCCCATCCTTTTATTATACCATAAGGAGCTGCGTCTTGTCAAGTCTTTTTCAGTAAAAAAAATATTTTTTTTATTATATATATATTTCTCCTCTTCTAGTATATCACATTTAGGTTGCGTTTGTCAAGCATTTTTTAAAAAATTTTATAAAAAAATTTGCTAAAATTTTCTTGACTTTTTAGGCGTAATGTGGTATAATAATATTATAAATAAAGAAAGGAGGAAAGTAGTGTTTAGGTTAGGCTCTTTTTGTCGTGGCCTAATCCCCCCTATAATCCCCCCTAATTATATTATATCATAGGAGCTGGGCTTTTGTCAAGTGTTTTTGAAAAACTTTTGAGATAAAATTAAGTAAAAAATTATTGACTTATGCTAAATTATTTGATATAATATATATATAAAATGAAGAAAGGAAAGAGATAATAAAAAATTTCTAGCAAAAAATAAAAAAAACAGTTGACTTTCGGTCAGTCTTATGATATAATATATATATAAGATGAAGAAAGAAAGACAGTTTAAAAAAGATTCTTCCAAATCTTCTAAAAAAGAGTTGACTTTCACTCAGTAATATGATATAATTATATTACAAAGAAAGAAAAAAAATAAGGAAAGGGCTTACACGGGCTATAGGTGTAAGTTATGGTGAGAAAATATGGCAAAAATGAACGGAATGAACGCAAACTACAGAGAAGTAGCAGGAGTACTAGCTACATTTGAAAACGGAGCAGCTTTCAGCAGAGAAGTATTCAACAAAATGGCTGCAGCTGGAAGCAAAAGAACTTTCAACAGCGTAAACGCAACACTTGCTGCAATGGCTGGTAAAGGCTTCGTTACAAAAGCAAAAGGACTATACGAAGCAGAAGAAAAAGTGCTTACTAAATACACTCTAACTGCAGAAGGTAAAGCAGAACTAGAAAAAGAAGAAGATGCTCCAGCAGAAGAACCTGCTGAATAGCATCTTTTTTTTATACCTATTTTTTTTTATAATAATACTCTCCCATTCTAATAATATTATATCATAAAAACAACCCTTTGTCAACTATTTTTTTAAAAAATTTGGTACCACAGCCAGCGTATTTTTTCTAGCGTATTTTTTCGGCGTGCCACCATATTTTTGGTTAGGAGCTGTGCCCCCATTTGCCGTGCCCCCTATAAAAAGGAGCTGCGCCCCAAGCGAACATTTGTTCGGTCTAGGAGCTGCGCGAAGCCCCCTCTGTAATGCTCAGGGAGCTGGGTGGGGGGCGAACATTTGCTCGCGTTAAAGGAGCTGTGTGTTCGGTCTTTTTTATATTTATATTTCTTCTCTTCTAGTTTATCACAAAATCGCACCTCGTGTCAAGTCTTTAAAAATAAAAAAAATAAAAAGAGGTCTTGTCAAGTGTTTCACATAGCGAAAAAACCCTTATTTTACAAGGGTTTAGACTTGACAGAAGGGGCTCTCGTGAGGTACCTCATACCACCCCTATAACCTGTACTACTGCTCATTTTAGGTATTACACCTACTTTTTATAGAGTATATATTATTACTATTAGTATAGGTATAGGTATATATAATAGTATAGTATATTATACTACTACTACTACTACTACTACTATACTACCTTATATATTATATACTACTACTTACTATTTATATATACTACCTACTACTATTATTATACTACTACTATTATATACTTAATACTACTTACTATTACTACTATATACTAACTACTATTACTACTACTATATTATTACTACTACTTACTACTACTTTATACTTACTACTATTATATTATTATTACTACTATTTAATTACTACTATTAACTTAATTTACTGAATAGTATACTTGTGCCGCCAAAACTACAATTTTTCTTTTATGTGTGCCGCCATACATAAAAGATAGCCCATGGTTAGGGAAAAGAAATGGCTTTCCCAATTAAATATGATGGCGAATACTGCCCCGCAAACCAATAGCCCCGTTATGCACCAGAACTGTAATCTTGTGTGCAATAGGCGAATGGCTACGAGGCTGAGAACCATTAGGATAGAGATGCCGATTATGTCTGTCATATCTTATCTCCTAACTGGTGTTGGCACTGGTTTTGCCAATCCGCTTCCTAATTCTTCATTTAGCATTTTAATCATTGGTGTGCCTCTTAATATGATTGCCGCCTTAGTCTTGTCTACTAGCCCTTTGCGTGCTAATGTTAATACCATTGATTGTGCCTTTAACTCTGTGTAGCCTCTGCCTAACTTTTCAGCAATTTGTTTTGGTGTTGCCATACCTTCACTTAACATTTTAACAATTATTCCTTCATTTGGTCTTACCATATTTTCATTCCACCTTTCTTTTTTCATCTTACATATATATTATATCTCAACTTGGGGGGTCATTTCAAGTATTTTTGCTAATTCTTTTTCAATTTTTTTTAGCCTATTACCTAATACCTCAACCCTTATTGCGTCCTTGCAAGTAATTAGTTCTTTTTGGATTAGTTCCAATTCCTTAATGTATGCTTTCATTTCATACTCCCCTTTCTTCTTTCATTTTATATATATATTATAACTCTAAGAGGTGGGGAATTACAAGTCTTTCTGGTGATATTTTGCCCAAAAATCACTTGTAACGATGAAGGTGTTCATCTCTTCCCATACTTTGTGGAAACGGTAGATTTCATATCCTGTTAGCCAGTGGCGTATTACATAATTACGCTCTGGTTGTTCTCTATCACATAACTCGTATAGGTAATACCCTATACCATCTACCTGTGCCTTTTGATACTGGCGTGCCCAGAACCTGCGTCCAAATACATCTTGTTCTAGTTTTCGGTTAAGGTCTTTTATATCTCGGTTGACCTTCTTATCCATTAACGATTTCATTTTGACCTCCTTGGTACCTACGCATATAACTTTCCCAAGTTAAACACATAAGCACACTGCCATCAGCACATTGACCTGTGCCCGCAATTTCTCTTAATGAGTTAGCCCACATAAGAGCTCTACCTGTTTTCTTATCAACTACTGCTATTACCACTTTTTTCATATTCCTACCTTCTTTCTTTTAATTATTCTTTTTCATTTACAAATAAATTATATCAAATTGTGGTGCCATTTGACAACTCTTTTTTAATAATTTTTAGCCAAATTTATTTTAAAGCGTTTTAAGCCACTTTAGAGCGATTTTAGGTCTTTATAATATATTTATATTAAAAATATATTTTCAGCGCTCTACGGTACCTTAAATCGCTTTAAATGAGGTGTTTAAGGTTTAAATAAATTTAAAAATAAAAAAAGACAGTATTTCTACTGTCCTTCCACTATTCAGCATCTTCTGCTTCAACTAATTCGTATTGAGTTAGTAATTTTTCTCTGAACATACCTTTTGTTTTCTTCATTAGGTCTTTGCCAGCGATTGCTGCTAATGTAGCATTAACAGCGTTGAATGAAGTTAAGTCTGTTCTGTCAGCATAGTTAGCATCTAAGTATTCTAATACTTCTCTAGCGTATGCTTTACCTCCCATTTCTTTTACTACTTTCATTGCTAATTCCATTTTAGCAGTTATTTTGATTTCTTTGTTCATAGTTTTCACCCTTAGAACTTTTAGTTCTTCCTTTCTTTAATTTACATATTTATTATAACACTTTCTACTGCCGAGTTTCAAGTGTTTTTTTAAATTTAATAGTAATTTTCTTCATCCTCGTCCATTTTTAGGTCGCCGGATAAGATGTCAATGATGTCTTGTTTATTATAGTTGCCATCTTCACAGTATTTGATAGCAATTTGGATACGAGCCGACAATTCTTTAATCAACTCTAGCATAGTTTCTCTACTCATAAACTCAACTCTCTTTCTTTTTTCATTTACAAATAAATTATAACTCTAGACGCCACCAACATTCAAGTCTTTTTACTAATTTTTTGGAAAAATATTTTCACTCTCAGACCATTGGTTAAAATCATAGCCGCCGATACTTAGGCTACTCATATTTTTCCTTCCATCTTCTGTATGTATTCATCTAGCTGCCCGCATCAGGGAATCAGACCTGACCGGCACCATAGCCTTGCCGCACTTTAAACTGAAACCGGGGCCTCTTATCCGGTATGATGGATAACAACTTTATCGTTTTAATATAGTTGCTTATTACAAGGTTTGAAGAACCAACCTCAAACCCCCTAATAAAAAACTATATTAAACGCAGGAGCTGAGCGACTCAGTGGATACTATCTACTCAGTCCTGCGGAAGGGAGAATAAGGACTATTTCTACTAGGTGGTTGATTTAAACGAACGCACTGTTTGTCGGAGTCACCGTATGCCTACACTTTCGCTAGCAGTAGGCTGCATTATGTTATATTGAAAGGTTAGATTTACAGCACTGATATTCTTCGCACAAGGTTCGGTAGTAATCTACCTCGGACCACGCTCCTTTCGTATTTGGTAATACACACAGCCCTTTCTTATGTGCTTCATATTCTAACTCACTATTTCTTTCATTTACAAATATATTATATCAAATTAAATAACCTTTTGACTACTCTTTTTTTCTAATTTTATGGTAATTTTAAACCCTCGCGGCCCGCCCCCACTTTTTGTAGGTTAATTACTCCTACTCACCGTACGGTCTGCCTCAACATTTCAGTGAGGGAAACCCGTGAGGGTTCAAAACTAATCTAGCGGCTTCGCCATAACCATACCCAATCATAGGTATGGCGTAGCGGCTTCGCCTTATTAGGTGCTTACCATAATTAAAATGTGGAGTATATCTTATTCGGGGTTGTATCCCCCTCGGGTAGGATAAGGTATAATCACTTATCTTATCCGAGCGAGATATAACTCGCCCATCTAATAAGATTTTTACAAGGTGGTGTGTGGAGAGAAACTCTCCTATGAGTATTCTTAATTTATCACCCAGTGCTAATGAGTTTAGTTATAGTTAGCACTTCCATCACAGACTGCCCCTAAACATGGTGGAGCAGTGCCCTGCCATAGAACCTACAACATCAAGAGTACTCGTAGCAAAGTTTCTCTGTGCAATCCCAAACCCAATCTCTACAGATTGCATGCCGGTCCGTTTCATATTACTATCAATAGCCACAACGACTATTCACAACCGGGTTTCCAGAACTCACAATAGCAAAGACAAACAAGCCATTGACTTAATTACTAACTGTGTGCTCTGATAAGACAAGAGTAGTGTTCAACGCGACTTACGGGCTACCTGATTATTGGCAATCACTCCTCACAGGATGTTCCGGCTTACCGTTCTGTAGTCCTACTATTATCTTATCACAACACACAATAGGTGTTGTGAGAAAAAAATGGGTTCTTGAAAAAAATTGATAATTATGTGGAGGTTTAAATCCCCCCAATAGAGAATAGAGAACTTAGCCTGTATAAGGTATCCAGCGTATGTTCATAGGATACTATTTCCGCAACTTATATTCCATTCCCTATTGGCGAGATTTAAAACAATCTCTTTTTGATTTACATTATAATTATATAATAAATCGGTGCCAGTTTTCAAGTCTTTTGACTTAAAAACATCTTTAAAAATTTTTATGAAAGGTGGTATTGTCGTAAGTTGGATTTGAACCAACGCGCCCACACTACTTTTGGAGCCTGTTCCCTGTTATCACTTGGCAATCAACCTTAGTGTTGCTTGTTACCTGTCCGTATTTTCATGCGGTGCTCTACCTGACTGAGCTATTACAACATAATGGTCGCGGAGGTGGGAGTCGAACCCACGGTCTTCAGGTTATGAGCCTGACAAGATAACCACTTCTCTACTCCGCAATGGGGTGGCGATTTATTTGCTGCTAGGGAAAATCGTTCACTCCTAACCCTATAATAAGGTTTATAGATAACCTAAAACTATTGAAACCAGCTGGTATTTGGTTTTGTCCCACTTGAACACATCTCAATCTCTCGGGAGCTACCCTACTTTAGTGAGTGGGGGGTGATTAATAACACTTTGTATTTGGACGCGTGTTGTGGCTATGCCAGCCCTTCCTTACGCCCTCCGATTTCCATCTTAGCTATCGGTAAGCAGCGGTCACCTAAGAGGAGTTGCACCTCCATTACCCTCTGCGGCCGGTGATGATTTGTTTTTTCTTTTCTTTTTTTATTTACAATATAATTATAATATAATTTGCTGGGTATTTTCAAGTCTTTTTTTATTTTTTTTAGTAAAAATTATTACATAGTGGTTGGGACGGTATTATTCCCAACACTTTAACTCTTGCTTCTCGGACCCGCCAATCACTGCATTCGCCTTGCGCACCTGTCCCCGGCTATCACTAATGTAATAATTGAGTTTCGCCTTTCTCATTCTCTTACGAGCGAGCTTTCATTGCCTTGGCAGTCTCACGACCTCATCGTCAGTGGGCATTTCTTAATCTTTAATTATTGCTTTGATAGTGGCCTTGCTGATACTATCATAACTTTGTAATACATTTTTAATTAAACCTATCGCAACAAAGACAAAGGTATATGTATTTATACCGACTTCTAATCCAAATAGTTCTTCCATAGCTGTGATAAATATGGTGTCCACATTAAAGATTAGCAGTATCTTTGATACGGTAAGCATCCAAATAACATTAAGCATTCGTATCTTCTCCTAACGATTGTTTAAACTTTTCTAAGAACTTATCTTCCTCCCAGTAAAATGGGTCTCCAAACTCTGCCATTAAGTTATACATCATTTGACCAAATCTAAGGTCTTGATGTTTTTCCCACAATTTTTCTACTTCTTCTAAGAAGGGTTTAATGCGTTTTACATCTCTCATATTCTCACCTCTTATTTTATTTTATGTATTAGCATAGCACATAAAGAACCTATCCCCTTGCCAGCACATATTGTAGCTTTGGTTGCTGAAAATAATAAAGCCATCAAACAACCCCATAAGCATACAAAAGTTAAACACATCATAGCTGATAGTATTATTCCTATACCATTATATAACCACGGCATTCCAAATAGCCCCATGGTGCCGAATGCTCCTACTATTATCATCATACACGATATAGTAAAGCCAAAAGCCTTCTTCATTTTCTCAACTCCATTTCTTTTTTCATTTACAATATAATTATATAATAATTTGGAAGGAATTTACAAGTCTTTTATACTTAATTTAATCTCATTTTATATATTTTATAGTATTCTACTGAACCACTTTCAAATACAACTTCTAATGAGTCCTCTCCTAAGTTATGTTCTGCTACTTCAAACTCACCATTGCAAGTCTTAATGTGTATGTCTTGTGATATTTCTAACAACTCTGCCTTAGCTTTACCAAATGTGCTATGGGCTCCGTGTTTCTCATTAGGTATTAGGAAAGTTCCACCAAAATTCTGGCTGTCATCTTCTATCCCCATAATTACCCATACATATCTTAACTTCTTCGCTCTTGCCATAACTATACCTTCTTTCTTTTTTTATTTACAAATAAATTATAACAAAAAAAAGAAGGAGAAATCAAGTCATTTTTATTTTTTTTAACTTAATTTCTCCTTCCATATTTTTTCTTATTGTAATTCTAATACTCTTGCTATAAAGTCAGGTGAGTATAAACCTGTTAAACTGTTGATAGGGTATCTACGATTTCTTACATCATCAGCAATTTGTTGAGCTAATGCTTCCTCATCTGGGTTAGCTAGAGCTCCACCTTCTTCAATGTATCCTTCGTCTTCATCCTCGTCATCGTAGTCTTCGTCATCATAATCTTCGTAGTCGTCATCATCATCGCATAGGTCTGATAATAGGTCTTCGTCTTCCTCATCAGGTAGTTCGGCATAATCATATAACCATTCCTTTATACCTGTGTCACTGTCCATGTAAGATAATTGTTCTCTTACTTCTCCTACTGTTAATTTTAAAAACTTATCTACTCTTTTACTCATATTCTTTTCCCTTTCTAAAATTATATATTTCTTGGCGAGCAAGTCGTTCTCTTTCGTTGTTCTTATACACTCGGTTACCAAGGCACCAAGTGCATTGACCGGCAGAGCCCCCAGAGCGACCACCATGGTTACGGCATCGTCTATCCACTGCCTTAGCATATGCTTGGCCTTTCGTTCCATATTCTACTCTGTGCTCCTTACCACTTTTAATGGCTTTATGTAGAGACATAGGTCTCACCTCCTATTAACTTTCACTAGGAGTTTCAGGTTTTCTATGTCTTCTACCTTTCTTAAATGTTTCTTTGTATAATGCTGTAGCTGCCTCTTTTAACTCTTTTCCTTTTGGAGTTAAGTATTTAGCTGCCATAGTATTATTCTTTACTTTTTTATTTGTTTTGCCTTTTCTGTCAAGGTTGGCTTGTGTGATAGGGTATTGTCCTTCACCTTTTCCGCTACCGCGTTTTCCTTTTGCCATATTTATCACCCTTTCTTTTTTTAATTACAAATAAATTATATCAAATTAAATTACCAAATGACAAGTCTTTTTTAGTAATTTAAGTAAAATTCAACTGGCGCCCCCGGGAGGATTCGAACCTCCGACCTATCGGTTAACAGCCGAGTGCTCTACCGCTGAGCTACAAGGGCATCATAATGGTGGGTGGAGATAGATTTGAACTATCGAACCCTAAGGAACAGATTTACAGTCTGCCGCGTTTGGCCACTTCGCTATCCACCCATTAAGGAATTAGTATTTACCATCAGGAAATTGTCTTTTGTATTCTGCTTCCATGCTGTCTGATATAAACCCCTTACTTTTGACACAAGATAATTTAATCGTTACATAGTAACAGTCTTGGTCATTAAGGTATGACTCTACGCTACCACCATAACTTATATTTTCAGGTGGTTCTCTGAAAGTTTGGTAGATGTCGTTCTCCATTACCCCTTCATCAATGAAATGGCGTTTCTTAATGAAGTTAAATAAGAAACGGTATCTATCACAAGCAGCCTTGTAGTTTGGTCCAAAATAAATCACATTATTATGGTACCCTTCATTATCTATTAAAAACTCTAATGAATAAAACTTTCTGTTTCCCATAGTATCCCTACTTTCTTTTTAAATAATAATGGTGGTTCGAGCTGGGATTGAACCAGCGACACCAAGATTTTCAGTCTTGTGCTCTACCAACTGAGCTATCGAACCATGGTGGGGGTGGTGAGACTTGAACTCACACGAGGGTTAAATCTCGCAGGATTTTAAGTCCTGTGCGTCTACCATTCCGCCACACCCCCAAATGATTTAATTTCTTTTTAATTGATAAATAAATTATAATATAATTTGCTACATCATTACAAGTCTTTTTTTTAAAAATTAAACATAAAATTGGTTGCCCGACCTAGATTCGAACTAGGGAGATGCTACAGTCAAAGTGTAGTGCCTTACCGCTTGGCTACCGGGCAATAAAGTAAGAGGGCAATCACGCCCCATGAGAGATGGGTTTTCTGCTAGGATGTCCCCGAAACCTGACCGCTCTTCACGATGGCGGACTCTCGACTGCACTCGCGACACTCTCACATTGTCAGGCACGCAGCTAGCCTCTATATCAAATATCATATCCTTACGCGTCGGTGTTATGATAATTCATAAGCAAAATAATGGTCGGAGAGACAGGATTTGAACCTGCAACCCCTTGGTCCCAAACCAAATGCTCTGCCAAGTTGAGCCACTCTCCGATTAAAATGGTGGGCGATATAGGACTCGAACCTATGACATCTTGCTTGTAAGGCAAGCTATCTAACCAACTGATATAATCGCCCATAATAATGGCGAACCCATATGACAATTTTATGACTTAGGTCAAGTAGAGTTTCTCCGTGAATTACAGTCCGTTACCAGAGCTGCGCTTTCGCTTCAAAATTCAGTCATAGTCTTACGAGCTATGCGACTTGATTGCCGTTTAGTTCATACCTTAATTCATATAGGTCATCGTTCCGGGTTGTTTCAACAGTAGCGAACTGAGCAATGCTCACCGGAGTACCGTGCCATATCAAAACTCCTGAGCCGAAGCATAGAGTTTTCAGCAAATTAAATGGCGGTCCGTACGGGATTTGAACCCGTGGTCTCCTGCGTGACAGGCAGGCGTGATAGGCCGCTACACCAACGGACCAATATAAATGGTGACCCTAGCGGGATTCGAACCCACGATGCAACCGTGAAAGGGTTGTGTCTTAAACCACTTGACGATAGGGCCAAAACAATGGAGCGGGATACCAGAATCGAACTGGCATAGTCAGCTTGGAAGGCTGAAGTTCTACCATTAAACTAATCCCGCAAAATGGTGGAGGATACCGGATTCGAACCGGTGACCTTCTGCTTGCAAGGCAGACGTTCTAGCCATCTGAACTAATCCCCCATATAATGGTGCCGTCTGCAGGAATTGAACCCGCAACCTACTGATTACAAGTCAGTTGCTCTACCAATTGAGCTAAGACGGCAGGAATATATTTAATGCCCCGGACTTATATGCCTAATCGGACAATGCCCCGGTCTTACATAAATATATAAAGGAGTAAGGTTTGTAAATACCTATCGCCAAGGGCCACGTCTCCCATACTCCAGTACAAGCTGGTGGGCCATCCCTTGATATTAACGGGGTCTATTGTTAGGGTATTTACTATATAGAGCCACGGTCTCTAATTGTGCTTTTTTTCCTACTAGCAGGACGGTCAGCCTTATAACTCCCAGAAATCACTCTAAGAGAAACCCGTGCCGTGTTAAAGATTTCTTGCCTTTTATCTTACCGTCCGCAAACCATAAGACTTTAACGGTCGTCCGAAGAACTCCGTGGGCGCTAATCTTGTCAAATACTTATTGAATAATTTTCATAAATAAATTATACCATATTATATAGTAAAAATCAAGTCTATTTTTTCAAATTTTTACTTAATTTTTACTGCTTCATACCTTAAATAATCACTAATGGAATACAAATTTAAGGTTCTGCCCTTATAATTTTTCTTCTCTTTATTAACTAGAGCACTCTCAGTTAGCACTTTGAAAGCCCAAGTAATTTCATTGATAGATAATTTTTTAAGGTCGTTGTTATCACTCTCATCAAGAAGTTGGGGACCGAAAGCCTCCCCGTGAAATTCGTCCATTAGCACATCAAGTATTAGTTTTTGTTTATAACTTAATTTTACTTCTGGTAATTCAAAAGGTTCTAACTTTCTCATCAGCCCACTCCTTTCATTTATTATAATTTTTTCATTTACAAATAAATTATAATATAAAACGGAGGGTAATTTCAAGTCTTTTGAAATATTTTTTAGCCTAAAATATAAGGCATATTTTCTCTATCTACTGGTGGTCGATTGATTGGTACTACATTTTCTGTAATTTTACAATACTCAAACCAATGTATTTCTTCTGGGTATGGATATAATCCTTCACCAAGTTTAATAATAGCTGCGTGCTTATAATAACCACATTCAAAGATGTCAAAGCTGTTGCCTTCAACTCTTATCTTAGCTTCATGGTAATCTTTAAAGTATCCAACTGGTCGTTGGTCATCAATCTTACCATCTATAACACGAACCGTTGTAATAAAATACATAGCACTCACCTTACTTTCTTTTTATTATTTATTAAGCCAGTCTTTGCGACGCTGGATAGCAGCAGCGATACGCTCCTCTTCTATAAGTTTCAATGCTTCCTGTTCAATCTTTTCGTCCTCTTCTTTAGTATAAACTTCTATTATCTTAGTCAAACTACTTGGTTTATAATCAAGTTCTACCTTCATGTTGTCTACTCGCACAACGCAGTTAGACAAATCTATTTCAGGAAACGTAGCAGCGTATATTTCTGCTACAGTGAACGGAGTTTTGTCATTTTGTATTCCAAGTTTGACCTCAAATCCTCCTAGTCCAAAGACCTGTGTTATTTCATAGTCGCGTCCAATTCTTTTTATTTCTTCCACGACTTTCTTTTTTCTATTAAATAAACTCATTAGCTACCTTCTTTCTTTATAAATGGTGGGGGGTAAGAGACTTGAACTCTTATGCACGAGGCACTGGTTCCTAAGACCAGCGTGTCTGCCAATTCCACCAACCCCCCATAAGATGGTGCCGATACCAAGAGTCGGACTTGGGTTAAAGCATTACCATTGCTTCGTAATACCGTTATACTACATCGGCAGAAAAGACTTAGTCTATTTTTTCAAATAAAAACATAGTCTTATTAACTGGACGGAAGAAATTATGACCTACTTTTGAAGTAGTCATACCAGCAACTTTATACCCAGCAACAACGAAAGTATTTAAAATATTTTGTATCTTTCTTGCTTCGGCATTGTAAGCTTTACCTCCAAAAAATTTGGAACAAGACAGATGCTCGTATATAATATACTTGCCGCCCTTAGATTTATTGATTAGCTCATCTACCTCAATGAGATTAAGATGTGCTTCTCTTTCATCTCTTTTTCTAGTAAAATAATTACTCATATTATCCTTCTTTCTTAAAAATGGTAGGGAATAAGGGACTTGAACCCCTAACTCCACGGATATAAGCCGTGTGCTCTAACCATTGAACTAATTCCCTATAAAAAAATGGTAGGAGTGAAGAGACTCGAACTCTTGACCTCTCGTGTATCAGACGAGTGCTCTAACCAACTGAGCTACACTCCTATAATTTTGCTCTGGCACTTTCTTGTATGTGATAGTGCGAAATATCCAGAGGGTTGAACGACCCCTCCCAACTCCCAAGAGCTCCTTTGGGCTATATATGTTAATCATTATTTGTCTAATCTGGTGGGTTGTCAGGGGCTTGAACCCTGGACCCCAGCATTAAAAGTGCTGTGCTCTACCTACTGAGCTAACAACCCATTTCGTAGTTTTTCAT